AATGATGTTATGCATGGCTCCAATATTAGAGAAAGCATCGTTGAAAGAAGCTGTGAAATACATGATCACCTGTCTCAACCACAGGATGTCACCATACTTGACGGCAGCATAACCCAATTCACGAATAACTTTCATCTTTGTGTCATAGTCCGGAGTTTCGGCATGGAAAAAGGAATAGAATTCTTCCTTCCAACCAAAGTCGGCACAGGAATGGATTTCATCCACAAAGGATCTGGGGCAACCAGCTTCTTTGAGGAAGTTGTAGATTTCTCGCTTATTGCTGCGAGCAGCGGTTTCCAAAGCATTCTTGGATTTCTTGTAGTTGAAGGTTTTGAGACACTCAAAGTGTCCCTTCTTGATGGCAGATAAGCAGTTTTTGCAGGTAGAGCAGCGCATTTTGAAGTGACTTTTATGCATTTTTAAGTTGACTTAGGTATACTTTTCTGTCATCTTTTTCTTGTAATCATCATATTCATCCGCTTTCTTAAACGCGATGTACTCGGCCTTAAATCCGGCATCTATGAGTTTCTGATCCTTTTTCTTTTGTGCGACCGTTGGTTCTTTGATCTTCGCGAGTGTTCTGTAATAATCGGTTGACGCGCGTTGTGCCTTATCCATGTCTTCACCCGTCTTGATCCAGTCTTTCACGAGTTTTTCGTATTTCGTGGTTTCGCGTTTGTTCATCTTGGACGTGATTTTCTTTGGAAGGAGTTTTGGACCTTTCATATCTAAAATAATCTTACATTTTTATCTAAGCTCTAACACCTCTACGATGCACATCCATAAGAAGGTTACACAATTCTAAGTACTTCCCTTCGGGAATGTCACACTCTTCAATAACAGCCAACGCCTTTTGAAGATTGGTGCTTTGTTCCTGTGTCGGGGCAATTGGTGTGGCTAAACCATGATCCAACGCCCAGGTCTTGAGGTTCATTCGTCTCCACGTTCTTGTACCACGGCCAGTCTCACAATCATCTAAAAAGGTAGCTGGCCATTCCGGGCATTCCGTGTGAATGAGTGTCAATTCGTCAAGTTTGTTGTACTTAATGCAGTACGTCTTCCAACCGGGTGTAGCATTTTCTCTACCACCAATAAACCAGAATTTTCTAAACAATTCAGATGTATCCGAGACGCGATAGTTTGTGTAATTAAGAATCATCGATGCAGCCGCATCGCAGTCATGAATCATCCCTTTCACTTGGGTAGCGCTAAACACATAATCAAAGGTGTCCAGATACATACTGAATCGGTAGTAGTACGGAAATGGATTGTACAATATCTTTTCCAAGAGTCTTCTACCGTTGTCTCTCCAAGAGGCTGGCCAGGGAGTATTGGTGCTTGTGTTAAAGGTTCGCTCGACCCACATAATCATACCAATTTGTCTGCTAAACACGGCACATTCCATAAAATCAACCATGTCCTTGTAAGTGGCGGCCTCGGTTGTTCTCGGCTTCAGGTAGGGGTAAATGATACCACACAGGTCCTGATTGCCAGACTTGATGGCAAGTTTGAAAAGCGCAATCTTCCTCGGGTTGGAACATTCATGCATACAATCAACAACAAGATAGTTCCAATTCCGGTTTCTGTGTTCAATAGTGAGACATGCAAGTTCATAGGTGGATGGGAAGTAATTCCAAATTTCGGACGGAATTTTGGGATGACCGGTTCCATGATGTAACGTTCTTTCCTGCAAAACATGATTAAACATGTCAAATCTGTCTTTCTTGGCACATCGAATAATAGTTTTCTTGTCCCAGCCACGACCAGAAGCAGTGTAGCGCTTGAAGCACTGCAGACAGCCTCGGTCAATGGCGTCGTTAATATCGAAGCAAAGGTGGTAGAGCATTTTGAAGTGATTATTATAACATCTAAAGCTTACTTAGGTACTTAGAACCAACGGTTTTCATAAACCGGTGTTTCTCAGCACGACTCTCGAACGTGATCTTAAATCCGTTCCCATAATACGGTTTCGGTGGAACTTCGTAGTATTGTTCGAGTTCGTCATCCGAATCGTTTTCGACTACGTAATCCGGGTCATCGTTTCTAGTTTTTCGCACGCGTCTCGTTCTCATCATTTCTTACCAATATCACGCACAATAGCTTTATGTTTGTTGAACGAAAACACTTGTTTCAAGAAATTTCCTATGCCTTCTGTGATTATCGTATGCGCGAGCTGTCTCTTCATCTCAAAGTAGAACATTCGCACGAGATGATGCATCTTAATATTATTAAAGACTTTTATATAGTTTCATGTAATGAAGAGTGTCATCGTAGCCTTCCCGGGAAGAACATTCTCCGGTTCATTTCTCATGAACTGGTCTAAGACACTTTTAGAACTCACAAAACGAGGATACAAAGTAGCCATGGTAAATGATTACAGTAGTTTCGTTCCATTCGCTCGCATGAAAACACTCGGTCTAGATGTGTTGCGGGGTTCCGAACAAAAACCATTTGGTGGTAACGTAAACTACGACGTGTGGGTGACCATCGATAGTGATATCTTTTTCATACCCGAGCAAATCATAGAACTCATTGAAGATACAGATAAACATCCAGTGGTGTCCGGTGTGTACAGAATGACTGACCTAAAGCACTACGCAGCCGTGAAGAATTGGGACCTGGACTACTTTAAAAAATATGGCACGTTTAAGTTTTTACGCCTCGAAGACCTAGAAGGTGCCCCTAAATACATGAAAGTTGCATATAACGGCATGGGATTCATGGCGATACGAAGAGAGGTTTTAGAGAAATTAAAGTATCCTTATTTTTCTTATCCATTACAAGAAATTGAACGAGAAGACGGGACACTCGTGCGAGACATGTGTTCTGAAGACGTCGCGTTTTGTAAAAATATTGCAGACGCTGGGTACGATGTCATAGTCAACACGACACTCAAAGTTGGTCACGAGAAACAATTGGTCATCTAAAATCTAATACGAAGGGGTGGCAAAGGAATGTCTTCCGAGTTATCACTAGTAGTAGGAGTGGACGCACCCATTAAATTTTCTAAAAATGTTCTAGAATTGGAAATTGGAACGGATACGTTTTCAAACCTCTCAAGTCTAGATCTCACTAAATCACGCTTCATTTGTGTGATTTCTTTCCGGAGTGTTTCATTTTGTTCCATCAACCCCAAATAGTCATTCGTTAAATTCAATATGTAATTATCACGAACTGTGTCTCCAGATGCGTACATCTTTTTGAGTTCATTACACATCTCGAGATACACACTTTCAGGGAGTGCGGTTTTGTGTTCGTCCAATAAGGACATCATGTTTCGTACGGGATCACTCATTTTTACTTATTACATGCTATTTTTTTATTCTCCTTCACTCTCTAACATGATACGTAGACGTTCCTCTAGAGATTGGCCGTTCTCGGGTACGACTTCGAATTCTGCATCAGGCATATCTGGATCTAGAAGGTCCCCGTGCGTTTCACACAGTTCGCATATGACACCTTCTTCAGGTGGTTGTCCGATGGGGTGATTATGCACGGGCACAACCTTTTTGAGGACAGGTTTCTTTGTCCTCGTTTTCTTTTGTGGAGGAGGTGCCGTAGACGTACTCGCCACAGGCTCTTTCACATTTACGTGTTTGGCACAAACATCTTTTCCAGGTAAACGACTGTTTTTACACGGTGTTCCCTTGATGGTTTTACAAACACACTTTTCAGCAGGTTCTTTTGGTTTTGCCACGCGCTTCTTTGGTTTCATTTCTTCCCGGATAGATTTGACTTCTTCATGAAGTTGTTGGTTCTCCACGCGAAGCGTTTTCACTTCGTCGATGAGAGTCTTGACAAGGTCGGTGAGGTACGCGATTTCAGCCATGATGATTGATTGTTGTGTACTTTAGAATGTACCGAGTGACCACTTAGGTATTTTTTTCTTAGTGAATTTTAATGATCGCACGCCCATTCTCACTCGTTCTCATCGAAGCTATTCTCATAGGTATTTTGACACTACTTATCTATACGGGTGTTACTAAATTCATGAAAGATACACGGGCACTCGTTCTCACGGGAGCACTCGTCCACCTATTTTTCGAGTATTCGCCTATGGGGAATTTGAATGAAAGATACTGTAAATATTTATTAAAAGCTTGATTTAAGTTTAACTAGTGCTTCTACTGCATCTCCCTCTGGTTTATGTTTAACACAAAATCCATTTTTGCCAGCTTTGCATAAACACGGCTGAAAGATGCAATTAGGCCTCTTCGACCTCAGACTCGGTATCGGAGTAGTCAACGTACTTTCTTCTTTTCGAAGGCGGTTCGATCTCCGTGGAGGATTCGCTGTCACTGTCAGTTTCGGTTTCGGTTTCGCCGTAGTTTTCCGGTTCGTCATCAGATACGATTTCACCTTCCTCGATTTCCGATTCGGTTTCACTTTCACTTTCATAATCGGAATAGACGCGCTCACTTGGGTAGTAAATCTTAGGCAAATTATCGTAAAGCACTTGCCAATCCACGTGATCTTCGAGTTCGTTATCTTCGAGGAATTCGTTGAGCCCGTTTCGGTCCTTGATACCCCAGCTGTTTTCAGCGATTTCAAGCCAGTAATCGATGTCGTGTTCCTTGATAGTTTTTGGATACACATAGACGATGTTTTCGTCAGAGTCGTGTTCTTCACGGGAAATCTTTTCACCGTAAATCAAACACATGTGATCGAGGATCCCAAGTTCGTCATCGTAGTCAGTCTCCGGTAGCGGTTCGTGTCCAAATTCGATGAAATGCACGTGACCGTAAGAGGTCTTCAGCTTTTCCGGGGAAATACCCATGAAACACAAATACCCATCCATGTTTTCTGGGACAAACTTGTCCGGAAAGTACTTGGAAGACAAGCCCCACACTTCACACGTCTTGCCACAGAAACGGCTCGACAATGAGTCCATGTGTTGCATTCTTTCCAAAAAGGTCGCATTCTTCACGAGTTCGGTAGAGAGGAACATCTTCTTTGGTTATCTATATCATTTACGTTTCATTTGTTTAAGTCCATTTTATTAAAACTCTATCCTACTCGCAAGACGTTTACCAAACGTCTTCTCCTTAAACGCGCGTTCACGTTTTTCGAAATCGTGGCATCGCTCACTGATTTCATAGAGTCGAACTTGAACTTCCGCGAGTTTATCATCTGACACGAAATCTTCGTATCTTTCGCTGGGAGTCCAGTGTTCAAACTTGCTGTAAAATCGCTCCTTTTCGATGTTACGATTCTCTATGTCTCGGTACCGTTCGAGTTCAGAACAGCAGTAAATGTATTCATTCATACTTTCCATAGTTTCTTCGGTGCGCAATTGGTGAAGGCGTTCCTTCACGAGATCAATCGCAGGTTGGTAGATTTGAGAGTGACCATCACCATAAATCTGACTCAAACGTAAGTTTCTTAGGAGAGAGTTTAGTTCTCCTATGTTCAGATTGTTGATGGAATGGTCTCGATTTTTTTGGTGCATCTGGACACTTCGGTATTTCATTGGAATGGACAATCCCTTTCCATATGAGGATTTGTACGTCCGTGCAAAGCGATCTCGTCGCTTGGCAGAACGCGAGGTGGTAGTCATCGGTCGTGAGAGAGAAGCAGTCATCTTGCATTATACACGCACCACACCTTTATAAGGTTTTTGAAAATGGAGAATTATCTTTTCCCCAACTTCGTTTTTTGCGATGACCACTTCGTAGTCACCTTGATCGTACGTATACCTTGGTTCTTCTTGTCTGGGAGACAAGTAGTTAAGTAATCTTGTATAAAAACTCATTCTTCCTTCTTCTTACTTAGATGATATTCTTCAAGCTTTTTCTTCTCACTCTGAACGGTTCTTAAAAATCTCTTTGGTTTGTCACCGAGTTTGGACCAAGAGAATTCGTCCATAAAGTCTTCGATGTATTCTGGAACGTGTGCGATCACGACAAACGTCCCTCTGATATACCTGTATATCCAAGTAGTCGCAAACGCGTAACAAAAAGCACGGGGGTAAAGCCACCACATTACGTGTTTAATGTCTTCTTTTTTTATCTATCTTAAATACAAGATGGATCTCCACGAAGTACCAAAGAAAGTCCAGTACATCACCATAGATTCAGAATTCGTGAGTGGATCTAACAATACATTTACCATCGATTTCTCACTCGATTCGAATGTACACATGGAAGATCTCACCAAAGTCATCGGTTTCAAAATTGTAGATTTTTACGTGACACAAGTGGGTGAATCTGATTCGACTGGAAACACCGATGTCTCTAAATACATAGACGTCGTGTGTGAAGACATTCCAAAGAGAGCTCAAATACTCGATGAGAGAAATGGACAAATACTCGCGCGCATACCTTTGGAGCGCACATTCTCTGGGAGTAATTCGTTCATTTTGAGAGACAAACAATGGAGATCATTCCAAAGACAAACATCCCTGTTTAACCCAATTTCAATTCAAAAAACACACTTCAAGCTTTACGAATCACAAGGTGATGGAGACTACGAACTTCTTAAACCTTCTGTATCGTTTTACATGATCATAGAAATAACCACCATCGATGTAAAGAAAAAGCCAAGAAACAGAGAATTACAGATACTCGATGCACTCGATCGTCTCATGGGAAAGATAGATAATCTTAATCATAACGTCAAAAAACTGCCCGATGCAGAACAGTTGGAGAAAGCTAGAAAGGAAACGAAAAAATACCCTTTTAGCTATCTAGTTTTATTGATAGTTCTCATATTAGGTAGTGTTTATTACATATCTAGGCAGACAACTTCGGCTCCTCCTCAGCCTTCTTTCTAGTACGTCTGACAACCTTCTTAACCGGCTTTGGTGCTTCTTCAACTGGGGCTGGAGCTTCTGGTTCGGGGGTTGGGGTTGGAGCTGGGGTTGGCTTGACAACTGGAGCCGGAGCTGGAGCTGGCGCAGCTGGCTTAGCACCATCCAATTCATCGACCAAGCGCAACAAGATGTCGTAGACATGCTTCTTGTTGACACGAAGGGACTTCATTTCATCGCGGATTTCTTGCCTGAGAGATTCCATTATAATATACATAAAGGAAATATTATCTTTAAATGTAATGCTGGTCATTGGACCAACTTTACTGAGTGGAATCGGACAACACGCAAAGAAATACACGGAACTCTTTCCTGATTGGAAATATGTTCAAATTCAAGAAGAAATTTCTCCGTGTGAACGAGCTTTTATATTTGCGTTACCGACAGACTTTTGGTTACACAAGATTTCAGAATTAAAACGTAAGGTCAAACACCTCCACTGTATGACCGTGTGTGAAACCGAAACGGTACACGAAGACTACGGGAAACTCTTTGATTTATTCGATAGAGTAGCGGTACCGAGCGAGTTTTGCAAAAAGGTGTTTTCGAGGCAATTTCCAAATACGGAATTCTATGTCGTTCGGGCACACATTCCACACGCGGATAAATACACGTTTTACCACATAGGAAACATCATGGACCAACGCAAGAATTTCAGGGACATCCTAGAAGCTTTTGTGCGTCTCAACAAACCAGATGCCAAACTCATCGTGAAAGCCACGTGTAATCAACCAGTTCAAATAAAGTTACCAAACGTGGAAGTCATCAACGGTCTCGTGTCAGATGAGGACATGGATAAGATACATAGACTCTCTGACTGTTACGTGAGCTTTTCAAGCTCCGAAGGTGTTGGTATGGGCGCCGTAGAAGCGGCCATGCGTGATAAACCCGTGATCATCACAGATTATGGAGGAGCACCGGAGTACGTGAAAACGCCGTACACGATTGATTGTGAACTTCAAGAGTTGCAGAATGATGATTTCTTGTTTAAGAAAGGTATGCAGTGGGGCAAACCAAACAAAGAACAACTCTTGGAATTCATGAATGATGCGTACGAAAAAAGATTAAGATACATGGATCACTCACACACGAAACGATTGGTTGGGAAAGAACACGTCTCACAACAATTCATCAATGATGTAATTGGTAAGGAGAACGATGAGTCCCGTGAGAATGGCACCTGAGGCAATGGCACCCTTTTGAGCGATCAACATGGATACGATGTCATCGATGAATCCAATGTTTGTGGGCTTCTTAACATTTTCTGGAACGATCTTAGCGATGGCGACATACAAGGCCATTGATATTACAACTGGACGTAATGTCTCTTGATCTAACATTTATAGTAAACTAATATTTTATCTTTGGTTGATGTTTCTTGCAGAAACCACCACACACAGCCTTGAATCCACACGGCTTGCCAGCCAGCGTCACTGCTTGGCAAGTGTGTACTGCGTGTCTCTTCTCTACAACCTTTTCGGGTGCCTTTTCTATGACCTGGATCACCCGGCTCTGTTTATCTTTTCTGAGTTGTGCGTATTTCTGTTTCATTTTCCAAGTCGCGTTTGCGAGTTTCTTGCATCTATCGGTTGGTGAATCCACCCGGTACATGCGCATGGCGTCGGCGAGGCACTGTTCGTAGGACATCTTTGGAATGTTGTAATTATAAGGGTATCTAATTTCGACTTAGGCCAAATTTATTAAATGTTCATGTATGATTTTTAGACAAGCCTGTTGATATTTAGCGTTTTTACTGCCGTTCACAATATTCGCACGATTGCAATCATTTTTTATGTCATTATATACATATTTAGCCTTACAAATGAGCAATTCGGGGTTGGACTTTGAATCAATAAAATTCAACAAACGACCAATAAAAATACACTCTTCGGGTGTCAAATTAGTCGAAAGTGGGAAATCAATTTTATTCATGATTACGATGAGATCAAACAACGCATTCAACCTCATAGAATACGCGGAAGACATAAGAGCTTTAATGTGTTCCGTTAACTTAGATTTATCTTCTATGGTTTTGTAGAATGTTTCGTCGATCCACTTGACATATAGATCAGCCATGGAGCTCCACTTATACTCGGGTGATATGTAAGAAACTACCATCATTTGAAGCAATTTCTGCTCACTCGAGAATCGGGTAGAGTTATTTTTGATCTTCACACCGACATCTTTTAACCTCGATTCGAGAGCCGTGAGTTCAGAGAAAAGTGGGTGCATGAATACGTTATGATACTCCATTTCATTGAGTGGTTGACTCGAACGATTCAGGATTTCATAGATATCCTTTAATTTATGCGGATCCCTGCGTATTTCAACTGGAAGATAATTAACTTGAACTTCATAGTTTTCTATACGACGCTTTATGGTCTCTGGGAGCTGGGAAAACCGTTTGTTCGCAAACTCACATGGATCGAGTTCACTCAAATGTTTACCGTCCAGACTGAATTCATCAGCCATAAAGCCCAACAATGTTTTGGTACGATGCATACCATCCACGATCTCGTCCGATTTCTCATCCAGCGAAGAGACGGTAGTTATGGGTGCCATAAAACGACCGTTGATCGCAGTTTCGATAAGACGCGTACGGTACTTTGGTTCCCACCGTGTATACTTTCGTTGAAACTCGGGTTCCAAATTCAGCCAGCGCTGAGAGCACATTTCAGCAGGTTTCATATCAGATTGAACCTTCAGCAAGGAAAGTGTAACGTTTTTGGAACCGGAAGACATCTTTTTCGTTTAATTACTTGTCTGAATTGCAATTACAATCTTTATATCACTTCTAAGGATTTGCAAGCTTGATGAACAGCTCAGTCTTGTCATGCAGACACAGCGTAATCTCGCACCCAAACTTGAACAGGCGTGCGGACCACGATTTACCATCGAGGGCTCGGAGTACATCATCCATCACCTCATTCGCGCTCGAGTTCCGGATATAGAGCCTCAAACATTCCCCGTCGACGTACCGGTAGCCGGGTCGGCACATCCATCCAACGAACCCCATGCATTTCTTGAACGAAGTCCTTCTGCCTGGCTGATCAGTAATAGACGAGAAGGAACTCAATAGATCTTCAGTCTCTACACCCATGAATATACTTTGGCGCAGACGCTGGAAACTTGGTGATGTCACTTCCTCCAGAACGGTTCCATAATTACAGAGCACCTTCAAGTGCTTGACCTTCGCGCCAGTGTAGTCAAAGGCTCCGAGGGTCTTGGCATCGACAGACGCGCGCTTCACAGAAAAGGTCGCTTCCATTTTTCAAATGTAATTAAAAGGTATTTCATTTCGACTTAGGAACTAATCTCCAATCAAAAACAAAGACTAAGAAAACAGCTTAAGTGAGAGCCGCGTTTATTAAAATTAAGGTAAATATGGTAAAACACACCACAGAGACATGGGTAAAACGAGCAAAAGAAGTTCATAACAACGATCCAAATTTATCTTATGTGTGTTCAAATATAGAGGGTAAAAATTGGCGTCTTGTGTTCTGTATGAAACTAGGTCACGGTTGTTTCCGTGCATCTAAAAATAACCATATTAAAAAGAAAAATCCGTCTAGTTGCCTAATTTGTGCGCGTGAGTCTAGAAGAGAAGCATTCAGTTTAGGACATGAAGAGTACTGTAGAAGATTGGATGAGTTGAACTCATCTCTTAAACCACTGGACCAATATGTTAATAACAGGAGTCTTCTACTACATATGTGTATGATTTGTCTAGAAATGAGAGATTATACTCCAGATAGTGTTTTAAATGGACACTATAGATGTTACTACGACTCAAAAGCAAATTCCCACGGAAATGACTTTATTGCGTTCAAAGAGAAATCAATTGCACTTTATAAAGATACCGTAGATTTCTCACGTTTTGACCATAGAAATTTTGATTTCGAAAAGGCTGGTACCATGATATGTATATACTGTCGCCACACCTGGGAACGAACCCCACACCAACACTTAAGGCCACCAAGAAATTCAAATGGCATTGCGTGTCCAAAATGTTCAAAAATAGAAGCTGGAAAACTACGCCGTAAATCATGGGAAGAATGCAAATCCGACTTTGAAAAACTGAAGAGAGATGGATATCTCAGGGAGTTGGAATTAAGAGAAGAAACAAAAAAATCCTACGAAGAATCTGGTGGTAGCGCATCTGAGTCTGTAGTACCAGTGTGGTGTACGGTGTGCGAAGATTTTTACCGTACAACGATGGTTAGATTATTGGCTACAAAATGTGGTTGTAGTAAACACCGCTTCAAAACGGAGCGATTTATTGTTGACACTTTAAAGAGTGAGTTAGACAAAATAGCAGATAATTATGAGGTTGATCATCTGAATTTAAAAACTTACAAAGGTGTTGGTGCGATGGATATTCTTGTTAGCTATGACAGTAATACCATAGCGTTCATAGAAGTTGATGGAGAACAGCACTTCACAGATGATACATTTTTTTCAAAAGTTGGTCGAAAGGTGGAAGATACACAACGTTCAGACGAAGAAAAGCATATAAAATCGGAAGAATTGGGTATAAAAGTAATTCGTATATTTCAACCATATGCATTTGGTAACAATGAAGCGATTGGTAAATTGGTTAGGTCTTTGGAAAAAATTAGAATGGGGGAAAAGATTTCCATAGAAGACATATTCATTGATGGGGGAGAGAATATCTATAAAACACACACACTCTATCATTACGAGTTACAAAAATTAGAAGAATTGTAATCAAATACCCCTACCTTTGTTTTCAGAAAATAGCTTAAGTGGAAGCCGCGTTTATTAAAAATCAAGTAAAATGAGTGAAAGCATCCAAAAGCTTACCCACGTGGAGCACATCTTGAAGAGACCTGACTCGTATGTTGGTCCTGTTGCTCGCGTTGGTGAACAGTATTGGGTCAAGGAAGGTGATGGATTCGAAAAGAAAACCGTCATCTACGCACCCGCGCTTCTCAAGATTTTTGACGAAATTCTTGTCAATGCCATCGATCGTAATTCACTCTATCCGAAACAGGTAACGTCCATCTCCGTCAATATCGACCGAGAGAAAGGTGAAATCAGTGTCGAGAACAACGGGCCTCTCGGAGGCATCGCGGTCAAGGAACACGAAAAGGAGAAGATTTGGAATCCGGAACTCACGTTCGGGCATCTTCTCACGAGTACCAACTACGATGATTCGCAACAGCGTGTCGTCGGTGGTAGAAATGGGTACGGCGCGAAACTCACGAATGTGTATTCGAGCAAATTCTCCATCAAAATCAAGGATTCTGAAAACAAGACGACGTACACGCAAGAGTGGACGGATAACATGAAGACGTGTGGAAAGCCAAAGATGAGTAGCTACTCGGGAGCGACCTCGAGTGTCTGTGTCACGTTCACACCAGACTGGTCGAGGTTTGGTATGAAAGGGATGGATGATTACATCTTCAAGATCTTCGAGAAGCGTGTCTACGACGCGAACATCTGTACCACACCAGGATGTAAAGTCAAGTTTCAAGGCGAAGCGCTTCCAAAGACCGCATTCAATGAATACGCCAAGATGCATACAAAATCCGACGAAGTTTGCTTGTTTACGTCAGATAGATGGTCCGTATGTGTCGCACCATCCGAAGATGGATTCGAACAAGTCTCTTTTGTCAACGGTATCTGTACCACGAAAGGTGGGAGTCACGTAGACCACGTGGCGGGCATACTCGCGTCCAATATCATCGAAGACATGGCCAAGAAGATCAAGCTCAAGCCCCAACAGGTCAAGAACGCATTCATGGTATTCGTGAAAGCGACGCTCGTGAACCCGACGTTCAGTAGTCAGGTCAAATCCGAGTGTACGCTTAAACCACAAGAATTTGGGAGCAAATTCGAGCCCACAAAGAAGCTCATCAAGGACATTCTCAAGACGAGCGTTCAATCAGAACTCATGGCACTCTCCAAATTCAAAGAGATGAAGGAGCTTCAAAAGACGGACGGTGCGAGAAAGTCTAAAATCACTGGCATTCCAAAGTTGGATGATGCAAACAAGGCTGGGACACAACAATCTGGAAAGTGTACGCTCATCATCACGGAAGGGGACTCTGCGAAATCTCTCGCGGTTGCAGGTCTTTCTGTGGTTGGTCGTGACTATTATGGGGTATTTCCGCTTCGTGGGAAGTGTAAGAATGTGAGAGATGCGTCCGTCAAACAGCTCACAGAGAACAAGGAGTTCAGTGATCTCAAGAAGATTTTGGGTCTTCAACAGGGTAAGGTGTATACCTCGCTCAGTGAACTCCGCTACGGTCGTCTCATGATCATGACCGATGCGGATACGGATGGGAGTCACATCAAAGGTCTCGTGCTCAACATGATTCACTACTTTTGGCCGAGTTTACTTGACCTAAATTTCGTGGTGAGCATGGTCACGCCCATCATTAAGGCGACCAAGGGTTCACAAACCATGTCGTTTTACACTGATTCTATGTTTAGAATGTGGTACGGAAACGGGAGACCCGGGTGGAAGATTAAGTACTACAAGGGTCTCGGTACATCCACATCTGCCGAAGCTCGTGAGTATTTCAAAAACATCGAAAAGCTCACGGTCAAGTTTGACACGGATGAGAAGACAGATGACTCCATCGTTCTCGCATTTGACAAAACAAAGGCTGATTCTCGTAAGACGTGGCTTCTCGAGAGCACAGAGAAACAGGGGTCTGACCTAGAAATCGCATATGGAAACGTGGATAGAATCAACATCACGGAATTTGTACACAAGGATCTTGTGAATTTCAGTCTCGCAGACTTGAAGCGTTCCATCGCACACGTGTCTGATGGTCTCAAGCCTTCGCAGAGAAAGGTCATGTATTCGTGTTTCAAGAAGAACTTGACCAACGAAATGAAGGTGGCGCAGTTGGCTGCATACGTCGCAGAGACGTCTGCGTACCATCACGGGGAGGTGTCTCTCGCGGACACGATCGTAAAATTAGCACATAATTTTACTGGTTCGAACAACATCAATCTTCTCGAGCCATGTGGTCAATTTGGTACGAGACTCATGGGTGGTAAGGACGCGAGCCAAACGAGGTACATCTTTACGAAGCTCACGAAGGATGCGAGAAAGCTCTTTGACGCAAAAGATGATGCCGTCTTGAAATACCTCGATGACGACGGTAAGCCCATCGAACCAGAGTACTACGTTCCAATCTTACCCACTGTGTTAGTCAACGGCACAGAAGGCATTGGCACAGGTTTCAGTTGTTATGTCCCACCATTCAACCCAAAGGATATCTGTGAAAACATAGAACGGGCTATTTCCAAGCAGCCACTCAAGGAAATGAAGCCTTGGTTCAGCAAGTTCAAAGGTAGAGTGTTCAAGAATACAGATGGGTTTTGGGTGACAGAAGGTCTCTGGTCTAACACGAGTACTGGAAACAAAATCAAGATTACGGAGCTTCCACCGGGTCGATGGACGCAAGACTACAAGGAGTATCTCGATGGTCTCGTAGACAAGAAAGTCATCGCGAGTTTTGTGAATAACAGCACCACGGAAGATGTGGACTTTACGATCACTGGATACACGGGCAAAGACATCATCAAGGATTTTAAGCTTCAAAAGTCGTTCCATGTGAGTAACATGCACTTGTTTCACCCAACAAAGGGAATCAAAAAGTACGCGAGTCCAGAAGAGATTTTGGTCGACTTCATGGAAATCAGAATGGGTACATACAAGAAACGCAAAGAACACCTGTTACATGTTCTCAAGGAAAAGACTAAGAAGCTTGAAAATATGTCTCGTTTCGTAGACGCCGTCATCAACGAAAAGATTGTGGTCTTCAAGCGCAAGAAGAGTGAACTCGAAGCAGAGATTTCGAAGACGTTTGATAAGATAGACGATTCATACGATTATTTGCTCAACATCAAGACGTACCAGTACACGAAAGAAGCTGTGCAGGCACTCAATGAAGAGACCGACAAAACCAAGAAGGAGCTCGAAGACTTGAATGCGACGAGTCACCTCGACATGTGGAAAATGGATTTAAAAATATATAAGCAATAAGTAGTATGTGCGATAGATCTGGTCCAGATACCGGTGCTGCACTTTGCCTGTCTGCCATAGGACAGCAGGACACATACCTATTGGGTGGCGAATCACCCTTTAAGTATGAAGAGAAGAGACACTCAAACTTTAGGAAATTCCATAGGAATTTTAAGGTTAACAAACCATCGAATGCGGTGGATGGTTGGCCATTCAATCAATCCATAAAGGTCACACTTAGACCACAAGACATGGGAGACCTATTATGTAATATGTATATAAAGATCAAATTACCTGGATTAAGTTCATCAAATTACAACTACGCCGATCGCGTTGGTAGACACCTCTTTAAGACTATAACTATGCGTGTAGACGAAACAGTTCTAGAAGTGTACAGGGATGACATAGGATTCATCTACGACGAGATGTATTTGGATCAGTCTGAAAGCGTGAGTAGAATCTACACGGATGGTCGTTTCATTTATAGAGAAACAGTTTTGTCAAGTTTTAACTTAATAAAAGTAAGAGATACATTCGTGTACGTACCCATTCCATTCTTCTTTTCTAGAAGCTATGAATCGTCCGATTATGAAACAAACGTACATAACAGGCCTTATTTCCCATTATGTGCCATAAACAAACAAAAGCTTGAATTTGAGATAGAATTTAGACCACAATCGTTCTTTACGGACGATCCAGTTCCTCGCACTGTCAATGATTTTGATATAGTGACAGAAGAAATCACACTTTCACCGGATGAAAGACTTTATTATACATCAAACAAATATGAAATTATCACAGATATATTCAAGACACACCCGAAGGTTGATACCGTACCTGGAAATGAAAATCTAAAAATAGAACTCACACCAGAAAATAGAGTCAAGACACTCCATTTCTTTTTTAGAAACAAATTATTTGAAAATGAAAATATTTCCAGTAACGTGAGCGTTTCACCATCTGATAGTAGCACGACGGATCAAAAATTCCACTATTATCACAACAGATTCAATCTCACACCTTTTGCAGAATACAAAAGAGCGGTTGATTCATTATCAGATGATGTCGCAACAGAAGCAAAGTTATTCATAAATGGTCAAGAATTGCCATTCATAAATCGTGTAGATTCACACTACTACAGATATCTCACACCTCTCAATCACAAGTTTCACACGACCCCGAGAAATATATACACATATACCTTCTCGATGAATCCAAGAAATGTAGACCCATCGGGAAGTTTGGATTTCACAAACATAAAAAATAATCGAACTCTCATAGAATTCAAGATGAACCCATATCACGGTACGAGTGAAGAGTTCACGTGTCACATTTACTACACGTGTTATCAAATGCTCATATTCGAAAATGGATACGTGAGCACCCGAGATCCACCTCCTCCACCAGAAGAGGGTGAAGAATTACTTACCAAATAATGCATCTTTGTTTTCTTTTATGTATTCGATGACACCGTTTTTGATACACCATTTGATGAAATTGAGTTGAGCCACGGTTGTGCTTATTTCATCAGATGTACCCGGCACCTTATAGGATATCTTGTCTGAACGACAAAATGGATCAAATAGCTTTTTACTGTAACCATCCAAGGTTGATTTATATGCACAATGTACACTAAATATTTTGCCGTCTATCGTTTTATACATTAGGTTTGTCTTTTTAGAATAATTGGTTATGAACCACTCGAGGTTACGGAGGGAAATACCACCTGTTTTGGTGAGTATCTGCATGAGCGTCTTACCGTTTTCAGGGGTACCGTAAAACGCATCTATGGAATTTAACAGAATATCTGATTTCCTCATACTACATCATACTTCTCAAATCTCTAAATTGGTTATTGCTAGATGATTCACACGCGGGACATGTAGGACTATACATGGGTGGAAATGTATGGTTATGTCTGACACTCGTACTTATATTGACTGGTTCATGAAGCCGGGGTGTATTTGCGTGCGATAGACAAAAACCTTCATGACTCGCCTTACGAGTACACGGTTCACCACCCTTTTTGATACCCATGCAATACCCACGTGGATTGGGCATGTCACGCATCAATAGTTTAAGAGGAATGTTATAATTGGTCGAAACATTCTGGACAAACTTTAACACCCGCTCATGTGTCGCTCTGTCCAAATCTTCTTCATATGCCTTGACCAGATTTTCTGACACCCTCATCTCCTTAATACATTATAGCGCCTAATTTTTAAATGGCAATTCATCGAGGGGTGTCTCTTTCTTCTTTGGTCTTCGTTTTGGTTTAATCTTAGTAAGAAGCTCTCCGAAAATCTCTTCCTTTGGATCATCGAATAGTGGTTCGAGTAAATCACAGACTGGATTAATGAACTTGTTCATGAAGTAATATTCGTAGTCAATTGGGACATTGTTCTCTGCGACATACTTTGGATCTTCCGACTTTTCAAAAGCTTTGGCCTTTGGATCTTCCGTCTTCACGAGAATGTAAGGCACGCGATCCCCCGACTGTGGCTCGGAACCGGGTTGTCTCTCGCGCATTTTGCGAACTACTTGCACGTGTGCTTGGTTGATATCCTTGATTCCAGGGCTGTTTATGGAGACATTCTGACCCTTGACCTTATACGAATCAGACAAACTTTGCGAAAGCATGAGCTTTTCGTTCGGTACATCACCTTCCAAAAGTTCAATAGCTCGCTGGAGTGCGAGTGCTTTCGGGGGTTCGATATCACTACTTTCGAGCACGACATCCAAAAGTTCTTTACACACCTCTCGTACGTGTGCCGTGTTGTCACGTCGCACGAGCTGTAGACCCTTCACGTCTATGTAGTCCATGTTCATCTTTCCATCTTTTCCTTGCGTCCAGAGTTTAGCGGCATACCGTTTCTTACTATACAAGAAATAGGGCCAATAAACCTTTTCGAGTTCCAAATTATTTGGTTTTTTGAAGAGTGCGGTACACTCTTCGGCGGCGCGTTCACCGATTTCCCAACTGTATTCCACAGCTTCTATACCTTTACGGTCACCTACATCAAATTCAACCATAACACTATCGGTGTCCCCGTATCTCACTTTCGCACCCGGAAAGTTCTTTTCCACGTACTCTTTGGTTTCATCGATCATGCTTCGCCCCTTTGTCGTCACAGTCGATGCGATGTTTACACATGGAAGCATACCCTTAGAAGCCCCTGTGAATCCATACACGGAGTTCATACTCACTTTATAGGCTAATTGCTTACCATTATACATGGCTTTGAGCGCACCTTTAGATGCTGCCATGTCCTTCTTTGCTTGTTTTCTGAACTGTTTCAATTCGAGAAGAATGCTCGGTAAAAGTGTCGGTACACCTTGTGCGAATTTACACACGCGTTTGGTAGGTGGCTCGCCTTCAACTTTACTCGGGACAGGAATCTCAAACGTTTCATATTCCACACCGGGTACGTTTTCGTACTTTGGATCCATCACGAGACTCGAATAACACAGGTTGTGTGCCATCATGATCGAAGGATACAGGCCTTCAAAATCTAGGGCTGTAATAGGTTTATAGTACGCACCCTTCTGCGCTTCCAAAACAGTCGCACCTTCGTAGCCTTGATCCCCCAATTGTCCGTATTGAATCGTTGGAACCATGAATCCCATTTCCCTCGCCTTTTTAGTAAGTTGACTGAACACCTTGATTTGTTGTCCCCGTTCCACGAGATAACACAGAGGTACCCACGTCGCTTTCGCCATTTCCAGGAGGTTAATCAATATACACAGTTTAGACAAAAGTCTGTGTGGAAGAAGAGTATCCTTAATACAATACTCTGCAACTTCCCGCAATTTTACCGGATCACCTTCCTTGTACCGAGAAAACATCTCCTTCGCGGGCATATCGATTTTATTGTCCCCGAGATACAGTTTAGACACGTTATCGAGTTTATAAGAATCAAGTTTGTACCCTTTCTTCACCTCATGAAACAAATCGAAAATGAAACGACCAGGCATACTCACTAGTTTCAAATCGTTATCACCCAAAGCACTCGAAGACAATTTCTTGAGTGTGAGTTCACAATTGTGTCCCCGTAGTTTACTCAGTTGAAAGAATTTTAGGTTACATTTGGTGATGATAGCCCGTTTCATGAGATATTCAAGATCAAAACCAAAGATGTTCCAACCAGTGATAATGTCTACATCCTTTTCGTGTAGATATCGCTGAAATGCTTCAAGCATTTCACGCTCCGTATCGAATGATACGATGTTACACCCCTCGAGTTGCGAATCAGTCTTTTTGTAACACAAACAGGTTTTATCATACGGTTCATCACTTCCAAACTTACACAGAGAAATAGCAATCTGAAAACATGCATCACCTTCTATGTCCGCATCAGGAAATTTACCCGTAGAACTGTTACACTCGATATCCACCGATGCTACTACAAATGGTGCAGTCTCCGGATCATCCACGGGTTTTAGGTTTCTCCAATTTTTGCACTTGAGATCAATATCCGTGTTTGCTACACAATCTGGTTCGCATTCGTCACCAGTGTCTAGCCACCCAGTTGATTGAATACCAGTTCTATGCATGAGACGCAACACTGGATCTAAATTAGATTCATACAATTTCATTTTAATGGTTTCATCGGGCAGAGGCCTTCGGAGTCTTCCACTTACCATTCGACGCGCCGCCAGGTTTTTGCAAAATAGCTGAAGATATGGAAACTTTTCATTATTTTGAAATCCCCAAACATCCTTGCGGTGAATTGTATTTAAGGTTGTGAGACACTCAGGACACGCCTTATCTATCTTATCGTAAATGATCTTCACGCGTTGCGGCGTCGCATTACGGGGGAGTTTCACGAAAAAGTACGGAGTGAAGCTCGTTGTGACACAGACGGACTTACCCTCCTTCGTCTTACCGAAGATGCTGATTAAGTGTTCGTCATCTGTATCTCTCGACTCCCAGGTCAGTGCTTGGAAGACAACCATACTTCGTTATCGACCTAAAATTTTAATATAGTTTATTATTAAATGTCAGCAGCGCTAGTTGAACTAGTCTCAGTCGGAGCTCAGGATGCATACATCACTGGCGATCCACAAGTCAGTTTCTGGCGCCAAAACTACAAGCGTCACACGAACTTTGCTCTCAAGCCAGAGCGCATGGATTACATCGGCACTTTCACCGGTGGTAGCGAAGTTGTCGTCCCAATTCGTTCCAAGGGCGATCTTTTGAGCTACATTTGGATCGAACACCCAAATATTTCTAACGTGTCTACCAACAACGATGGTTTGTTGTCCACGGACGACACGTCTGTCACTGAATTCAGCCTTCAAGTCGGTGGTCAAGAAATCTGTCGATTCGATTCTTTGTATGTGCAAGGTGTTCACAATGTTTTGTACAGAGACAACCAAGCGAAGGCCTCGTGCGCCGTCACGACTGCCGAAGTTGCCGATAACGCGAAGGGTGTCGGTGGATCCGCGGGCGATTACTATATGATTCCATTCTTCTTCAGTGAAGACTGGACCAAGTCGCTCCCATTGGTGGCTTTGCAATACCACGAAGTTGAATTGCGCATTAAGTGCCGTTCCGGTCTCGGTAACCTCGGCGCCGTTCCAAAGATTTACGGTATGTACGGATACCTCGATACCGCGGAACGTGAATATTTCACCGAGCAAGAACACGAATTGTTGTTCACTCAAGTTCAATATCAGCCAGCCACCAAGACCGACACCTCCATTGACTTGACCTATTTCAACCACCCAATCAAGGCCCTCCACTTGACGACCTCCAACGTGTCTACCGGTGCCTGGACGGATGATTACAGCTTCGACACCGCGTCGCTTTACATTAATGGTCTCGCCTTGTTTGAAAACATGACTAACACGTTCCACCACAACGTGGTTCATGAAATGCACACGTCCACGCTTGCGCCATCGTCTCTCGACGCACTCCCATTGTTCTCTTGGCCATTCTGTCTCAACATGAACAGATCGCAACCAAGTGGGTCTCTCAATTTCTCTCGAATCGACAATGCGAAGTTGACTATTCAAAATCCAAAGTCCGATGCCAGAGAAGGTTTGTACAGAGTGTACGCCGTAAACTACAACATTTTGCGAGTCAAGAACGGTATGGCCGGTGTCGCGTTCTCTAACTAATGCCCAGAAGAACCAAAACCACGCTCACCTCTTTGTGTCTGCTTTAGTTCTTCTACTTCTTCTATGAGCGGAGTTTCACATCGCTCTAAAATCATTTGAGCAATCCTATTCCCCTTTTTAATGACGAACGGTTCACTCCCGTGATTAAACAGGATCACTTTCAATTCACCAGTAAAATCTGGATCGATGACACCCGCACCAGTTTGAATACCATGTTTCAATGTCAAACCAGAGCGCGGAGCAATTCTTCCATATACACCAGGTGGAAGTGATGCACACACACCGGTACTTATGAATGCGCGTTCGAGTGGAGGGACTACGACTTCTTCCATACTATATAAATCGTAACCCACCGAGCCAGGTGACGTTCGGGTCGGAATGATCGCATCCGGGTATAGCTTCTTAATTTGAAGACTCATGGAGTACATTATAATCAAATCTTTATCCGTGTATACATTAGATGTTACCAATCATCATAGCACTCGGTGGACTCGCGATTGCGTACACATTCACAGGAGAGAACCTCGTGTCCTCCGAAGAAGCGAAGAAGATGATAAAGTCCGGAAAAATAAAGAGAGTGATCGATGTTCGCACGTACGCGGAATACAAGATGGGTCACTATCCACGCGCCTTACACTTACCCGTAAACAAGATGAATAAGAAAACGGTTTCAGAACTTCCAAAGAAAGGTTTGCTCGTCTACTGCAACTCTGGGCAAAGGGCCAGAGTTGCGGCAGAGAAATTGGTTGAATTTGGATTCCAGGACGTATATTACATAGCAGGACATTATTCAAGTCTCATGTAAAATATCATCAATACAGAGTATCCAAAAGCATACATACACGATATACACATATCGTATACATTCTTACTTATCACACTCATAGGTATTCCAGTCACCGAAAATACTAAATGTATACACAAATAAGGCATCGTATATTTATTATTATCCGTACAGACAACGACGACTGATAATACAAAACTTATCACTTGTACTACGTCGTTTAAAAACACAAACATAGACAAAAAGTGTATGAGCGCCATGAGTTTTGTGTATTCCCATGCCTTCTTATCAAAACACCACATGCGTTGGTGTTGTATTCTAGGTACTAACTGAACGACTGTTTCTATATCTTCTTGGCCCTTAGCCAAACATAGAGATTCATCTGGATTTGTCACCAAATACCAGACATCTCGCATATTTAAAATCCGCGTTTAAACTCTAAGTACATCATAAGATGATAGTGACATTAACCGTGATTGCATTTTTAGTTATTTTTCCACTCACACTCATAGGAGTATCAAGAACGTGTCAACCTCACCCCGAGGACCTTTCGTAACTTTTGAAGAATCGCGTTATCAGGAATAGCCTTCCCCGATTCATATGAATTAATCACACTTGCAGGCACACCTATCGCGTTTGCTAAATCTTTTTGTGTTTTGAAACCTTTAGCAATACGCCCCTGTTGAATCGTCTTCGCCATTGACACGGATACCTTATCGTGTGTGCCAATCTCTGTCTGATCCAGTTTCTGCTCTTTCGTCACTTCACGGTGCGGTCTGGCCACTTTTTGAGTCGAGGACACAGGCTTTCCATGAATGACGACAGGCTTCCAATCTTGATGATTCATTTTTCATTAAGCGCCCTTCGTTTTTAATAATCTTTCGAGGCGTGGGTTTTCTTTGTTTGGAAACATCGTGAGTATCATCGCCGATTTAGTCAAGTGCACTTGTCCGTGATTCTTCGCAGAGACAACATCTTCTACACGGACCAAATCCACTGGTACCATGGACATACCATTGGCTTTACTATGTTTAACCGCAAGCATCGCCGCATCGCGTTTCGTTTCACGGGGGATGGTATCCCCTTCGTAACATATAACAACGTGCGAACCGGGTAAGTCCGCGACGTGTAACCACCACTCTTTTGGATAACTCGACTCCGTGAGTGCATCGTTATCTTTGGCATTCTCACCCACCTTGATGGTGATGCCGTCGAATGATGTGTACGTTCGCATAATATATTTAGAAGCTATGTTTTTATATAGGATATGGCGAGAACGACCACGACTACGAGAGAACAAACGTGGAACAGGGACGACAATTACGTTTTAAAGATGTTTACATGGCACTTATATAAGTCATTACATAATCTTGAGTTCTTGGCTATGTATGCGTACATGCGTTTGATAGAGACACGGTTCGTCATTAAGAAATTGAAAACGAGCGATCTGAAGTTTGTTCAATCTTTGAAAACTTGAGATTCTTCATCTTTTCAACCATACGTTCGATGTGACGCTCCGCGATGATGAGACAGTTTTCAGTCATGATTTGACCCTTGTACTCAATCAAAAGCGGTCCACCGGTACCAACAGCCGTTCTCAAAATATCAAGCATGCTGTATCTTAACTCTACTTAGACGCTTTTTCTTAAGTCGTTGTTTTAAAATATCCCAAATTTCTTCTTGTTAAATACCTTCTCAACATGTTCACATATAACCTCGCGCTCCAAAAATAACCATAACCCATGTTTCTTACACTTATCTATAACAGATACAGGGTATTTAGAGTGAGATTTACATAATTTACCATTTGCATACTCTTTGTTTAGTTTATTTAATGCATCTTCTATTTCGAGTATGGATTTAGTTCCATTAAAATATTTGTATATTTTTGTTATGTTATCGGTAAAAACATCTCGATTGAAATTAGGTGATCTACATCGAGAACTTTTTGATGTAAATTGTTTATAATTACTTTCGTACTTTTTTACCAATTCAAGTACGTCATCTTTGATATTAGATACATCTTCTAAATATATCTCTGGTACATCAACTGCCTTATTTACGGATGAAAATGCTTCGTATATATCTTCGTCCGTTGCAGAAAACATTACGTCTACTACACACTCTATATCACCATCATTAATAAGCTTTAATAATTCTCGTCTATGGTTTCCGTCATAACAAACAACCCCTTCACCCTTGAGTTCGGCAAGATGTATAAATTTTGGAATGTACCCCCCAGAATTGTAATATTCTTGCATTTCTTTTACTCTCTCCATATCCGGATTCCTATTTTTAGACCATTTCTTGCATATGGGGTCTATATGTTTAAATTTTACACTGTAACCTACGTGACGCCCACATCTATACAACTCATTTGCAAAGACCTTAAACACGCTTTCCATTTAATATTTTATGGTGACTATTCTTTAAATGCCCGTAGAACCGAAGCCACCTGAACCTCTCACCGTTTCTTCGATCGAGTGAACCTCTCGAACAGGTGGCGTTTCACAACGCTCCAACACGAGTTGTGCGATTCTGTCTCCTTTTTTGATTTCGAAATCTTTGTCGCCTTGGTTGAAGAGCACGACCTTGACCTCGCCAGTGTAGTCCGGATCGATGACACCCGCACCGACTTGGATACCGTGCTTGACAGCGAGACCTGAACGGGGCGCAACCCGACCATATACATTTACTGGCAAAACAATTGAGATCCCCGTCCCGACAAGATGCCTCGAGTTATGTGGTACACAGCAATCCTCGACGCTGTATAAATCATATCCAACAGCATGAGAAGAACCCCGAGTTGGAATAACAGCATCTTCGACCAATTTCTTGACACAAAGTTCGCTCATTTATGTATAGGGGAACGTAATCTTTATCTCATTTAAGGAATACGCGAGTTATTTCATAAATGTGGTCCATCCATAACGCAGTCGTTCGCGCGTCGTCTGAACCAAGAAATGATTACGATAAACTTAAAAAACGCATCAATCGCATGACCGTCGCGTACGGGGGCGCACTCACGTCCATGTATTTCATCACACAAGGTGCGGAACAGGGTGTGTCTTCCACGATCGGTGTCGCCACGTCTTTGGCCTACATCGCACTCTTGGAAAATCACGTGGATAACATCGAAAAGTCACCGTTTCAAAAACAGTTGTTGGCTCCCATTGGAACCGCTGTATTTGAAACTGTGTGGAATAGCGCACCGTTTGCGTTTGATTTCGATTACGGTGCGACCTTTGTTGGATTTCTCGCGTATAAAGTGGCGCTCTTGAGTGTCGTCTATGATGAGGTACGAAGGATGTTGATAGATAAGGATGAGTGATCATTACAAATATTTAACGACGTCGTCTACGCGTGTTCTTCTTAATTTGACCGGTCACGATGTATTCGTCGATCTTAGTCCCGATACCTTTACCGATGCCCGGTACCTTGAGGGGTCCTCGTGAAATTTCGGAACCATTCGTGACTTCGAAATCAAGTTTACGGATAGCATCCGCCGCTTTCTTGTAAGCTTCGCTCTTGTGAACGTTTTCTTCCTCGCTCGAAAGTAAATCCAATTGTTCGGCGATGTTTTCATTCGTTGTGAATTTCTTGAATCTCCCGGTTTCAAGAAATTCATTTATTCTTCGGACGGTGCTTTTTCCGATGCCGTACACGTCAGAGATTTGATTACCATCGGTGAGCTTGTAGTCCAAGTGGTAAATGATATCAGACGCTCGTTCGTACGCGTGTTTCTTGAATTCATTTTCTTCATCTTCCGCGAGTGTTTGGAAGGCTTCCGCGAGTTCCCCATTGTAAGAAACAAAGAAGTCTTCGTCTTCAGATTCAGAATCGGAAGCGACGGATTCATCGTCGCTCACTTCAATGTAGTGAAGCATATTTTCGTACTCGAGGATAGCCTTTTCTTCTTCGGATTTGCGGAGACGCTCTTTGAGTTCGGCGTTCTCCTTTTCAAGGTTGGCGATGTAGGTAGCAATAGATTGAGAGTTCATGTTTGATTTTAAGTTTCAAGGTGCGAGGTGTGACTTAGGTACTTTTTTGTGTATATTGTAAGATGTCAGCAAAACACCTGGAGCTAAAACAGTTGCGAGTTTAATGAGAGGCGATATTACTTAAAAAATAAAGTATATACCCATACATGACGTATAAATTCATAGACCTCTTTTGTGGTATTGGTTCGTTTCATTATTCTTTCGACAAATTAGGTTGGAAATGTGTCTTAGCATCCGACATAGATGAAACTGTTCACCCCGTCTATGAGAAAAATTATGGTATGAAACCCGTTGGTGATATTTATGATATAGATCCAAATGATATACCAGAATATGACATACTGTGTGGTGGATTTCCATGTCAACCATTTTCAAACGCAGGTAAACATGGTGGTTTTGACGACAAAAGAGGTGTATTGTTTTTAGAAATTATACGGTTAATGGAGGCAGCTAAACCAAAGATCGCAGTTCTTGAAAACGTATCTGCTTTGAAATCTCACGATAAGGGAAAGACGTTTAAAATAATATGCGAGAAAATCGAAGAACAAGGGTACACGGTTCATCACAAAGTTTTGAAATGTTCGGATTACGGACTTCCACAGATGAGAAAACGCATATTCATGGTTTGTGTCAGAAATGATATTACACACAACGTAGACATTTTTGACCTCAAGGAGTATGAAAAGGATATGACAATGAAGGAATATCTAGGTAAAAACTTTGAAAAGAAACACGCGTACACGATTCGGTGTGGAGGAGCCCGTTCTCCAATCACAAGTAAACAAAACTGGGATGGATACATGGTCGACGGAGAAGAATACCGTCTCACAATACAAGATGCCAAAAAATTGCAAGGGTTTGATGATGATTTCTATTTAAGCGAAGAAAAGAAGGACAAGAAAAATACGTGGAGGTATCTCGGAAACACTATTCCAACCAAGTTCACGGAGCTAATGGCATATAAAGTTAAGGCTATACTTGATTGTAACGATGCCAAACAAGGGTGATGAAGGTGAAGTTAATATCATCAAGCGCATTTTCAGACACCGGAATGATACGGAGTGGGTCAAACTCAATTTCGGTTATGAATCGCGCATACGATTAATAACACCAAATAGTTACATTCGACATAAACCAGGTTACTTTTATGTCGAATGCGAAAAAGACATACAAAAGGCGGGTGGGTCGTACAAAGCTGACATCGTAATCGAGTTCATAGATGTAGGCGCCACGCGTAAGGTATCCATAAAGTGTTTCGATGGCGCGGCACCCACGATTATGAATCATACACACAGGAGTGCCAAATGCTGGAGTTGTGAATTAGAACCACCAGATACAATCGTACATAAAATGAATGCACTACGAAGATCTGGTACATATAGAGAAGACATAAAGCTTCAAGACCTACAGCTCAATGCGTCTGAAATGACAATCCTCAAGGAAATCTTAATATATTTTGTGTCGAAGGGAACGGGTGCTCGAATATCCAAAGTACCATGTGATTCAATTCTTTATGTAAAAGGTGGCTATATCACACATTTTTATAATTCTGTAGAAGAATATGTAGACATGCTAGTTACATCGCAAAAATTAGTTTTAAGTATAAGGAGTAAAGGCTACACGGGTAAAAGGGCTTTACTGGACCGGACGTGGGTATATGAAGAGATAGGTAAGAAGCCAAAAGGATCTCTCCACATTCGTTTAACAAATTCAAATCTAGTATGTAATCAACGCAAATCAGCATCCGCTGTGTAATACGTCTTCCCTTTCATCACAAAACTATGCACTCTCGCATACGCCCACGCCTGTGGAGAAGCGCCCGGTCGGTGCCCGGTTCTCCACGCGGCGAGTCCTCGATCGTACACGGTTCTCAGTGTCTTCAGTGGTATTTTCGTTGCCTTCGCGATTTCAGGTAGGGATTTCGCGTTCGGGTATTTTTCGCGGAATCGTTTCGTGTACGAGGACGTTCGAGTTTTCACGCCTTTATCGGTAGAGAATTTCGTATAGGTCTTCTTCAACATCTTTCCGTAACGCGTTTCCACGTCCTTCAGGGTCTTGAGTCCCCTGAAATATTTGAGTGGGGCGTACACGGGACCTTTCTTCTTTCGAAGTTCGCGGACTTTTTTCAATATTTCCTGGTCTGTCAAAGCCATCTTAATTATAATCTAGATTTAATTAAGATGGGTTGGGAAGAACAGGAGCTCGTGCATTATAATGATAGGATGTATGTAGAATGCAAAGCCGTCACATTCATGGTTGGTATATTAGGCATGTTAGCTACGATCGTCTATGTCAAATTGTATTACACAGGTAACATCTAAAGGTCAAACCAATTATAATCCTTCTTTTCCTCTTTCACACATCTACGGCACACGCTGTATGTGTCTTCTTTTGGGTTATACACATACTTCCGGTCTCTACACTGTGGACAGCATTTCACAGGTGGTCGCATCTTCGTGCGTTTAATTCGTGCTTGTGTATCGAGTTCCATGAGTTTCCACGTGAGAAACTGTGCCGTGATGATCTTCGCCATACTTTACTTTCCGAAAAATTTTATCGCCTCTTCGATGCTGTAAAACACCTTGTCGCCAAATTTAACACGACCCGTTTTGGTACAGTACAGGCCCTGTCTACCACAGTACGTAGCTTTGTGAAACATGATTGGTATTTGTGTACACTACAAGTGACTTAGGAAAAAATAAGTTAAACATTCTGGGGTATGTATATCTAAGCATGAGTCTCGAAATAATCATTGGTAACATGTTCTCTGGAAAGACGTCGGAGTTGATCCGGCGTCTCAAGAGGTACAAAGTTTTGGGTAAGAAAATCGCCGTCGTGAACTCCGCGAAAGACACGAGGTGTGAAGAAGAGGTGCTTCACACACACGATGGTGTAAAGTTTGACTGCATAAAAGTCAATCGCTTATCCGAATGTTTACTCGAAGAGACGTTTTGTGACTCAGAGGTCGTCGCCATAGACGAAGCGCAGTTTTTTACGAATCTCAAGGATTTCACGAGCATGTGTCTCTTCCTAAAGAAAACCGTGCTCATCGCCGGTTTGGATGGCACGTTTAAACAACAAAAGTTTGGCGAAATTTTAGACTGCATACCTATGGCAGACAGTGTCACTAAGTTATCAGCTCTGTGTATGGACTGCGGAGATGGAACACCCGGTCCATTCACGAAACGTATCGCCGATGGCGATCAGGTAGAACTCATAGGTGGAAACGACTTGTACAAAGCCGTGTGTAGACACCATCTCATGTTCTAAAACCGTTTAACATCCAATATGAGAACAACTCTTCTATCACTCGTGGTTTTTTCAACCTCGTGGTACCTCGCGTGATCGAATATAAAATCCTCACCTTCCGTATGTTCGTGTGTCTCATATTCCGTATCGAGTGTACTCGTACCCTCTATGGTCATGTGATACCGAAGTAACATGTTACTCTCGGCTCTGTGTGGTGGAATTTTCACGGGGCCGTCCATCACGGCTATCATACCACCCTTTGCACATGGTATGCTTTTTACGATATCATCTATTTCTGGGAAATCTTCGAGTTTGTGGTAATAATAGGCATCGTTCTTCTCGAACCATGAATCCATATCGTGGAAATAATACTTTTTAGCTTTACCGTTTCGTTTGAAATACGAATCGCGTATGTCCCTAAAATTTAAGCGCATTCGCCAAAGTCCCGGATAATCATCGACCTCGTGGAATGGTTTATACATCAACACGTCTACGAGTGTGTTTCTCACACCCACGAGAGGTCTGAGAGGACGCTGGAAATACAGGCGGTCTATAGGCTTCTTGAAATAATCGAGTGCTATCATCACGAGAGGCAATAAAATAAAATGCCACATTATAATAAATGCCGGGTTATAAAGGAAGAGAATACTACGCACCAGAACCAACTGAAGAGACTGATTCGCTCGACAAGCGCTTTTTCATGGGTCTCACGAAGACACAGACTGGTCTCATCGCGCCACCAGTCCTTTACTTCACTATGGTCTTGTTCGTCATTTTGATGAGTTTGCCAGCCGTCTACAAGAAGCGTCCAGGTCTTCTTTTACCACTCGCCATCGGTTTGTACATCAATGGCATCCACTTGTACCACCACTATCTCCTCTTGAAAAAGATGTGAGTGTATATTAATAATGTTTCTTTCTAAGGTTTTCGCAAACCTCATATTACAAGCATTCGTCGCCTATGGTTCAGCAAAAACTATCATAGAGGATGAAAAATTAAGCGACGTCGTCGCGGCAAACATGCTCAAGTACACGATAGCATACATCGTCGCTCTTCTCATGTTTGCGTTCACAAATAACATCATAACACGTTTCGCGTTGTTTACAGTATTGTCCATGCTCACGGGTGTTTTCTTGTCCCAAACGGGTGCCAAAAATGTCAAGGGTGCATTGCTCGATGCGATCACGATATTCATAGGCATGTTTGTACTCGGCGTGGCCACACACTTGATGGGATACGATCTTCGTGTACTCGGACCAGTACTCATCATGGCCTTGTTAGGTCTCATCATCGCTCGTCTATTCACGGGTGCGAGCTACTCGAGAATCGTCGTGGCCTTATTTGCCATCTTCGTCGTGTACGACACGGATGCCATTTTGAAACGTAACTACGATGGTAATTTCGTGAGAGCATCTTTCGACTACTTCGTGGATATTTTGAACCTGTTCAGTGGATTGTTGGAAAATGAATAACATGTCTATTTCAAACCAAAAGACGGGAGTCGATTCGGTAGTTATCTATATAGGGATTTTATATATTTAAGTATACGTAAATAATTAAAAATTTTATAAACTTTTTTGTCTTCAGAAATTTTTTAGAAAAAAAATTATTTTTTACATTTCTTTTTTCTAAAAAAAGTTTCCAAAAAAATATTTTTTTATTTTTATATCATAAATGAAAATCAACGTTCACCTCGAAGCATTCCTTCGAATACTCGGTGTCTTCCTCTCTGTATTCTTTACGGTAAAATGGACATCAGACACCAACCCACCGTTGTATGATTTTCCACTCACCGTGATTTCGGTATTGGCAGCGATCTTACTTAATTATCTCTAATACATAATAATGAGAGTCATTCTCAAAAAAAGTCCGATCCGTGATAAGAAATACAGGGTCACGTTTCCTAACGGTGAACACGTAGACTTTGGTGGTAAGGGGTACACGGACTACACCATACACAAAGATCCCATGAGAATGAGACTCTATGTTTTACGACACGGAGGAGGCGACACGCGTAAATTTAGTGACCCAGACCGTGTACACGAGCGAATGTTGCGATTGAGACGGAGCAAACTCGAGGATTGGGGAATCTCGGGTTTGAAGACCGCAGGTTTTTGGTCAAGGTGGCTCTTGTGGAGTCACCCAAACATGTCTGACGCGATTAAATTCATGAAGACTGAGTTTGGGCTCAATATAAAATCTGTGTGAATAATAAAATATGGTTGATACTAAATGCAAACCATTTCCACTCTCCTCTGCATTATGTTGCATATGTTGTATGTATATAATGTATAAACCAATCGCAGCTACAAGGTCCGGGTTGAAAAGTTATGGGGCACCTGTCCCATTTAACCTCACATTAATGTGGTGCATATTGTCTTGTTGCTTGAGCTCAGGTGTTCTTAACATTTCAGACTGTGCCCTTCAATACACTGGACTTAATCATAAATTAGGGGAACTCATAGGTTACAGCAAATCTAAAGAATCCACCTAAAAGAAGTGATCGGTTCGGTAAAGTTTAGCCGTGTAATCACCAGATTGACCCAAGACATTCACTGTCTCGTTCCCATAAATTTCTTGACATCCGATGTCATCCATGCAGTCTCTTTCACCGATAGACACTGGAAGAGAGTACATTTGTTCACCAGGCGTCACTGTGTAGTAGTGGTAGCTATCGCGTCTGCCACGCACCTCCTTGCCGTAGAGAGGGAGTGTCTCGTTGTTGTCGCCCACCAAAACACCCATCTGTTGGATGTGTGCGGGCTTATATTCCTTGATTGGAGGCGCTCTGAATTCTCGTTCGACTGGAATTTGAACTGGAACTCTGACTCCGACGCGTTCACGAACACGAACCTGTTTCACGACTGGGTTACGAATGAGATAAATCACGGTCGCGAGAAGAGTTAAGGCTACTATCACGAGCAATTGCTGTCTGTTTTTTGCCTTCATTATTATTATACATAGATTTTAATGCGATCCTAATATGCTTCTGGGAGTACACCTGTTTACGGTGTTTCTTGTCATTTTTGGTCACGCGTTTCTTTGGTTCTTTGTAGTCCATTGTTAAACATGTGCGTTTAATTTTTATTTTGTTTGATGAGGTGATCAACCTTTTTCAATAACGTTATGTCATTCCTATTGAAATTACCACCACTCAAACGCCCAGTCGTACGATTTTGCATGTAGCGCATTAAACCATTGTAATCATACAAACGTCTGAGTGTCCCATTATTGTACATTTCACTCGGGAGGTTAATAAAAGCTCTGCGATTCGCGGGGATGTTTCCTATGTTTCCGGCGTTCATAAACGAACCATTTATAATCTGAGTCCTGTTATTTATGACAATAGGTTTTCTCTTTTTGTACTTATTATAAGCATTTCTTGGTGTATAATTGTTATAAAAATAGTCTCTTCTTATTTTGAATACAGCTCTATTATTAAGATTTAATATAGATTCTGAAAATCCAATTACGGGTTTATCCATCTGTATGATTCTCAGACTTTTCATGTTTCCCATGTTTTCTGGTAATACGTTAATTGGGTTTCTACTTATATCCAGTAACTTGAGTTGAGTGAGTTTAACGATTTCCTTTGGCACACTTTTCATAAAATTTTTTGAAAGAACAAGTTCTTGTAGTTTTGTTAATTTTGAAATGTCTCGACTGATATTGTTTAATTCCGCGTCCTTTATAAAAAGCTTTTCAAGATTTTTCAAATTGTATATTTCTCTCGGAAGTGTATAATCACTTAATCGGTATCCCTCGATTTTGAGGTATTTTAAATTTGGGCACTTATTTGCTATGTCTTTTAATATTCTTGAAATTCCTAATCTCTGATTTGGATCCGGGTTAACCAACTTAATTTTCTCTAATGAATTACTGCGCGGTACAGTAAAATTTTTTATTTTATTGACATCTGCGAGTATTTCTATTTCTTTTAAGTGGTCCATTTTGTCAATGTCTTTCGTAAATTGTTTTATTCGCACATTTCTCGAAATCTTCAAAATTTTATATATTTTGTTACCTTCTAAAATTCTTTTATATGGGAACGAAGGAATGACTTCATCTCCAAATACCAAAATAGTCGGCGCATTTTCATTAAGTATGCTATACGTGTGATATGATTTATCACGCCTAAATATCGACGCCATTTACTATATCAAACTATTTTAAATTTATTCTCCCCAACCTGTACTGCACCAACATCCACAAACCAAACATGACTGTCTTGAGAAGATTGTTTGCCTCGTTGTCTTCCATCTTGTATATGGGTCCCATGATTCGCCCGAAGAAAGTCTCTTCCTTGCTGTTACCCGTGACGTACATTTCCATTTGGGTCAACGCACATGTATCGTCATTCACAGACCAATGGTAAAATATGAATGGCACGAGGAGACTATACATCTCCAGCAACTGCGTGTTTTTCAGGAAGGGAATCACGAGCATCGCGATGAACAATATGAGGTGGATGTAGAATATAATGTTCATTACTATTAATATGAGCCAAGAAAATAGTGAGAACAATATGATCGTGGGTTTCCCAAAGGATATCGAAAAGCCTGACGCCCCAAAGAAGTGGCACACCCAACAAGAAAAGGTCCTCCAAGACTGGGGTGAAGCCGCCGCGTGTTACAGATACATGAACTACCAAGCCTTTTTGATGTTCCAAAAACTGAGTATGCGTTTTACCCTTCCTGTCATTGTACTCTCAACCATCACCGGTACTGCAAACTTTGCCCAAGAACAATTTCCGGAAAGCGTTCGTTCCGCCGTTCCCGCGATCATTGGTGGTCTCAACCTCATCGCGGGTATCATCGCGACGATCATGCAGTTCCTCAAAATTAACGAACTCATGGAGAGTCACAGATCGGCGTCTCAATTGTACGGTAAATTGTCGCGTAAAATCAGACTTGAACTTAACCTTCCACTCGTAAACAGGTCTTCTGATGGCTCGGAAATGGTCCACGATTGTCAACAAGAGTTGGATCGACTCATCGAACAAAGCCCACCGATCCCAAAGAAGATCTTGACTGCGTTCGATAAGGAGTTCCCAGATGATAACATATTTAGAAAACCAGAAATTTTGCACATTCACCCAATCATGCCATTCAAGGCTATCAAGGAGTATTCCATCATGAGTCTACTCAAAGATCCAACTCAAATCATGTCACAAGACGAACTCAAGGACGAACTCGATGAATTGCGTGGACGTGTCATGCCTGGTCAACGAAAAATGCTTGATCCTTTGAAAAAACAACAGGGTCTTCGAAGACGTGCGTCGGCATTCGTTGAGTCCGTGACGAAGAAAGAACCCGAAGAAGTGGTTGAAGAATTAGATGAATCGGCTGTTTAGACGAGCCGCTATGTAAGCGACGAGTATGAATAAAGTTAGATTAAAGAAACCAATACATAACAAGTAAGGAAGGAATCTCCTTTTTATTGGTTCGATTATTCTGGTCTGAAGCGCATCGTTCTCAAAAATAATATCTATAGCTTGATTAGCGAGATCATCACCATCTTTTGACATGGACGCGTTCGTTAAAATAACCACACAAAAAAAGAAGATAGATAATACGCTCCACCGCAATGAGATAGAGTTACTCAAAACATATATAAGAGATGGGAAGAATGTGATGATATGCGGTGGTCATGGGGTTGGAAAAACATACGTATTAAACGCGGTTTTAGATGAATCAAATAGTATAGAACTCGAAGATAACTTCAAAGTTAGGAATGAAATTAAGGGTTCGAGTATGCATGTATTCATAGATGGTTACAGACACGATGTCATAGCACAGAGACAACTCGTGGAATATGTATCTGAGGGTGGTGTACTGAGCAAAGGTTCATTCGTCGTCGCCACACCAAACATGTTCCTGTTACCCAACTTTGAAACCATACTTATACCTAAAAGAACTCCAGACTTAATAGCATCCTTAGAACCAAATAACAAAAATTCAAAAACGGCGGCTGAAAGATGTAAAGGCAATCTACACAATTTCTTTGATTACCTAAACTTTTCGGATGATAAAGACTCTTTTGTGTCTCCTAAAGAGTTTGCGGTATCACTATTGTGTACGAATGAAGACGTGTCTCCAATGGATGCGATGTCCGAACACGGACACGTGTGGGGGATGATACACGAAAACTTTGTAGACTCATCTAAGTGTGATTTCGCTAGGATATCGGAATCACTGTCAGACGCAGATTTACACGATACATCTATCTATCACGGTATGTGGGATTCAATGACGTACTTTATACATTCAACTGTAACCATACCAAAATATTACATAAATGGAACTTTAAATGAAAAGACTCTCAGACCCGGTAGTTTCTGGACTAAATATGGAAATTACAAAATGAGACATCAAAAATATAGAAACATACACCTCAAAACACGGGGTGCACAACACCAAGAACTCGCGTTACTTCGTGAATATGCACGAACTGGGGACATGGATACATACACATCATATGGACTCACGGCTCAAGATTTCGATGTGATTAATCACCTGGCTCTATGTAATAAACTGAAACCGAGAGAGGTATCTCAAATCAAGAAGAAGATCAAGGCCCATGAACCAGTTTAAAAGGTGTACACTCTAGATAACAAATGCCAGCTCCATCTATTTTACCAATTGCTACCACCGGCGAAGATGAATTCAAAACCACTCGAATCATCGGAAATGAAATGTTCTTCTTCTCTGACGTGACGACGGACGATATTCTTGAATTTACCGAGGAATTCAAGAAACTCGAGGTGAAGTTACTCAGACAAACCATCGAATGTCCGGGATACAAGCCCGAAATCCGAATCCACATTTGCAGTGACGGAGGTGAAATGTTCGCGGGCTTGAGCGCTATGAACATCATCGAAAAGTCTCGTGTGAAGGTCACGACCATCGCTCAAGGTGCTTGCTGTAGCGCCGCGACTTTCATGTTGCTTGGTGGTCACGAACGTCGCATGGGCAAGAATGCACACATCCTCATTCACCAGTTGTCTACCAATGGTTTCTGGGGTAAGTTCGAAGACCTCAAGAACGAGATGGATTCGTGCTCCAAGTTCATGGACATGATCACGAAGGTCTACGGTGAGAAGACTGAAATCCCAGAAAAGGAATTCAAGAAGCTCATGAAGAAGGACATCTACTTGAACGTCGAAGAGTGCCTCAAGTATAACGTCGTCCACGCGATTGACTAACGTCTATGCTTCGTTTGTACAAACCGATGACTGCTAAAATTATTATCACAATACACGCTGTGTTCGCATTTAGTGGAACTTTCGTGACTGGGGGAGGCTTAAGTCGCTCCATTCGCTCGTAATTTACGACCGGAATCATATCTACCCTTACTATAATGGAAACAATTTTTAAAACCGACAAAAACGGCAGGAAACGCTACGTGAACATAAGCGTCGAAAAACTACCGGATGGAACCGCAAACATCATCAAAAAGACTGGGATGGTGGGTGGAAAAGAATCAGTTTCCACGATTCATGTTAAGCTTGGATATGATAGCGCTCTCAAACGTGCGAGAACCATGTGGGAAAACCAAAAGGAGGTACCCATTTTGCCCATGTTGGCAAACAAATGGGAAGACAGACACAAATACATCAGTGAACCGTTCTATGTTCAGCCAAAGATTGATGGTGTTCGTCTTCTCGTGTCTAACAAAGGTGGCATCTCAAGAACAGGGAAGATTGTACCCGGAACCGAACATTTAGGCAAGGGACTCAAAGAAGGTGAATACCTCGATGGAGAATGTTACGATCCAAACAAAACCTTCGAGGAAATCACGAGCCTCTTTAAGACGAACCCAAAAGCTTTGGAATTTCATGTATTTGATTACTTTGATACAAACCGACCAGATTTGACATTCGACCAAAGACTTGAACGTGTCACCGTGGAGACGCGATGGGTCAAAACAAAGAGCGAACTTCCAATCGTACACAAACAGTACATGGATGCTGGATACGAAGGAACCATGATTCGAGAAGCATCGAGTGTGTATGAAATTGGTAAGAGAAGTAACTACCTCTTGAAACTCAAGGATTTCATGACAGATGAATACAAAGTCATTGGAATGCGAGAGTGTGTTGGCAAAGACGTGGGAACGCCTATATGGGTGTGTGTCACAGGAAATGGCCAAGAATTTACCGTGAGACCCGAAGGTACACAAGAGAAACGTCGTGAGATGTTTAAGAATGGCGACAAGTACATCGGTAAGATGTTGACTGTCAGGTACCAAAATCTAACAGAACTAGGTGTTCCTAGATTCCCCGTAGGAATAGCATTTAGAGATTACGAATGATATAATAATAAATGCAGAGAGTTGCCATTGATATCGATGAAGTCCTCGTCCCATTCGTCAAGCCTATGGCGAAATGGCGAGGACACCAAATGCCCCCATCAAACACAAAATACAAGTATTTGTACAGGGAGATGTTTGGCATATCGGAAGACGAGTCACAGAGAATGGTGCGAGAGTTTTACGATTCATCCGAATTTTTAAATTTACAACCCATTTATAATTCACAAATTGGCATAGTTAAATTGAGAGGCAGATCCGAAAAAATGTACGCGGTCACGGGTAGACAGGAGTGTGTGAGAACCAAGACGGAAGAATGGTTACTCAAGCACTTTCCGGGAATGTTTGATGATTTGGTGATCACAAACAGTTTTACGGATCATGAAATCAAAAAGGTTGATATCTGCCGAAGCTTGGCGATCGACCTCATCATCGATGATAACATCGAAATATGCAAAGAGTGTAAGGAAGCTGGAATCCGGGCCCAAAACTTTATGGGGTACGAAGAGGTGTATCCATGGTGTGATTACACAGACATGTCGATGTTCGGTTGGAACTGATATAAAAGAGAGACACTAAACATACACAAGTAAACATGTCTTACGGGGTCATCGGTATCAATCATCCAAGCCTTCGGGTCATCCGAAAGGCACAACAATTTAAGGAATTACACGTCTACGATAAAAATTCTACACCTCTCACATGTTTTAAAAAAGTAAAGACGCACCCTTCCGTCGCAGATTTAACTTTACATATGTCTGGTCCGAGAACGATCGCCACTTTTATGCAAGACCACGAAGAATCTGAACGTACGATTCACCAACTTTTGGAATGGTGTGACAAGGAAGACACCATCGTCAACGTCAGTAACGAAAAGTATACACACTCGGAAAAGTACCGCGAACTGTGCCAACAAAAAGGTATCCACTACATGGATGCAGGTGTATCTAACAAGATGATAATGTTAGGTGGAAAAAGGGAACTCTTCGACGCACAAGAGCTCTTTTTCAGGATGTTTTCTGAAGAAATTGTCTATGCGGGTGAGGAACCAGGTTCCGCACAGTTTTTACACATGATCCACGAAAACATGGAGTGTGCTTTGTTCCAAGCGTACGCGGACATGTATGGATACTGTAACCAAGACCAGTCCATCACGTGTACACTCAATGAAGCACGTAAAATGGATATCGATGGCCCCGTTCTCAAAACGAGTATCAGCCGTTTGTATAATTCGTACAAGTACGATGACATGGCGCACATCAATGACAAGTCCATTTGGTGTTCCACGCACGCATTGGAATCACACATTCCAACACCCGTGCTTCAAACGAGCCTGAATGCCCGAATGACGAGCAGATACATGAAACTCGTGGACACAAAAATGTGTTTCAACAAGTTTTTCGATCGCCTCGTCGCTTTACAGACCCTTCGATTCGTATACGCGATGGTGTATCACGAGGGTACACAACTCTCCCCGAAAATCAAGGAGTGCATCAAAGGAAGCACACTCGACTGCACCATGTTTACCGAAGCAAATCCTTTTGATGTCATGAGTGATTCTGTCACGTATGCGCGAACATTCGTGATGCACTGCGCGCATGCGGGCATTCCATGTCCCGTAGTTCAAGCGGCCGTGTGTCAGTATGACTTTTTACACCAGACGAAAACGTCTATGAATTTCATCGCATCTCTCCGTAGATAATTATGTGAACTTAATTTAGGTATGGTAGCACTACCACTTGTAATAATTCTTACATTCGTGTTAATCGCACTCAAAAACATACTCTATTCCCCACGCGTAGATTACAAATGCTTTTTGCTCACCATGAAATCGTCCGACGAGCGTTCCAAGAGATTCTTGGATTCGTATGACAAGACTGTACCACTCGAAGTTGTATATGGCCCTGAGACGAAAACACCAAATTCCATAAAGTGGTACTCGGATCACATAGAACCAAAGTACTATAGATTTGCACTCAAAACACATTACGACAAGTCTTCCGTGAGACCAGACATCACGTATTTTAACATGGGTGCGATTGGGTGCTATTTTGGTCACATGGATATTTACGAGAAGTGTTTTAGTCAAGGACTAAAATATGCGGTCGTGTTTGAAGATAACGTGATCATACGACACAAGAGTCTATTTGACGAAATACAAGCCGTGATAGACGAACTCGGGGACGATTTTGAGTTGTGCTTCTTCCATTGCCTCTCCAGACTTCCCGCATCCGACACGTCTGAAACAGGTTTACAACGCGTGAATTGGATATCGAGTACTAAGTGTTATCTCATACACGTGGATAACATGCGCGAGTACCACAAGCATTTCTATCCAATGGATAATCACGTTGACATGAAACACGAGGATTTAATAGCAAAAGGTGCTCGTGTGTATTACAAGGATCTAAGACACTGTATGGCTATAGATAGGTCTCATTCCAGTACTATAGGACATAGTGACTGGAACAAGAAGGATTTCTTCTCTAAAAGGTACCCGGATGCGACCACAGATTTGCTCGAACAGGGATACTAAGGCCAAGGTATATCCTGAGGTCTAAAACGACACCCAACTTTTAAAAAGTCAACAAACTTTCTAAAATCTGGTTCAGGATCGTCAAGCTTATCGATAGAATCGAGCACGGCCCCGACATACTTATTGTATTTTTTGTGACCACCGTTGTGTGTGAGCCTATTTTCACGTAAATTCGGTGTTAAAAAACGGGGCATCATGATTATGTTTTCACTCGAGTGTACGTCGTACCTTAAATACTTAATGAGTGGATGGTTTCTAAACTGGTACGGAATCACGTGATGGTCTTCAACATTCTTAACATTCCACCTGTTCTTGAAATTTCTACGTATGAGTGACCCGTACCTCATATTATTCTCTTGGATAACTTCTTCACCGAGTCGCATCAGTGAATCCTCGAGTTCATCGACCTCGTACCACGCGTTATAACACGCACTACACTCTTTATGCTCCGAGCAGATTTCTTCTGCTTCCCGGATCGCTTCCCTGAACCGAAAACGCAAACGATCGTTATTGTGTCTTTCGTAGTTCATGGATATTGGTGATTTGTTATAGATAGTTTCAAGTATAGTGGTACGAATCTTGATACGTCTATACTTGTAAATATCATGAGGCTTATGAGACGCTACGATCATTTAAGCTATTATATACGGGTATTTTTTGCGTTCCTCTTTTGTGCGCAAGAGTTGCACGAGACCAAGGAACGCTACGAGCACGAGCACGGCATCTTCGAAATCACGGGTCGCGGAGAAGGAAATGACAAGCAAAGATACTAACTTAAACCAAACACTCGACGTGATTGTCTTGGTTCTTTCTGGGACTTCACTGATTGGATTGATTCCAAACATCGCGTGCATCATGATGATGATACCATACAGAGTCGTCTGGTTCAAAATCTTATCGACGCGTGGGTAGAAGTTCATGTTAGAAACCTTGACAGCCCCGTAGATGGCGGCGGCCACCATCGGTACGAGTATGGTCGTGTCTTGAAGGAACTGCATTATTATATTACACACATTTATTTACGGATACCCGCTTTCTTTTCAAATTGTGCGATGAGGTTTTTCATGCTCGTGGCACTGTATCCGGAACGGAGGGCATTTTTCACAGCTTTATTTGCTCGTTGACCGATTTGGTTTGCGAGGTTATTTATGCTAGTAGCGCTGTAGCCCTTTCTCATGGGATCATTCTTTTTTGATGGAGACATTTTATATGTACTGAGATTTATATTTTTATACACCTTAAAGATATTGCTTGATTTAATGAAATGGGTATAATATATATGCTAACTTCTCCAGAATATAAGTCTTATATAGGTCAGACTATACAAACATTTAATAAGAGATTAAATGATCATAAAAATGGTAAACCATATTGCAGAAAATTAAAAGAAGCTATAGACATTTTTGGTTTAGATAATTTTAAAAAGGGTATAATATGGGAAGGCGACAACTATATGTTAGATGAAATGGAAAAGAAATACATAAATCAGTATAATACATTATATCCAAATGGTTATAACCTTTCATCTGGTGGTGGCAGAGGGGAACATAGGTCAGATAATACAATAAGATTAATGACAAAAAAACAAAGAGAATATACAAAAAATAAAAATAATGGTTTACTCGGATACATAAAGGAAAATATATCTAAAGTAAACGGAAAAACAACGTCATGGACTTTTTCTTACAACAGGGGTAGAATAGCCAATTTTAAAACAAAAGATGAAGCACTTAAATTTCAAATAAAATACACGGAAGATCCAGATAAGTTCAATCGAGAACGTAATAAAACTCGCGTTGCAAATGGGGAAGGTGGTGTATATAAAAAACGTAATAAATGGATTGTATCTGTTTTTTCAAACGGAAAAAACAAGTACTATGGTACATACGCAACACAATCAGAAGCCATAAAGGTGAGAAATTCAATTTTACATACATGAGAGTGTATCTAAAAAGGAATATTCCCACTGGGTATTGATCCCAGCTCTTTATCTTTCTCCTATTTTAGAATTTAAATTCTAATAAAGTATACATTGAAGTATAAGGATAATGATCTAACCAATGATCTATGGGAACTCTTTGTAATGTATATTTCATTACATATATTACACGCATCTACTCTTTAAACTACTTGTAGGTACTAATGATATCCATGTACGAGTCTTCGTCAATAAACGTTTTCAAGATGTCTACGATAGCCTGATTTTCACTACACACGGCACCGACTAATCCCGCATACGCCATGACTTCCATGTACTCATGAAAATAGTTACCGAGCGCGGTCTGACACGTGTTCATGAACGCCATCAACATCTCGAGTGCGAGTTCCTTGTCTTCTTGAATGGCGATCCAGTAAATACTAAAGTTTTCATAATCATCGTTTCCGTTTCCAGCATCTTCGTACACGTGATTCGCGTGTTCGAGGATTTGGTGTTCGAGCTTACGAAGCCCGTCGAGGTCGCCGTTTCTGATAGCACGTTGGAGTTCCATTTTATGAATGATTTATGTAAACACGTGTAGTGACTTAGGAGGTATTTACACACTCTCACCTCTCGTGAGATCAAAAGATTTATCGCGCTTTGTCTTTTTCAACCATCGCGTGATCGCGTGTCTGACTTTGGTATCTGAACTAGTATCCGAAGACTCTTCTATGACGTTTAGACCGTTACACACGTCTGGTTTATTCTCTTTGTCTGGAAATGTCTTGTTGAATTCGTGTATCGAATGGTGTGGGATATCCGGAGCTTCATCCAAGAGTCTGTCGTATTCCTGTCTCTGTTTATTCACAAAGTCTATGGCGTGCATGGTTCGGTGTTCCGCATCTAGAGACAATTCCATGTCTATATTTCTATAAAATTTGGAGTACTGTATACACATAGACGAATGCGCCTCCATCATACTGGAGCTGTTACTAAACTTGGCGACAGACGTGAGTATCCCCGCGAGGACATTAAGAAACGCAAACGTGTATTGGAAAATGATAATATTCCTTCTCATATCGGACGAAATATTATCATCACTCGGGTTAAGGACGGCAAAACCACCGACACCGGTGATACTGGATATTATGATACAAGGATATGTAAGCATGTCTGTCAACCACTTGTAGTGTAACCTCGCGTGGTTATGTAGCCATCTGTACCCCGCGGCCTTCTCCGCCCATCGACGAAGGAGACGCTCTTCCCGGTCACACCAGTAATGGTGATCACTCATTATTTATGACGGAGAAAATATGTGCCTGTCTTCGTGCTAATCCATCGACCTCGTTATTTTTTGTGTTCGTGGAGTGCGCCTTCACCCACTCAATGTTAATCACACGCATTTGTTCCATCAATTCTAAGAGTCGGACCCAAAGAACCTTGTTCTTCACTTCACCACCCGCCGCTGTGTACCACCCATTAGCGATCCATTTTTTACACCACTCCGTGAGTCCCATTTTAACATAACGACTGTCCGTGTATATCACGGCTTCGAGTTCACCGAGTTCGATACACTTTTCGATGGCGCGAATCACGGCTGTCATTTCCATGATATTGTTCGTGCTCGTGTGAAATCCACCTTCGACCACAAACTCGGGGTCATAACACTTGGCTGCCCATCCACCCGGCCCTGGATTGTGTAAACAACTTCCGTCTGTGTATATCTCTATCATTCTTGTAATCTTATAATTTTTTAACTTTAAGCAAAATGTTTTTCGAAAAAAAAAATATTTTTTTACTTTCTTTTTTCGAAAAAAAGTTTTCAAAATAAAAATAATTTTCTGTCATCCACTAAAACATATTCATGGTGTTATTTTTCAGTGCCGGACGCCCTCTATTTTTTATATACTGATAAAGGGGAGATCCAAGCATTAAAATCACTATAATTGCAAATATAGTCAAGAGAGTTATCACTATAGCCTTAGCCGCTGTGTTATTCTTTTTCTTTTTTGATGCTTCTGCCATGTTTTATAGTTTATAAATATTTTAGTTGTATTTTCTCATGAGATTCGTGATATTTCTATTGACTTTGTTATTACCAAATCCCTTGTCAAGTACGACAAAGTAAATGATCATGGCGAGAAAAATGAACAAAAAGGTGAGACCGATCCACAATCCCTTCTTGCTGCGCTTGACAACTTTCTTTTCTGGTTCAGCCATCGTGTGTTTACTATACACGAATATAAAATTTAAAAGCGAGTACGTCGTTTTTAAATTTTATGTATTATTACAATTTTCTAATGATTAAGCTAAAACAAGCTTAGTTGGAGAAGGCGAGGCCACCCATACCGGATTGGATACGGAGGACGTTGTAGTTGGTCGCGAACATGCGAAGAGTGGTCTTTTCGGTGTCAGCGCGAGCCTTGATAGCGACTTGGGCGTTGTCAATACGAGAGAAGTTGCACGTACCGGTTGGTTGGTGTTCTTCTGGCTTGAGCGCGAAGGAGTAGGCGTACACACCTGGCATTGGGGAGCCGGAGTGGTGAACGAATGGTTGGACAGTGTTGAAGTACTTGCCCGATTGTTCCTTGAAGCGGTCTTGGCCGTTGAGGACAAGCTTGAAGGTGTCGAGGGTACCGTTGGAGTCTTCGGAGAGCGCATCGGTGGAGGCGGTGAGGGCCATTGGCGCACCGAGGAAGGAGCCAGAGATGAAGCAGTTGGAATCATCGCTACCTCTGCCGAGGTTCGCGGTGACGGTTGGGGCGACGTTGGAGGTGTTCCAGCCATCGGTGCCATCATCGAGGCAGAAGACGAGTTCCTTAACTGGGTGGTTGTAGGACAAGCGCTTTTGGACTTCCGAACCGGCGGTGACGGTGTCGGTGCCAGTGTGTTGCACTTGTTCGATGAGGTATTCGTGACCCTTTTGGGCGAAGCGGCGGCGCTCTTCGGTGTCGAGGTAGATGTAGTTGGCCCAGACCTTGAAAGTCTTGTTCTGGGTAACGTTTTCGAATTCAGCCGACAAATCGAAGTCGAGGCGGACTTCGTGGTATTGGAGGGCGATCAATGGAAGCGCCAAACCTGGGTTGCGGTTGAAGAAGAAGATGAGTGGCAAGAAGATCTTCTTACCGGCTTCAATCGCGGTGGTCATCTTACCGTAGTTGCTCTTCTTGGCTTCGTCCAAGTAGAGCTCGGAGTACAAACGCCACCACTTTTGGTAGTGTTTGTCGATACGCTGGCCACCAATGGACAATTCAACATCCTTGACCATGCGCTCAGCCAACCAGGCATCATCGGAGGTCGCGGTGGTACCCGCGACGGATTCGATGTACATGTCCGCGACGAGATCACCGTTGCGAGCAATGGTGACGGAAACGCGACCGTTGGCACCTGGGGTACCGTTGACGGTTTGTTCGATGTTTTCCATAGCGAAGTTCGTGTGACGCTTGTACACGGCTTGGAAGAAAGTGACTTTTGGGTTGCCCGTAAGATAGACATCTTGGGCACCGTACGCGACGAGTTGCATGAGACCACCGGCCATTTTGAGAGTTTTTGTACTATATACCAAGAAAATAATTTTGCGAAAAAACACAGTTTGATTTTTCCTGGTGTACTGTAAATGTCTACCAAAGAAGAGTACCCAGAAGAACCAGTGCCAGAAGAAATCGAGGAGACCGACGAAGAAGAATTCGAGGACGACGAAGAAGAATTCGAAGACGACGAAGAAGTCATGTACACGTCGGATCTTGAACTCGACGAAGACGAGCCAATGATGGAACTCGACATCGGCGGCCTCTTGGGTTCCATCCTGACCACCGAAGATGGTGACACTGTGTGTACTGCCCTGGTGAGTATTTCTAAGCAACTCGAAATGCAAAACAGGATCATGATCAAGATTCTTTCTCAACTCCAAAAAAATGCTTAGAAAAATCAATCGTAGGTACTATAAGGGGTCATGCTGGATACACACTTCATAAACCAGGATGCAAATCCGGAAGAGACGAATCAGGTCATGTGGTCGAACATGATTCAAGGTCTCAACCCGGAACAACTCATAAACTTTTTGACCCAATTGGAAGACATGTGGGATATACAACGACGGGATGACGAAGGCGTTTCCTTTCAACTGGGTTTTAAAAATTTTTTCGCTCCGCACGAGCTCAATCCCGAATCAGGATTACCGTGTAATAACGTGGATATAGAGCGTATCTCTGCGAAACATCAAAGAATGAATCTTCAACTCGGGCAACTCTATCACCGAGCAGATGCCTTGAAAATTCTGGATTTGGATGATGGGGATGACATGAAAATCTCCATGAGAATCAACCGCCTGATAGATCAAGTGGATGACTCGTGGCAGATCGTATTTAGACACACTCGTATTTACGAGCGCATTAACAATCCGACGTACATTCCTATCAATCCGGAGACGGATCCGTCGATCTTCAGATGTTCGACCATTTCGAATAGCGAAGAATTGAGTCCATATCAACAAGCTATTTTGACCATTCTCAAAAAGCTGTACGAAGGTAACATCAAGAGATACAAAGGGCACTGCTGTAAACAGATCAGAACCGAAGATGGATGTGACACGCGTGCATGGAAGCAGGAACAGAGAATACATGACTACGTGTATGGTGTGGCACAAAAGGAAACTGAATTTGAACTGTGGAAAAATCTCAGTTGCAGAGGTTCGGCATATTCGGATGTGATTCGCCATTTGTCCAACTGTAACGACATGCAGTTCCCTGAAATCAAACGTAACAGACACGTGTGGTCATTCAAAAACGGCATCTTCGTGGGTAAAAGTTGGTCTGCAAGTACGGGTCTGTATGAAACAAAGTTTCACACGTATGAGTCTAATGAATTCAAAAATCTGGATCAAGCGATCGTGAGTTGCAAATACTTTGACACAGAATTCGAGGATTACTCGACCACTGAAAAGTGGGAAGATATTCCCACTCCGCACTTTCAGTCTGTTTTGGACTACCAAAAGTTTGATTCCGAAGTCTCAAAGTGGATGTACATCATGGGTGGGCGCCTCTGCTTCGATGTGGGTGACATGGACGGTTGGCAGGTCATTCCATTCCTTAAGGGTATCGCTCGTTCGGGTAAATCCACGCTAATTACGAAGGTGTTTGCGCTCTTCTATGACATCGATGATGTTCGAACTTTGTCCAATAACGTGGAAAAAAAATTCGGTCTCTCGTCCATTTATGATGCTTTTGTGTTCATCTCACCAGAAATAAAAGGAGATATTTCTCTTGAACAGGCCGAGTTTCAATCTATCGTATCTGGTGAACAGGTCTCGTGTGCAGTAAAACACGAGAAGGCAAAGACGATGACATGGAAGGTTCCGGGTGTTTTGGGTGGGAACGAGGTCCCGAGCTACAAAGACAACTCCGGTTCCGTCTTGCGTCGTATTTTGACTTGGAACTTTGGTAAACAAGTCAAGGATGCGGATCCAACACTCGAGAAGAAGCTCGAGGCGGAAATTCCCGTGATTCTCCAAAAGTGTATTCGAGCGTATCTCGAATACGCACAAAGGTACGCAAACAAGGATATTTGGAATATTGTACCACAGTATTTCAAAGACGTGCAGAGACAGGTCGCGACAGTATCGAGCACACTCGAGAACTTCCTGCAGTCTCCGTATATCAAGTACAGCCCAGAATTATGCTGCCCACAGAAGATATTTGTGGAGAAATTCAACGAACATTGTACTGCGAACAACCTTGGTAAGCCGCGTTTTAATCAAGATTTCTACGCCGGTCCATTCAGTCAGCGCGATATCGAAGTGCGCCAGCATTCGATGTTATACAGTGGCATGCCATTCAGTATGCAGCCATTCATATTTGGTTTAGATATAGTTAACGACACGCTCATGTCCAATGAAGCAGATGTGTAATTAAAATATAACTCTACATTAGAATGCAACGCCCCCAGTCCCTACAGAAATTCATTCAAAATTCAGGCGTTCAAATTCAAAGATCGTCGCCACCAACATTCCCTAGAAGGTTGCAAAACTCCATGATAAGTAACGAAAACATGGGTGAGTTTGCGCAATTCGTGTATAACGAGAACAATAACGTACCCGTATCGCGTCTTTCTTTGAGTGGACTCAATCCAGGTATGTTTAACGCGACAGTCAACAAGGATTTCGACGCTGAAGCTCGCGTAGATTTGAAATATATCCTTAACAAAGTACCACTCGGACGAACTGCGTTGGGCGGTGGACTATTCATAGAGACAAAAGAACTCGTGGGTGTCTACGGTCGATTCAAGACTGGGTTTTCGCACACGAGAGAGTACGGTAAAAAGGGTAACATAAATGAAAAATTCTTCACCGTTCAAATAAAGTTTTCAATCACAAACGGTACAGAAACAAATGGGGGTACAGTTAACTTTTACAAGAACGGTAAGATCCGTTTCTCGGGTGGGTTCATTGGGAAGGGTGAAGAGATCGTAAACCAACCAGAACTCATACGCAAGTTCATGGTTAAAAAGTACACACCTGGTCAAGCATTTTTGTATAACCGTTTCGAGTACAACAACTTGAGTGGTCAGTTTAGAATGAATGGTGTTTTCAAAAACATGGCGAGACTCCACGCAAACAGTGGGCGTTATGGTTTCAAATCCAATTATGAACCGGAGCTTTCACCTATGATGTATGCTTTATACAGGGGACACAAGTATATAATAGCTAAATCTGGAGCCATACAAATATCGGGTGCGGCGAATCCATCTGCGTTAAACGCCGCATATAACGCGGCTTCGGGTTTCTTCTCCATGTTACACTCCAAGGGCGAGATACAACTCACAACAAATGTACCAAAGAACATGTCTCGAAAGACTGTAACAGTCAAGGCGAAAGCATCAACGTGTCCAAAGTCTAGAAGACCACCATGTAAACAGGGATACCAAGCTAAGAAGAATCCACAAGGCGATGAGTGTTGCTACAAGATCCCAAAGAGAAAGAGTACTCGCAAATCTCCGGCTAACAACTCCAAAAAGATTACCTACGACAAAGATGGCACCATGCGCATAGGCAAAAAGAAGTGTGCGGCACTCACCAAAACAACCCTTTTAGATGTTGCGAAAAAGATGGGTGTCGTGGGGGCGAAGACAACAAACAAGAAGGATAAGATATGTGACATGATTAAAAATTTGGATCTCGGTAACTCTACATTCAAAGTGAAGGGTAAATCGTGTGTGTCTTACAAAAAAGACGAACTCATTGCACTCGCACTCAATAAAGGTGTGAGCGTCGAGGATTCAGACACAGTAAAGACTCTGTGTCAAAAGCTCAAACTTTCCGAAAACAAGGCAAAGAAAAATGCGGCTAACCGAGCCAAATTGGCTAAAAACCTCAATCGCGCACTCAAGAATGAAGCGAAGAATGCTGCTACCGAAAAGAAACGTCGTCTCAATACGAATAGCATAAGAAATGACATCTTAAAATTATACGGTCCAAGATGGTTGAAAAAATACAAGAGTGTCATGAACATAGAAAAGGATGTGAGGGATGTGACCAACATTCTTAACAGGGCTGCCAAAGAAAAGAACCTCGTTAACAAGAAGGGTATTTTGAAAAAGATGCCTGCGAACGACATAAAACGAGAACAAGTTTCTGAATGGAAACAAGAACGCGTGGCCGAGTATGAGAAAAAGCTGATCAAAAAGGAGTATGGAAAGTATGGAAATGTAGTGGTGAATTACATATTAACTCATAAACCAACTAAGACTAAAATAAAGGCGTTTATCCAGAAATATGAAAAGACACGAGCGAACTTGGCTAAGCGCAAGTGATGCTACGGTTTATCATTTTCTCCGGCTCGGAAGCCTGTTTAATGTGTTTCGAGTGGTATGAAAAATCATATCCCATGAAACGCTTTTTTATTTGATCGGAAACACCAACGGCTTCAAACTGTCGTGCAGTTTGTGAACACACGGATTTGCGCTCTACTTCCAAAAGTCTATCTTCCATCATGACAAACTCTTTGAGTGTTTCATCACTCATACCATCCTGTTTCATGGTTTCGAACATCTTCTTCGACATACCATGAGACATATGAAAGTTTTTAGTTTTATAGCCTAGTACGCCTACGTTATCTTCTGTATATTGGGCACCAAATACGAAAAACGCTATGATCAATATTACAAGTATCCAGATCATTACTTACTACTATCCAAGATATTAAATACATCCTTGATTTTGTGTACAATGTTAAACAGTGTGTTATCATCCGTCACAAGATTCGGGTCGATGATTTCAAATTCAATTTGATATCGGTTTGGATCTTCGGTGTCCATGTCTTCAACATCACCGTTAATGATAGTCATATCAATAGACAGGTTTTTACGAATGAAAGAGAGTCTGTATTTATTCTTCTTCTTATCCATCTCTCCTTCGTAATCTTCGATCGGTGTTTCCTTTGAAATACCGAAACGAACATCGTAAGGTGCACCTCTCAGTTTATCAAAATCTTCATTGTGTACACGTTCTTTCTTCACAATCTTTTCATCTCCAGTCGTCGAGTCAATAGAAATGCGAAGATTGTCGCTTTCACGATAAAAGACTTCTTCGTTGATAGAAACAATCCGTTCCCACCCAGCGTATTGTCTCAAACCATCCAAAACAAGTTCAAATCTCTGTTTACCAATATCCGTGTCAAATGTTCCACAGTTAAACTTGCCAAGTCTAAATTCAAACTCGACGTGTTCGTCATTCTTGTGTTGTTCGAACAACGGTTTGATGCTTTCAAAAAGAGTTCTGACGTCCATATTCATTATTATATCGCGTGTTTCTCTTAAGCCTTTTTTAGCTACTACATATATGCATGGTTTTCTCAACTTAGGCAATACATGTTACTTTAATTCTGCATTACAGTGCTTATTTCACGCCATACCCATCACTGAACATATATACAAAACAGAATACTCAGGTGAGTGCGAATTTACGAGACTTTACAAAAATCTTGTTCAGCAATATTTTAACATACAAGAATCAGGGTGTTTCAACGTCGCACCCCTCTTGAAGGAATTCAGAAAAACGTTTCCTCGTTTCGTAGAACACGAACCACACGATACGCAAGACGCACTCTTTTGTATCATAGACATACTCGAACGATCGTTTCCAGAAATCAAAAAACTCGTATACGGAGAAAAGAGGCAGATCACCATATCACCCGTTGGCAAAAACACGGTAGACACGCCATTCAGTATACAGACACTAAACATAAACCAACAAAAGTGCAAAGTGTCTGAATTGTTGACAGAAAGCATGAAATGGCACACACTCACAGACTATGTGGATGACGAGGGCAATAAACACAACGTGACTACGACGAGAACATTGTTTAAGTCATTTCCACCAGTCATGTTTATTTCATTCGATAAAAAGAGCAATATTATACTAGAACACGAAATAACATTTGACGATAAGCTTATATATGATTTACAATCCTACGCTATACACAAGGGCATACAGTATGGTGGACATTACACGTCCGCGGCAAAATTTCAAGATGTTTGGGTCGCACACGACGACGAAAACCTTTACAGAACTCAACCACGTGAAGTGGATGGGTATTACTTACTCACCTACATTTTAAGAAGTCCGTGATTTGGATGTCTTCCTTGATATTCACGAGCGTTCTATAAAACGTTCTCCTATTGTTTGCGTGCGTCTTATCCGTTCGCATTTTCAAAGGTCTCCACCACATCGGTATGTCATCGGTCACGTACTCACACTCTACGATCGCGTTATTTTGAAACCAAGATTCATCCATCTTGTTTGGTGGAATGGTTGACTCATAGATTGGTTCACCCTTTTCTTGTACATACAATCTCCACTCATCGTCTATTCTCTTCAATTGAAAATCAACCGTGTTTTTACTCTTTGGTTTCCACTTGAACATGGTCTCGTGTGTCCCTATCTTCACTGGACAGTGGATGGGTGTAAATATGAGACCATCTACGTCTTGTGTCACAGATGGCAGGTACTCATTCAAGAAAGAGTCAAAATCAGCCAAGAGATGAAACGTCTTTACACGAAGTTTGACAGAATCACCTTTGAGTGCGAGTAACTTCTTAGACACATTTTCACAGTGTGTTAAGCGAGTCAGGAAATCATGATGCCCAACCACTGCACCGGAGTCATACAGACAATCGTAAATCATGAATGTATCTTCATACATCTCACCTTCTAGAATTGTCCCATCGTAAATGGGTCGCCTAAAGTTAAGTTTACACATGTACATGTCGAGCGCCCGGTTGACGAAAACACACACCTTGTTATTTTCGTACATGAAAGCCAACATCATGTATCGAACACCATCGGTCTTTTCGCACACGACGTAATCATTTTTACGAAGCGTGTCAAAATGCTTGTATTCGATAGATATGGGTTGGCATCCCGGGAATCTGCGCGTCACACCCCACGCAGTCTCCATGAACTTTATCGCGTATGTGTAAAGCGGGTCATCCCTCTTTACAGATACTCGTGACATCTGTTTAATATTTTAATTCAAATCTTTAATTAGCTTTAATACCGGCAGCGTTTAGCAGATTACTCACACATTCATGACTATATGTCATCACCAACTTAGCTGCTGTATACGCATGAATTTTGACACCTAATTCCTTGAACTTTGAAAACATCTGTTCCATTCTCGGTGGAACTCTATATTCACTCGTGCGTTTATCCTTCACAATTTTAGCGACGTGCTTACACATCATGAGCCAACATCTCGCAGAAGATCTTCTTACTTGATAAATGTCTTCGGAAACTTTATTTCCAACTTCAGTGTCGAAATGAAGCCCGATTTGTTCGACAGGTTCTTCTGTACCTTCTTTGACTCTGGCCTTGAAAAGTCCCCAATCGATGCCCTCGGTCACACCCGGGAACACGAGACAACCAATACCATCATTTGGAGAAAAGACTTTACTGATAGATCCCTCATCCATACTGATACCGAAATCAATAAATAAAATTCTATCACTCTCCTTCATATGTTTTTGGATAATTTCAGACTTTTTGTAAGGGTCATCATCGACGTAAATCACTTGATTCTGTACATTCTTAGCTTGAATACACATGAGATTTAAGCGAAGAACGGTATGAAGAGTCTTCACATGACATGATTTACCACGGGTGACAATAATAGTAGCCAACTTCATTGGTTATTATATAACTCTAAGCCTTAAGCCTTTCATTCAAACATCCACTGAAAGGCAAATTTCCAACGTGCCCCAGTGTCGTATTTATGTCTGCATAAATCTTGCCACCAATTTGCTGCCAGCGCCTGCAGAATGCGTAATCTTCGGATAAGTATCTCCTAGATTCCGGGTCTATCATACAGTCAAATACGGCACAATATTCATCAAAGTCCCTATTTTGGTGATCATTTTTGCAGTTCAGGTCTGTAAAGTGCTCGTGCATCTTATCGAGGGCACCTCTAGAGATGACCATAAACCCCGTAGGTCCATCAAGCAATTCGACAAATCCATTTTCAACGGAACGTCTTTGTGCACCAATATTTGCCACTAGACTCGAAGATAACATGGCCATGTTCCTTTCGTCTCCATCTTGTACAGCCTTTTTAGCCTGTTCCCACATCACAACCTTCTTTGGATACACGGCAACGGACACGTCATGTCCAGACTTGACGAGACGGACGACGGATTCAGCATCAAAGTCAATATCTGCATCTATAAACATGAAATAATCCGCATCCGTCTTTTGCATGAATCGACCAATTGCAACGTTTCTCGCTCGGTGTACGAGAGATTCATTTTCGGTGGTATCGAGCATCAACTGGATACCTTCTTGGATAAGTTTGAGCTGGAGCTTTATGATGCTCGTCATGTATTTTTCGAGACATAAACCTCCATAGCAAGGGGTGGACAAAAATAGTTTCACCATGATACAGTATATTACAATTATTCCTCTAAGTATCGTTTGATAATAGTTTCTATCTTGTTTATAGTCGGTATAGACACGGAACACTTTTCACTAATTTCATTCTTAGTCACTTTACCCCGCATGACTACATAAATGACAACCGAAGCCACACTATTCGGTGTCTTACTCATGAGTTCAGCGCACTCCTCCAACTTACCGCACATCTTATTACACTCGAGGCGTTCCTCTCTCGTGACCTCAAATGAGTTCAATAACCTCTGCATGACATTGAATGGTTTCGTCACGTAATTCTTTTCAGTCTTACCCAACAACGTGTCCTTGAACATTTGTGTAGTACGACTTATATCCTTACTTTGAATACCAAACATATCCGCAATCTCTTTCGTGGTTCTCGGTATTTTAGACAATCTACATGCGTAAAGCACACAGTTTGCTTTTATACCCGAACGAACCGCCCCTCTCGTCAATTTCTCTACGTTAAACTTTCTATACATCATCTTCGCATCCTTGAGAACGCTCTCGGGTAAAGTGTGACACGCTTCCTCTATGTCTCTATACGCGTGGAATAATGATCTATCTGTATGGTTCATCGATTGATGAAAGTTTATCTTAGCCATTCTTTTGTTTTCATAAGTAGATGTGTTCTGCGTAGATATGATGGTACCTTTCCCCCATGCATCCGAAAAAAGCTCCGGATTTGGGTTTGGGTTTCCGCATCTAGACGGATCATTTACACGCCCGTCTTCACCTAGGCCACTTGTCCACTCTGGACTGTCGTCGACGTAGTGTTGTTGCGTCAAACCACATTCCGAACACACAGGCATTCCCTCTTTTGTGAACACTTTTACTCCATTACATTCTGTACAAAGATGCGTATTGATTGACTTTCTTATAGCGGGTTTATTCAATAAACGGTCGACATCCGACCAAATAGCAGCCAATCCTTCCATACCTCTTTGTCCTGTTTTTTAGAACCTGAAAATGCGCACTTAGGTTTTTAAAAATTGAGATTATCTGCTTGCATTTTCGCAAATTCTTCTATGGAATCCACGAGTTCTTTATATCTTCTAGAACCGGGACTCAATGGTTGCCAGTCATTCCATTCTTGGTCTATGGCTTTATAGTCACCAGGAGGAATCACTTCACCATCGATTTCGTCGTCTGGGACAATGAATCCCTCGAGATCACTTTCGTCATCGGACTCGTCGATGAGTACACTTTCCATATCCTCCTCTATCTCATCTTCTATACAATACAACATGTCATCTACTTTCTTAAATACAGTTTCACCCTCTGGGTAGTGTTCACACAAATTTTCCTCTTGTACAAGTTCTTCGTTTTCATCGATTTCATATACACGTGCACCCTTGTAAACCAAAGAGGTTTCAAGGTAATAATTCACGATGAGGTAGTCATCACAGTTTTCTTTTGTTACAGCGTACATCTCATCGTCAACATCGTCTATATTTAACAACACTTTTAAGAGATCGCCAGGCTGGATCTCAGCAAATTTTATCATCCTTAAAGTTTTGGAACAAAAATATTTCCAAGTAATAACACGCAGATGGGGGTTGAAATTTTTTCCAAAGATGGATGCAAGCTTTGTGACCAAGCCGAACAACTTTGTAAAGAACTTGGTTTGGATTACACAAAAACGAAGATGGAGAAGGACGAGCTCGTGAAGAAATGCGGAAAGCCGGTCGTGGCGTATCCACAGATCTTCATGGACGGGAAACACATAGGAACATTCTTTGACTTTCAAGATCACATAGAGGACATCGAACCAATGTTATTACCGACCCTCAACAGATTTACCGTATTTCCAATTCAGCATGAGAACCTTTGGGCCATGTATAAACAGGCTCAAATGTCTAATTGGACCGCAGAGGAGGTAGATTTGTCGCGTGACATGGACGACTGGAACAAACTCACAGAAAACGAACAACACTTTATCAAAATGATTCTCGCATTCTTTGCCGGCTCAGACGGTATCGTATTTGAAAACATTAACAACAACTTTGCCGATGAGGTTCAGTACCCAGAGGCTCGCTCATTTTACGCATACCAGAGCCACAACGAGATGGTACATGGTGAAACTTACAGTAAACTCATAGACAAGTACATTAAAAGTTCCAGTGAAAAGAAAGAACTCTTCGAGGCCATCCAACGCATTCCATGCATCGAAAAGAAGGCGCGATGGGCCATGAAGTGGTTCGACAATTCGAGACCCTTCGCGGAACGGCTGTTGGCGTTCGCGTGTGTGGAAGGCATCTTCTTCTCAGGGAGCTTCTGCGCCATTTTCTGGCTCAAGAAGCGGGGTCTCCTACCAGGTTTGTGTTTCAGCAACGAATTGATTAGCAGAGATGAAGGTCTTCACCTCCAATTTGCTGTAGAACTATTTAACATGCTCAAATTTAAACCAAACAAAAACGTCATCAAAGAGATTGTAGAAGAAGCCGTGTCCATCGAAAAGGAATTCATCGTGGACGCGCTCCCATGCAGTCTCATCGGCATGAACTCCGAAAAGATGACACAATACATCGAATACGTGTCTGACCGACTTTTGAAGCAGGTTGGTCAAGAAAAGATTTGGAACTCGACGAATCCTTTTGAGTTCATGGAAAACATAAGTTTAGATGGTAAGACGAACTTTTTTGAAAAGCGTGTGGGTGATTACGGAAAAATGGACGAAGATTCGTGTGAAATTGAATTCGACGAAGACTTCTAATCTAAAAACGCGTGTTGGGAACACTCAACATAATACACGTGTTCATTTCGTGTATTATGTTGATTTTTAACTATTAAAATGTAAAATATTTAACCTTCGATGGTCACAGTCTTGCCATTCTCACACTGACAAGAGACCTCCTTCTTCATTTCAATTGGTTGATCAACCTCGGTCGTGAGGTCCAAAGACGCGAGATCGAGACCACTGTCGAACATTTGAAGTTGGTCTTCGGAGAAACCTGGCAAAGGCATTGGGGCATCCACCATCTTTGGTGGCGCAGCCACCTGTTCTGGAGCTGGTCCTGGCGCGATTTTAATCGTAACGTTTTCTTGAATGGCATATCCTTCCTTCTTTATGTTCATCATGCCCCACGTGACGAGCATGAACACGACGGTGTGAAGCACGAGACCACGCATGGTAGGGCATCCGGTTGGACCAGAGATCCAAGAACCGAACACGGAGCGCGTCAGTCTGAAAGTGTCTGGGTTCGCGATGACGAAGAACACGAGCGCGGACATCAAAGAAATCAAAAATTTCTGCTGGGCTTTGGCCCCTCCACATCCACAACCACAATCCTTAAAGAGACCCATTATGTTGTTACAATACCTGAAGAAAAAAATAACGTGCTTAAAGTTTGGGTTCCATTATAGGATATACCAAAAGATGTCGTCCTCTAACATGATCCAACTTTCCAGCACTTTCGAACCGTCCTCTGTTGTCTTCAGCAAGATGAAGAAGAACAAGAACGGTGGCAAGACAGTATACATTAACACTGCCGACGGTAAGGGTAAGCTTTACATGCAACTTCCATTCATGCGAAGCCCTTACGGTTTGAGCGCTTTCACTGATGAGACGACTAACAAGACGTCGTATTCGCTCGATTTGTCTATTGACCCGGACAACGAGCAAGCCGTCGAACTCGCCAACAAGCTCAAGGAACTTGATGCGCGAATCATCGAGACGGTCGCGGCAAACTCCAAGGAATGGCTCGGAAAGGCGTACAACGTTGAGGTGATGAAGGAAGCACTTTACAAGCCTCTCGTACGCCCGGGTAAGGAAGAATACCCGGATACCGTCAAGCTCAAGGTCATGACGAAGCCGACTGGTGAATTCATGGCCGAAGCGTACAACTCCAAGCGCGAGCTTGTCCCGGTCGACAGCATCGAGAAGGGTCAACGTTGTATGTGCATCATCAACGTGACTCAAATCTGGTTCATCGACAACAAGTTCGGTGTCAGTTTGCGCCTTTCCCAAGTTCTCCTCGAACAATCGACGAAGCTCCCATCCTTTGCCTTTCAAGGCATCGAAGCTCCGACTGACGCGGTTGACGAGGGCGCCGAAGACGAATACTACGAAGAAGAAGTTGAAGTTGACGAATAAAATCTAGCACTACATTAAATGCAGGTGGAACAGCATATGCGAAATCTCAGAGTCATCAGGGCTAAGGTTGGTAAGGCCAGAACCCCTAAAGATCACGAGGCCATAAGCAAGGAAATCACCGAAGCGATAAGAAAAATAGGTTGTAATCCAAATAAGATATTTTACACGATCAATAACAATAGACCCCCTAACTTTTCAGTAAAGAGAGCGATCAGAACCAAGGTTGGTACAAAGAAGATTGGAGAAGGTGAATATGGCGAGGTTTTCTTTGGGTGTGTGGACAAAGAGTGTAAAAAAGACATAGCCATCAAAGTCCAAAATGAACCACTCGGTATAGAATACAAGATTGGTAAACTCATTAGTAAACTTGGTGGTGTGAATATGTATGCACTCGAAAGCTGTAAAGGTAAACACATCATGTATAGTGAATATGCGAATGAAGGTGCTCTAGAGGACTTCATAAATAAAAATAGTAGAACGCTAAGACCCATTCATTACAGATTCATGATAACACAGGTGTTGTACAATCTTTATAGAATACACAAAAAGTATCCATCTTTTAGACACGGTGATTTACACGCGAAGAATATTCTTGTAAACATGGATACACCGACCCTCAAGATCAATACATACAAAATTGGTAACATGAAACTCAATGTAGAAGACGTAGGTCTTAATCTCATGCTCACGGATTATGGACTCTCTTCTACGAGAGTCATCAAAAATCCAACTATAGAAGGTCTCGATAAAGAGTGGGGTATATCTCAAAAATCACACCCCATGTATGACGCCCACCTTTTCTTGAACGATATATTTTTAGTGTGTAGTCGCATTGGTTCAGAATCTGCTATGGAAACTATTAGATTCATAGACAGAATACTCCCATATGAATACAAGGGTTCCAAAACGTCTAAAATTATGAATTTTAGAATGCGTATAAACGCGAATCACTCTAATTTCCCCACGTTTGAAAAAATATTTTCGGATGCGTACTTCTTACCTTACAGGTCATCTAATATTAAAAAGAAGATAGACCCACTCGCATTCATACCAAAGGCTAAACCAGTTCCAAAACCAAAACCAAAAGCAAAACCGGAAGCAAAGAAAGTCGCATCAGCGTCTGGAATTCAAAAGGCGAAGAACATTTTGGCTAGAAACACACAAAAGAAAGCTGCACCAGTGAAACGTCGAGTCGCCAAGAATTCGCCAGGTCTCAAAGTTACGGTCGCACCAAAGGGATACGTGAGAGTTGATGGAAAGAAGTGTAAAACATACAAAAAGAGTGAACTCATAGAAAAAGCCAAAAAGGCTGGTATAAACACGCAGGGGAAAACGATCGAAAAAATATGCGAAGCGCTCAAAATAAAATATGTAAAATAATTAATAATGAACGCGCTTCTCGTGCTCCTTGCTTTGGTTCTCGTTGTTTTGTTTTACACTGGTCGCGGTAAGAAATGTGCTTGTGGGTGTGGTTGCATCGAAGGTAAGTGCACGTGCAAAGGATGTGATTGCAGATTCTGCAAAGGTAAGTGGACCGTGTATGGCACCGAATGGTGTGGTTGGACCACCAAACAGCTCGATCACATGAAGAAGAATGGTAAAGCCTATGAATTCGTTGACTGTGAAAAAAGACAGTGCAACGGAATCAAGTCGTTTCCAACTTTGGTAAGCCCCGAAGGGGAAAAGATTAGTGGCTACAGAGAGGTTTAGATGCCTCGAACAACGGCGAGCGCGAGAGACAACATGAAGGCGTCGAGGAAGGTATCGAGCTTCTTGAGAACGGAGACGTGCTTCACGAGCGAACGGTTCCACAAGAATCGGAGCACGAAAGTGCTGATGAGGATCACGAGGATGAACGTGAGGAGTTCAGTGAGAGCATCTCTAGTCTTGCGAGCGTTAACGAGGCCTTGAATCATTTATCTATTAATAATATTTTTTTCTAGAATATTATTAATGGGACAGACACCAAAAAGACTTCCCCTGAGTGGAAGTGAACCCAAGTTTACACAGAGATTGTGGGGTCGTGCGGTAGGTATAAATAACAACAACTGTTATGCGTATGCGGTAGGTGATTATGAAAAAAAGCGTTCATACAAGAGCGTCCCGGGTGAGCGCGCAGGTATGCGTAACATGAATCACTCCTACGTGAGTTGTAAGAAATTGCCACAACGCGTCGTCGCGGATAATCCAAAGAAGGTATACATAGCGAAGGCAGAAGAAAAATGCAAGCCTGGGCACTACAAAGTGATGATGTTCATCGCTCCCGGGAAACCAACAAACTATTTTAGACAGGGTGATTTTCATTTCTACAAACAGGTGAATGAAGTGGAATACAAAGTGAAGAAGGGAAACACGTATGAATCCATCGCCAAATTTTTCAAGGTTCCGGTGGACCGCGTTAAAAAGGCGGGTAAACTCACACCAGGTAAGATTTTGAGATTCAAGGCAAACATATTTGCCCACAAGCGTGGGTGGGCGACGGGACCACTCGTCACGGATGCAAAAGGTAATGTCATCATAGATCCAAGAAAGGCCAGTCGTAACTATCCTGGATTAAATTACAAGACGTACTGCAGCTCATTCTGCGTTAAGAACAAGGGGATCAAAGTCGGACACACTCACCCCAAAGTCAGACAAAAGACTCGTTAAGTCCGTCTGGTTCTCTACATCGAAAAATATATCGAGTGCGTCAAATATGTACTCGTTTTCAAGATTCACTGTGTTCGATGAAGATTCAAACATGTTGTGTATGGTGATCTGAACTCTAAAGTTGGCACCATCAAATATTTTTCTACACACCGGGCATGTTTGCTTACCTTTGTTTTTCCACTTTTCTAGACAGTGTGAATGAAAGAGGTGCCCACATCTTATGGGTTTATTATGCCTCGTCTCTCTGACGTCATTGAGACATATGGCACACTGACACATTCTCTAGAAAGGTTACACATTATATTTAGTCTAATTTTGCGTATTTAATAGATGTCGGACATGTTCAACAAGGCCTTGTCGCAAGACGAGCACTTGGCAGTACCTTGGATGTCTTGAACGGGCTTGAGGAGTTCTGGGCCCTTCGTTTGAAGGAGCTTGCGGTACGAGTAGTTGTCTTCGTAGGAGATACCATTCTTGCTCATCAAGTAGTTGTTGAGCAATTGGTTAGACGAGTTTATGGTGAAGCATCGGCCGTCGGCCATTCCAAGTCGCTGAGACATTTACTATTACATCAGAAATTAATTTGCCTATTGGTGATGGTACGTTTCCAAGATTTTACATTCATAGACTTCAGCTTTTTGATGAAGTCTGTTATATTTCGCCCTGATAAAGTGTCTACATCAAACACCTCCATTTTATCTGGGTCGACCTTAGACACTCTGATAGCTGGCTCGGTATTGATGTGTTGGTTTATGATGTTGTACGCAAAAGCAATCTCTTTGAAAGTCTCCGCTCCCGTGATGATCACTTTGCCTGTGCTAAAGATACTCGCCGTCACTTCTTTCATATCTTCAGCGGGCTTGAACTTCACCTTTACCGCTGAGTAACGGTCTGGCTCGAAAGACACCTTAAACACGTCCGAGTAATTTTCAAAGTGGTTGGCTGTGCGCATGAGATTGATGTTCCAGTTGAGACTGAAGTTTGAGTTTATCATCACCACACGAAAGGTATCGAGTGGCACGATATAGTCTTTTCCGAGACAGATGCCGAATAAAAGTGAAAGCTGCTTGATGATGTGTTTACAGTTCGTCAAGTGTGTACACCCTGCAACCTGAATACTCCCATTTGGAAATATTTTGATGGACTTTGTGCTGTATTGATCGGTGTAAGACAGGGTAATCTGGTTGTAAAATGTCGTGGGTTTGAGCGACCACTCGTAGCCTTCTGCCATCTTGGACCCCGATTTTCGAATGCGTATCGGTGTGATATTTTCAAACATATGTCGAATTTTCTGTATGTTAATTTCCTTCTTGAAACTTGAGACCATCGTGATGGTGGTGAGCTTCACCCACGAAGGTCGAATGTCTTCTGGGACCTCGTTTCGAAATTCATCGAGGGACACCAGATATGAGAACGTGTTATTGGCGATGGACGAGTACATGGCATTACTTTTTACCTTCGCAAACCACGACTTAGGTATTTAAAGCACTTAGAGAATTAAAGAGATTTTGTCATATGACCTCTTTCGTAAAATCCGCCCTCGTGACCACCGATATTGAAACCGGAAAAACACTAGTACAAATAGACTATGTCAAGTACACGAATGGAATTGGTTATGAAAACAGACAGGACCTACTCGAAACAACGCCCATAGGCACTTGGACGGAAATAAAATCCATATCCGATACGTTACGATACGAACAATTCTTGGATACTATGGTACACAAAACAACTGAAACCAGGCGTAAAATGGCATTAGTTGAATTGGAGAGTGTATTATGTGAAAACAATAATACTAGAAGCATCGTGAGAACTATGAATGCTATAAAAATTCTAGATCCCACGTTCTCTCCGCCCGTCATAAACATGCGATGTTCGTGGCAGAAGAGGTTCATCAAGGATATATGTACTCAGCAGATGCCTGAAATAATAAACACATGCACGAGTGACCTCAGACTAGAAAAGCTGTTTAGAGTACTGCAATTAATAGAAGCAGAGTCGCTACACCCGCAATATTATTCATAGTCTTGTTACTAGTTGGTTTATTCGTTTCCTTACCAACTTCATTCATGTTAAGCAAGGGCACATCCTCATCATATTGAATATTTCTTCCTGGATACAGGGATCTAGATAAAGGACAGTTACCGGTCTTACCAATTCGACCTGCGACCATCACTCCATAGTCGCACATCGGACTCCGGTATTCCTCTTCTGGCTCGTCTTCAACAGGCTTCTTGTGTGGCGCAAAGTCCACGACTTGTCTAGACGTACCAGGCATAAAAAAATCATGCTGAACAAATGGGTTCACCCGATCGATAGATTCTTCGTCGCTCAAAGGCATCTTTATACTATCGCAGATTATATTTCTTGTGTTTCATTTTTTTACCATGTTCAGTCCACATCTGGTCTAAGTCTACGTTCAACATCGCGGCTATCTGAAATAAATAACTAAACACGTCCCCCATTTCCATCAGGACATCCGTTCCCCGCTCTTTCTTGAGTCCCGTCTTTTTGTAAGTCTTCCGCACTTGACGAATAGCCGACGCGAGTTCCCCGATCTCTTCTGTCAAAAGAAGCCACACAGTATCTATGGCTACGGAATCCCACCCCTTCTGTTTACAGATTTTCTCTGTCTCGGTCTTGTAATAATTTAGACACATACGTCTATTTCGCGATAAAACTTTATGTATTATAAATATATAATGAAGACGCGTGGTGTTTTGTATACCGCCGTGGTGCTCGCGATTTTGACCGGTATCGTCATTTACATGACGTCCAGCAAGCCAGTGACTGTCACTATAAAACCAGACGAAACGAAGGTCACGACTGCCCCAGAGAAGCAAATCGTGAAGCCAGACGACATTGTCGAAGAAGTCATCGTTGGTGGAAGTAACGATGAAGTCATCGGTGATCAGTCGGATGACTATGGTCCAGGCATGACCGACATCAATAAGACGTTTGTTTAAAAAAAAATGAGTACATATATCAAATGAAAGGGGTATACATCAGTGTGGGCATAGCCCTGTTATTGATTGTACTGGTATATTTTGTTTTTAGTAAAAAGGGTTCGTCTAAACCAGAATCAATAGAAGACGATCTTACCAAAATCAAGGAAAAAATCAGGGAAGTTGAAGGGTACCGTGAGTATTACAGGTCTGATGGTAACAACGGTCTCACGGTCGGTGGTACAATCCTAGAACAGGGAATTGATGTATTAGTGGAAATACTTAAGCAACCCCTCGTCAAAGAATTGTCTCAAAAGATTATCCAAAACAAAGAAGACGCCATCTTCATAGCGGAACAAATAGAAATCATGGGAAAAGAACTTGTTTCTCTTTTAAAAGATAACCAAATACTTAGATGTGGTTCCAATCTAATTAGAAAGTGTGAGGACATCGACTCGCCAGAAGATGCTCCAGTCAAAGAAGAAGTCATGGAAGATGGTTCTGTTATAGTGGCCTCTAAAGGAACGATATGCAGTTATGTTGAAGACGAAACTGAACCACCGACCGAAAACTGTGAAATATACAGGCCAAATTATGATAACATAAAGTACATCATGGATCAAATGCAAGAAAAGGGTGTATCCATCATGAATGACGACACGAAGCGAAGCAGTTTATACACGGCATTCAAAAATGTTATGTTTGATAACCAAAAACAGATATATAAATCATCCGGTAGGGGCAAAGATTTTGAAAATTCTATGGACGGATTTCCAACCGAAGAAGAATTTTTTACTCAAATGAATAGTTTGAATAGAAAAGTCAAGCTTCCAGCTGCTAAATCTGTTGTAGAAGAAGAGACTGCCTAAACGCCAATCTTATTGTTCTTATCAATCTTGTTCCCGTAAGTAGACGTATTTACTGGTCTATTTATTGGTTCTAAGCCTCTGTCCATATCATGTACGTATCCCATGTATTGAGAGACGCCAGATTGAATTTGTGAGATCGCCGTTTTAATCACTTGCGTGTTCATCATTTTCACTTGCTCATTCACGCGAGTAAAGTGGTCACCGGAATTGTTAATGAACACGACGCGCATGATACCGTAGAGATCATCCTCGCTTTGATAATCAATGGAAACACCGGTCTTGTTCTTGAAATCTTGGCGTATCGCACGTTGAAGCAAATTCACGTTGAACGACGAGAAGAAAAGTGTGTTCAGTGGAGTCTCGCACTGCTTGAGAGAGTTCAGGTGAAGATTATCACACATTTAATATAGGCCTGGAAAAAAACTATCAGTAATTATAAATGAGAATATCTGTCTCTGATTTCGACGAAGCTTACAGCACTCCAGCGTGCGAACAACCACGCCCTGTCTGCAAGTCAGGTGAATGCTTTATCGCGAGCTACCCACCAGTCTCCAAGGCTGGTACTGAAGGTCGATTTTTCACTAACACTCACCTCCTTCAAAGAAACAGGCAAGCCGAAGTTGCTGGTCCAGTCCCAGTCCGAAGCAAGGACTTCAAGTAAGTGGGTTAAAAAATTAGCGTGTACTATAAATATAAAATGAGGGTTATTAAACGATCCGGTCGTGTTGAAGACGTTAAGTTTGACAAGGTCACCAACAGGATCTCAAAACTCACGTATGGATTGTCGGAAAATGTCGATGCCTCCATGATCGCCCAGCAGGTGTTTTCGTCCATGCACGATAACATCAAGACGCACGAGATAGACACGTTGTCTGCTGAGATCTGTATCGGTATGATCACGAGCGATCCAGACTACGAGATACTTGCGACTCGTATCGTCGCGAGTAATATTCAGAAGCGTGTACCCTCTACGTTTTCTGAAGCCATGACTAAGTTACACGAATCTAACATCGTGACGGACGAGGTCAAAAAGGTTTCTTCCAAGATGGATGAATATATCAAAAAGGAGCGTGATTACGATTTCGGATATTTCGGTCTCAAAACACTCGAAAAGGGATATCTCCAAAAGATTGATGGGGAAATCATGGAAACGCCGCAATACATGTATGCTCGTGTTGCGATTGGTATTCACGGGGAAAACATTGAACGAGCCGTCGAGACGTACGACGCCATGTCTAAGGGGTTATTCATTCACGCCACGCCAACTCTATTCAATGCCGGTACACACAGGCCACAAATGTCCTCGTGCTTCCTCGTATCAAATAAGGATGACAGCATCGATGGAATCTATGACACGGTGAAGGAGTGTGCCCAAATCAGCAAATGGGCTGGTGGTATCGGTCTTCACGTTCACGACATTCGTGCGAACAAGTCCCACATTCGAGGTACGAATGGCACATCCGATGGCATCATTCCCATGCTTCGTGTATATAACGCCACTGCACGCTATGTAAACCAAGCGGGTCGTAGAAAAGGTTCCATCGCCGTGTATTTGGAGCCTTGGCATGCGGATATCATGGATTTCCTTGAACTTCGGCTCAATCAAGGTGACGAAGAAGCTCGATGCAGAGATCTGTTTACGGCACTCTGGATTCCAGACTTGTTCATGAAGCGTGTGGAAGAAGGGGGTAATTGGTCGCTCTTCTGCCCGGACAGGGCAAAGGGTCTTTCGGATGTCTATGGCAAAGAGTTTGATGAACTTTACGAAAAGTATGAGAGAGAAGGTCTCGCAAACAAGACTGTGCCTGCGGCCGAAATTTGGAAGGCTATCATCAAGTCTCAAAGCGAAACGGGTACGCCATACATGCTTTACAAGGATGCGTGCAACGAAAAGTCAAACCAAAAGAACTTGGGGACCATTAAATCTTCCAATCTTTGCGTCGAAATCATCCAGAAATCCGATGCAGACGAAACAGCCGTGTGTAACCTCGCGTCAATCGCCCTTCCTAAGTTTGTAAACAGGGAAACGGGTGAGTTTGACTACGAAGAACTCCACAGAGTCACGAAGATGGTTACACGCAACTTGAACCAAGTGATCGACAAGAACTTTTACCCAACGGACACCGCGAAACGTTCAAACATGCGTCACAGACCCATCGGTATCGGTGTTCAAGGTCTCGCGGATGTATTCATCATGTGCCGAGAACCATTTGGCTCTGAAAAGTCTCGAGAAATGAACCGTCTCATCTTTGAGACTATGTATCACGGGGCACTCGAGTCCAGTTGTGAACTCGCAGAAACAGATGGGGCGTACCAAACATTCCAGAGTTCACCATTCAGTAAGGGTATCTTACAGTTTGACATGTGGGATGAACCAAAGCTCTCCGATCGGTACGACTGGAACGCCATGCGTGAGCGAGTGAAGAAGGGTACGAGAAACAGTCTATTGCTTGCACCCATGCCTACAGCGAGTACGTCCCAGATTCTTGGGAACAACGAGTGTTTCGAGCCGTACACACAAAACATCTACTTGAGAAGAACTCTCGCGGGTGAGTTCGTGGTCGTCAACAAACACTTGGTGGATGACCTCAAGGCTGTGGGTCTCTGGTCCAAGGAAATGAAGGATCTCATGGTGAAGGCGAATGGCTCCGTCCAAAACATCATGGATATCCCAGATGACCTCAAGGAACTCTACAAGACTGTGTGGGAAATCAGTCAAAAGACCATTATTGATATGGCGGCGGACAGAGGTGTATTCATCGACCAAAGCCAAAGTATGAATTTATTTGTCGAAAGCCCGACTCTTTCCAAGCTCTCGTCCATGCACTTTTACGCATGGAAGAAGGGTCTCAAGACAGGTATGTACTACCTGCGTTCTAAAGCAAAGGCTCGACCAATCCAATTTAGTTTAGAAGCCGACTGCGCGGCTTGTTCTGCTTAAAGTTTTAACTCGTAGATATTTTAATAAATATGTCTAAATTCGTGAATCTACTAGATGAATTAGAAATTCAACCACACGATGGTCGCAAGATTTCCCTTTGTACCAAAGAAGGGAAGCCTCTTCGCGTCCAATTTCCTCGAATGTACATGCCTTTTGGTATTTCCGGATTCACACCAGAAGTTGGTCCAACGAAATGGTCCCTCGATTTCGCCATGAAAGGGTATGATGAAGACGGGAACTACGTCAAGAAATTTTACGAAACCATGCGGGCCATGGAAGAAAAAATCATTGAAGCCGTTCACGAACAGAGTGAAACCATTTTCAAACGAAAGGTCCCGATCGAAGAACTCAAAACCATGTTTTTCTCGAATGTCAAAGAAAGCCCGGACCGCGAACCAAAGTTCAGAGTCAAGGTTGACACGGGTGTAGATGGTATGGTGAAGCCACACATCTACGATGAACAGCGTAATCCTATCCGCGACGAGTGTGTGAATGGTCTCTATTCAAGAAACTCGGGTACCGCCATCGTAGAGATTAACAGTGTGTATTTCTTGAACAAAAAGTTCGGTATCACATATAAGCTTTACCAGCTCGTTAAATACGAGCCACAAGCTCTTAAGGGGTTCCAGTTTATCGTCTAGTAAACATTTGTGGGACTTGTGTCACTGGCGTGACAACGCTTGAACCTGGTACATTTCTATACACGGGCGTGGGTCTATAATTTTTATTACCTCCACTCGTGTTCGCGTACACTGCACCCCTCGAAGTTTCATAAATTCTATGCTTTTGGGCGTCCAAATAATTGGTCGCCTTCGCTTGCACCTGATTTCTATAATTTTTCGCCTTTGCGATCGCCTCCTTCTTCAAATCATCGGCCATGTTTCTCGCTTTGGAGATAGCCTCCTTCTTGAGATCTTCAGCCTCTGATTTGACTTTGCGCGCCGCAGATTTAGCCATGCTTTTAGCCATACTTTTACCCAACATACCAGCAAGAGCCGCCATTTTACTATATATTTACTTAGAAATTAACAGGAGTTGATATATAGCCTGAGCTTCCTTGAGGAGCTTTCCCCGAAGCATCACATACTTTTCGGGCTTGATGCCCTGCTTTATCTTGGCGAGTTTAACGGCTTGGTTCCATTTAGTGAGAGACATCTCTTCTTATATTACATTTACATTTTCTTAATGAGCTTCTTGTAAGCCGAGGTACCAGCCTTTGGCTGGAGCTTGAAGCCGCTCTTCTTTGGCTTGAAGACCTTCACCATAGCCTTCTTACCTTCTTCTTCCATGCGTTCGAGCGCGGCCTTAGAGGCAGCCTTGCTCTTGATGGCGCCGTACTTGTCTTGGAACAAGTCCTTCTTGGTCAAACCACCAGTCGTCTTTTCCGCGGTACCGTGGAACACTTCAGCTCGGGATCCAAATGTCTTCATTGTATATACACTATACCCTGAAAATATTTCTAATCTCGCCGATGGAGAGACCCTCCGACCGACCGGGTAACTGCGTTTTAAGAGATTCGTCTCCTAACACGTCTGCGTACTCGTGGGATTTCCTGACCTGGAGCGCGACGATGGATTCGTCGACGCTCGGGAACGCGGCGTCACCCTTATAAATCAACTTTTTGACGTAAACCTCACGCGTTTGGCCGGATCTGTGACACCGACCGATGGCCTGAAGCTCCGTACCGGGGTTCCAAGATGGGCTCGTAATGTATACACGGGATGCACACTGGATATTGAGACCTTGACCACCCGCCTTGACCTGGATGAGGAAAACACTGTTCTGTGGCGCGCGGTTGAATTCGGCGAGTTGAGACTCGCGACGTTCTTTGGAACACGAACCGTCTATGCGAAACACAGGACACTCGAGTTTCTGCTGAATGTAGTTCATCTCACCCATGAATTGACAAAACACGAGGGTCTTCTCATCCGGGTGTTGTGAGATGAGTTCAAACAGGGTTTCCATCTTCTTGGACCTACCCATCCACGGTTCCATCTCTTCATCGAGCTTTTTGGACATACCGTCCAAGTACAATTGAGGCCAAATCATGGCTTGACGCGCTCGAAGGAAACACTCGAGAATGTCCATGTTATACATGGTCGCGTTCCCGTGCGTGCTCGCTCGCTTCATCATGTCACGGATCATTTCTTGTGCTTCGGAAAACACGTGTTTGTACATGGTTCTCTCTTCCGGGTACATTTCCAGTTCAACATTCTCGAAGTGACACTCTGGGATGTCACGTTTGTTCTTGGTCCTACGAAGAATGAACTTCGTGCGAACAGCCTCGAGGTTACACTGTACATCGATGCGGTCGATACCTATGAATGCACAAAGTGAAACGAAATCGTCCACGTTGTTAAACACGGGTGTGCCTGTCACGACCCATCGGTAATGGGCACCGAGTTGCATCGCCGACTTGAAACGTTTAGAACGTCTGTTTCTGATTTCGTGTGCCTCGTCGAGTATGATTCGTCCCCATCTCATTTTGTGTATCAAAGGATTTTCTTCAGTCAAGAGACTGTATGGACACACAGTGACATCGTGCTTCATAAAGTCTGTATGGTCTTTCGTTCGGTTCAATCCATCATACACAAACACACTGAGATGTGGAGCGAATTTGTGTATCTCGTTCTTCCATTGAGTCACGATAGATTTCGGTACGATCACGAGTGTGTTTAAAACACGGTTTTGTGTCATCACGTTTATAAGTTGGGCGGTCTTGCCGAGACCCATCTCGTCACATAAAAATCCACCCTTCGGTCCGCTCGAGGCACACTCCCGCTCGAGCATCCAGTTCACCCCCTCTTTCTGATGTTCGTAAAGTTCCATTTTGGTTTGATTTAGACATGGTTCGTGCTTACTTAGGTACTACGTTTCATTTAGACATGGTTTGTGGATTTGGATTTAAAGTAACACCATACTTTTTCGAATTTTAAAAACAAAATAAAAAAAAATATTTTTTTCGAAACTTTTTTTAGAAAAAAGAAATAAAAAAAATAATTTTTTTTTCTTAAAATTTTCTGAGAAATATTATGTATAAAAATTAATTTGTATATATTTTAGACATAGTTCCTATATAAAGTACGTCATTTGGTTTGACACTGTGTATCACCGTGATGTAGTTGACGAGATTTTTCACTTTAGACATGGTTTAGACATGGGTTGTGTATCTACTCCGTATTTTGGTTTCAAATAGACATATTTTAGTTTTGGAAAAGTAAAATTTTTAGTACTTTTTCAAAATAAAAACAAAATAAAAAAAATATTTTTTTCAAAACTTTTTTTCGAAAAAAGAAAGTGTAAAAAATATTTTTTTTTCTAAAAATTAAAAATACCAAAAAAACTTATAAAAATTTAATAATTTTATATATATTTTAGTATGTTATATTACTAATTAATTTTCTTCCATTTGAACTGGAGTGAGACATCTTCTACATTTGTTTGATTTTCTTCGCACCCAATTTTAATTTGGGCTACACCATCACCACTTGGTATTATCTCACCGACCACCTCAACATGTTCCCATGGTTCACCTTCATCCGTTTTACCTCTCGCTAAGTGTCTATATTCCGTGACGTGTACACCACCCTCGATTCTAACACACCTTGGATGAACATCGCTACCAAACGTGACGCTGCCAACTTCACCCTCGAGCTTCGCATTTGGATCATTGACATCGACTTCAATTTTTTTCACGAGTGACGTGCATTGACAATCGCTATAGATATCAATCTTCATGGGCTTTGTAGACGCGAGTGCATACTTGTCATTAGTCTGTTCTTCTTTGCTGGCACTCAACACGGTACTCGTATCCATGTTAGTGACTACCATATCCTTTATGCGTGGACCAGCCGTTTCCTTTTTAGGCAAGTTCTTTACCGCACTCGAAACCGCACTCACACCTTTAGCGGTGCTCCACATGGACGATAAACAACAACACAGACAACACACACCTATGATGACAAAGAAGCTCGTCACGAGTCCCATACCCTTTTTGACCACGACTTGACCAGGTGCTGGTGAGTTCATATTATTATACGTATACATAATAATATGATTTAATCGAAATCCACATAGTCGTCGTCGGAGTCAGACTTGATTTCACACGGTGGCGGGGGTCCTTCTTCCTTCTTCTTTCTGGGACCCCGCGTTTTCTTCACCGGTTCTTCTATCCCATGTTCTCTGTGATACAATACCTTTTGCCAAAACTCTTCCATGATTGGAAAGTACTTTTCAAACCACCCTCTATCACGTTTCACGTTGACGACCACAAACTCTTCTGGTTTCGGCCAATTAAAATCGGCATTCTTATATTGAATGAAATCACACTCTTCCAGATCAAGCACTTCCATACAAAGTTGCAACTGAGGCATATAATGACGCGGAACTTCTGGTAAAATTTCGCGGGACAGTGGACACTTGATTTCCACAAGCTTTCCGCTCTCCGTGATACCATCGGGCGAACCACCGAGCCACGGGTGTTTTGGGTGTGGTTCGAGACCAATCTCGTGTACGACCTCATTGTGTCTCTGTTCATAGAGAATACGCGCTTCGTCTTCGTATTTGTTACCGTGTGCACACGCACCCATAGTATCAACAAAGGGCTTGCCCTTACCACATTTTTTGAGAAGAAGATCGAATGGTTTCTCGTATTTGTTTTCTCCTATGGCTGTGGCGCAGTCACTCGCCGTGAGCATGTTTTTTCTCAAGTCGAGCCATTCTTGCGACCTCTGTTCCGCATACGTTTTACTTATTAACTTCGCGACGTTTGGGTGCATCCTAAAGTGTATTACAACCTACTTTTTAAGCATATCAAGCGGCACATATCCACAAATTCGTGTATGGGCATATCATTTTTTGCTTGGTTGACATACCAACATACAAAGTGTAAGTTATCTTTTGTATAACCCTTTCCAGGATATTTTTGATCTGGTGATATGTTTGTGTGACACGTTCTAGAATCACAATTTTTACCATTTCGTTCGTGCGTCATTTTTATACCGGTCATGCTACATGCACCATTTTGTTTATCATATATATCCAACCATTCATCGAAACTCATATCAAATGGAACTTTATTTTTTAATGATCTCCTTTTAGCATTCGTATATAATTGTAATATAAAATTACGTGAATTCCTTGAATAATAGTTCGTAGATCTATTAGAACTACATGTCTTACATCTGGAATCAATGCCATTAAGACGCTTTGTATCAGAATAAAATTCGGATGCGGGTTTTATAATATTACACGTGCTACATATCTGTGGTTCATTTGTTCTTTTATAATGTAGGCTTCTTCTGTATTTGTTTCTACATGGATTACAGTATGACGAGTAACCATCTACGGTGCTTCTATTTTTAGTAAATTCACAAACAGGCTTATCTTCTTTACACCTTCCACAAAAACTAGTATCCCTCATAATTAATTATCACAACCTACTTTTTAAGCGACTGATTCTATGACGTAATATTCTAGACGTGCCATCGCACGGCGCACCCAACCTTTTACACTCCTCTATTAATGCCTCCTTTGAATACTGTTTGGGTGTTCTAGAGTGTCTAAAAAACAAACTCACCGCTACGAACAACACGGGAATATTCATCGTTTGTTACAAATTGGGTAGAAAAAATATTTGGCCGCATTCTGCTCGGCTTGTTTTTTGTTCTTCGCAAATCCCCGACCAAGAATCACGTCGTTGACGTACACATCTACACAAAACGTACCGTTATCATGTGATATCACTCGATAATCGGGTAATGGATGTCCGTGTGTTTGACAATACCGCATTAAATGGTCCTTGTAGTTATCATCCACCATGATAGCGCGCATGTCTACGAGTTCCGGATTCTCATAAATATTTAAAATGAACCGTTTCGCGTGTAACAACCCCAAATCCATGTAAATGGCCCCGATGAATGCTTCAAACACGTCTTCTAAAATTTTAGGATTTTTGAACCACTCGTTACGCATACCCTTCTCGTCCATTTGGATCCATTTATACATCTCCAACTTCATGGCAATCTTCGCGAGTGTTTCTCCGCGCACGAGCTTTGTTCTCGCCTTCGTGAGAAAGCCTTCTTTCTGTTTTTCATACCTGTCAAACAAAAATTTGGTGATGACAAAACCTAACACGGAGTCACCAATAAATTCTAGTGTCTCGAATGATTCTAAGTTTTCATTCTCCTTCACGGCAGATTTGTGAGTAAAAGCTTTTTGGTACAAATCTATCTTAGATATCTTTGTACCAACAAGGATTTCGATCGATTCCCTATCGATAATCATTTATTGTTTTTTATGATATATTTTTTAAGCCTTTTGTTCAACCTTGGTGTAGTGTGGGCTCAAGTACTTTTGCAAGTTCAAGAACGTGATTTGCGTGTCCGCAGGTGGTTGAAGAAGATCGCGGAGCTTGTCGTCAAGAACAAGAACGCGACCGTTGTCTGGGTGCTTGAGACCCTTTTCAGTAACGTACGCGTTAATCGCGCGGGTAACGAAGCTCCGGGAGACAAGCTTGTCGGCTTCGACACCGAGAAACTCAGCGAGCTTTGGAGAGATAGCTTGTTCGCGGTTGAAGCCGTTGTTCTTCGCGCGGGAGGCAGCCTTGGTTCCGTCTGGGTCGTCTTGCTTGGCCTTGATCTTACGAACGATCTTGGTCAAGGACTTGACTTCGTTACGGAGGGCAGCAATTTCGGTGAGGACAGTTTCAAGAGACATCTCGTTTTATGTCTTACTTAGGTATCACATCTTTAAGCTTGTTGCGACGAGTGTTAACAACACAACAACAAGTAGCATCATGACAGGAGTTTTTAAGTCCATCTGTGGAATTCTGCGCCCCTCCCCGTATGTGTTTACACACCCACCAACACAGCAGTCTGGGTTGGTACATGGAAATATGTATCCATTTGCTTTCACACCACATATGTGTTTCGCCTCATCTTCTATGTATGAGTAGCATCTACACTCACTGCAAGACTTCATAATATTATGTGATATATTAATAACATGGACGAGACGGAGTATTCTCCGGGAGTCATAAGTAGGTTCAGGAAGAAAAAGCTGTTCCACAATGACCCCGTTCTGAAAAAGTTTTACGACGCAGACAACGTCTCAAAGTTCAGAGCGAGAGCCCACAGGCTCCACAAGGACAAGGATTTCAAGGACTTTGCGGGTGTCATCATTACAGATGCGATACGGTACGATCTCTACGCGGTGATAGACGAACTCACGGAGTTCATGAATCCAATGGGCGACTTGATACTTTCTGGGGGTGATGCGGTCAATTCGTACCTTGATCCAAAGGATAGAATCATGACGCTCGACATAGACACAAAGTTTGTTCCCAGATTCAAACCAGATGAAAAGTTTTTCGGCAAACTTCAGGCTGTCAAACTCTTGTTGTGGAACAAACTGGGTGAAATCGCGAAACGCATAAACACCAAATTCGCGAAGATATGCTACGACAAGAGAGGAAAACCAGGTAAATTCATAGGTTTCGGTTATGCAAAAACTGGACCATACGTCACGCGAAGATATTCACTCATTCCAAAGAAGAAGGGTGCATCCAAGGGTCCAGACACACTCGCAGACATTGAACTGTTTACGCTAGACATGCGTGTTCGCATGTTTTCGCCAAAGACTGGAAGAATAGAAGACGTGAACATGGGTGGTATGCTCGACATAGCCTTCATGCGACCAAAGGAGTTTGGTTTCGATGTCGGCGACGAGCGAGTTCAAGCGCTTGATATTTTCAAGATCACAGGCAAGTATGTTATCGGTAAGTTCGATAACATTAAATTGGCATCCAAGAAGTTCTTGATAGAAGACGCATACACCATGCAAAAACTCGGCCTCCGCCCTCCAGAAAAGAAAGAAAAGGATAGAAACAGAATGATCAAACTCGCGAAGCTCGTGACCCGGAAGAGAATTCTTCCAACTGATTCGATGGAGGACATCATGAAAAAGGTAGGCATACCACTCAGCAAGAAACCAAAAGTTCATTCCAATTTCAAGAAGGTGGGTGTTAAACAGGCGACAAAGATAAATCCAAGAAAGTATGAGAAGTTTACCACTACACCAGACCCAGATAAGCTATCAAAACAATACGTGTTTGGGCTCAAGGCGTCACAAAATGTTGGTAACATTTCGGGATACTCCAGGACACACGGAAACATGCGATTCAACACAGAGAAACTCGATTGGGTGAAGAACAACTCCAATTCATACGTTAAAAATGAGTTTAACTACAGACCAAAACGCCCTCTTCCACTCCCACCAAAGCTAAAGATGGAAGAAACACTCTACGGTTTCAAACCAGTCCGTGATTCTTGGGTTCCCAGACAGGTGTTACGTAAATCAGCCACTATACCATTTGTAGGGGTTAAAGATTTGAACCGTATATGACCTATAAAATGATTTACGGATCCCTCTCCAAAGGCGAAGACGGCCTCTACCACGTGAGCGCGCTGACCGAAGAAAAGAAGCGTTGCTATGTCCAGGTGAAGAATGTGAAGGTCGTTGACGTAGACACGGATGTCACGTTTGACCTCTCCAACGCGGTTGGTGTCGATAAGGTTGAAGCCATCCACGCGAAGAACGTGGAATCGGCCATCGAAAACAGCAAGACTTGGTTCGGTAAGCAGCTTCCAGAACAAACCATCAACAAGGTTTACACGAAGGAAGACACGCTTTCTGCGGATCGCATTGGTGCCACCAAGGTTTTCGACGCGAAGAAAGAGCTCGCGGACTTCGAGGCGCTGACTCCAGGCACCGAGTGCTCGGTCATGCTCGAATACGCGGGTCTTTGGTTCGCGAAGAAGGCTTTCGGTCCAACCTGGAACCTCGTTCAGGTGAAGCTCAACCCAGTTCCAGAGCCAACTCCAGAACCAGAGCCAGAACCCGAGGTTGTCCCAGAACCAGAACCAGAAATTGAGGCCTACCCAGACGAAATTGTGATTGAGGACGATGAATAAAAAAATTGTTTCTATATATAAAAGATGAAGATGAAGATGAAAAAGGTCACGCCCCGCCAGGCGCTCATCGCCCTCGCCATCGCGGCCGTTATCTACCTTATGGTCGTGAACAACCGTTCCACCTACAGCGTTAAGGACAAGGAATACGCTATGATCGGCGGCATTGATGCCGTCGGTCCATCCGCCGAAGCTGGCGTTGGCTGCGAAATGAAGGCGGGCACTGGCCTCGCCTCTTCTTTGTTGCCACGTGAAGTCGCGCCTCAGGAGGATTTCGGTGAGTTTGCCCCAGATGACATTCTCTCCGGCCAAAACTTCCTTGAACCACGTCAACAAATTGGCTTCCCAGAAACCATCGGCGGTGCTTTGCGCAACGCGAACCAACAAATCCGCGCGGACCCACCAAATCCAAAGGACGCTTTCGTGTGGAATAACTCTACTATCGCTCCAGACACCATGCAACGCAGTTTGTGCGCGTAAACTTAAAGAAATAAGGTATTAGGTATATATAAAATGTCTCAAGTCCCGTCAGACGAACTCTCAAACAGCGTCTCTAAGTTGGTTGAATTGAACAAGCAAATTACAGAAGCCCGAGAAGATATTAAGATCCTCGTTCAGGCCGAAAAGTCCCTCAAATTGCAAGTGAAGAAGCTCATGATGGATAACGGTCTCGATGCCATTAACCTCAAGAAGGGGAAGATTTCCGTTCGTAAGAGCTCCAGAAAGACTGGCCTTAACAAGACCACCGTCATGGAAGGTCTCATGAACTACTTCAAAGGTAACGAGCAACAAGCCGAAAGTGTGTTAAAGGCTATACTCGATAACCTACCAGTAAAGGAATCTACCTCACTTTCCCTGACTGGAATCAAGGATCGAAAATAATGGTGTGGAATGAATACGCCCATGCGGCGGAACGCATGAGTGATAACGAATACAGTGATGACGATGAATACGAAATTCAAATGAATAAACCTCTTCACATCGACGATTGGGGAGGACATTTCGACAATGATCTTTGGTGGATGTGGAATCTACTCAAGACGTACCTTCACGACAGGTATCTCGAACACCACGTTCTCAAAGATGCCAAGTATCACGATTTTATCGAATTTTGTTACCGTTTTTCAGATGATAGAGCCATAGAATTATAATATGATATAATATAAACATGCTTCCAGATATCACCTCCCAAAAAGTTGCCATCCCAGCCGCCCTCTTCCTCGCGCTTAGCCCAGGTATCATCCTCAGAACCGATGGCACCAGCATCAAGTTCCGCAACGGTCTCACCGGTCGCACCGCGGTCTTGTTCCACGCGCTCGTGTTTTTCCTCGCATACTCGATGATCGCGAAGGCTATGGGTCTCGTCCTCACCAAGACTGACCTCATCGTCACCACGACTTTGTTCTTGGTCTTGAGCCCAGGTATGTTGCTCACCTTGCCACCAGGCTCTAAGGGTGTCTTCACCTCCGGACAAACCAGCCCAGCGGCCGCCCTCGTCCACGCCGTCGTTTTCGCGCTCGTGTTCGCTCTTTTGAGAAAGCAATTTCCTAAGTACTATTAGGTGACCGTCCATGAAATATTTAGCGATAGGTCCGGGTGCGATGGGCATCTTTGCGATGCTCGGACACCTGAAGACCATAGAACATAGATTGGTCGACGTTCAAGAAATTTCGGGTGCTTCCGCGGGTTCCATACTCGCTTTGATGTTAGCACTCGGGAAAAGCGTCGATGACATCATAGACACATCATTAAGGTTGAACATTTCAGATTTAGTGAAATTGAATTTGAAATGTTTTTTACACAAATTTGGTCTCGTGGACCTTGAGCCCATGAGAAGGAAACTCGTTGAGATATGTGGGTGTGATCCCACGTTTAGCCAACTCGGAAAGAAGATACACGTGTCTGCATTTTGCGTGAACACGAGCACGACCGATTACTTTTCAGTCGATACACACCCGGACATGAAAGTGTTCGATGCCGTGTGTATGAGCATCGCCATTCCATTCGTGTTTTCATCGAGGGAATACATGAATAAGACGTACGTCGATGGCGGTACCGTAGAATCTTTACCACTCGCCCCATTTTTAGATAAACCACCACACGATGTCTATTGCATACAGATAAAGTGTAAGACGAAATACATAGAAACCATAGACAATCCACGCGCTTTCGCAGAAGCACTCATCATGGCGAATTTAAACAACCGATACGACTACACACTCACGTATCAGGTGAACAAAATCATAGACGTAGATGATATGGATATATTTGATTTCAACATGTGTTACGAGGACAAAATACGAATGTACTTAATGGGTGCTTCGTAATTTTTTGTTGGTTTATATCAATATGGACGCGTGCGATCCGAGGATTGACATAAAAAATCTAAAAAAGCTCGTGAAGCAAAACACGGGCGCCGAGCTCAACCTCACACGGAACCAAATTTGTAATGCGTACTCCGCCATCCAGGACGGCAAACTCCCCCTTCCACCTTTGGTCTTGTCTAAAGATGGCATGTACATGACCGACAGAAAGTCACCACTGACTCCAAAGGAGTTTGAGACTCTTTTTGCATCCACGTCTACCGTCACGCAGCTTAAACGCGTTGCGCGTAAAGCGGGGCTTTCCGGATACGATAAGATGACCAAGGCGCAGATAATCGACGCAGTCGTGTCTGTTTTGAAATCCAAGAACGTTCACGAACCCATTCGACTCCACATTAGACCACCAAAGGCGTCCAATCGCCGCGTTTCCGTAAACAATAACAACAACAATTATCCAAGCAACTTCAACGTGAATAACAGGAATGGAAACGGTGTTCGTAACGTGAAACGTAATGAAAATTCGGGAAACAACGAAAATACGACGCTCGGTAACATTTCTCGTGAATCGGAATCTCTTGGTAACAATAACACACGAAGAAACGAAAACAACAACACGCGAAGAAATGGAAACAATAACAACAGACAGCCACGTAGAAGTGGGAGTTATTACGAAGCCGCCGTTCGTGAACGCGCGCGTGAAAATAACGCGAACGCGCGAAGAAGAGAAAACAACCGTTTCAAGACTTTGGTAGGTGCACTCGGTGCGAGCAGAAAACCTAGCAACAATAACAGACTCACGCAACTCTTGAAGCGTTCCGGTACTACAAATAAAAGAAATGTCAGTTCACCAGAAAACACTAAACGCAAAACGATCGAAAAATTAGTGCAGTTTCAAGCGAAAAAGGCGAAGGGCCTAAATAGCGACCCTGCAGTGAAAGTCGAGTTTCTTAAAGAAAGTGCCAAACACATTCAAGGAGTGAAAGATGGAAATATTTACAATTCACAAGCTATGGCGAACATTTCTAGAAATTTTGATCAATACGAGCAAAAAGCACTCGCTAGAAAGGGAACTGCAGAAGGTCAAATTAAAACTATCAAAGAAAGTTACGTAAATAGTTTAAATAACAAAAGAATAAAAGAAAGGGCGTCTAGTATATTAAATTCGCGCGGTGTAAGTGGATTGAAAAACCTTAAACAATTAAAAGAATTGGATGAAAAAATGAAGGAATTATCAGAAAACAACAAAAAGCAATATTTAAACGGATTTAAAACCAAGAGTTCCAACAATATACAATCTATAATAAATAAAATTAATGCGAGAGAAAAAACTGTAAATGTTGCGACCCAGACAACAAATAATGGAACTCAACCAGCGAATAGCAATAACAGTAAGCCAGTGAATAGCAAGCCAGTGAATAGCAAGCCAGTGAATAGCAAGCCAGCGAATAGCAAGCCAGCGAATAGCAAGCCAGTGAATAGCAAAAAAGTAAATAACACTAAAAACAACAATAACAATAAACCACCAATGTCATTTAACAATATAATTAATGAAAAGTTGAATTCTTTTAAAAACAAGCGAAATTCCCAACAAAATCAAAAGAAAAACGGAAATGGGAATGCCAATCAAATTAAACTCTTAAAAACCGAAAAGGAAGAGCAGAATAAGGAAATAGCAAACTTACGCAGAAAGTTAAACAATGCATCTTTGACCGTTAAAGAAAAAAATGCGATACAGGAACAGCTCAATAACTCCATAAAGAACAGAAACAATCTTACTAATCGTTTGAGAAAAGCAGAGTCTGAAAAGATGGAGTACATGCGCGAAATGAATACTTTAGCTGGTAATGTTAGAAACATTACCAAACAAAAAGAAAACGCAAACGCTGAAATTCAAAGTCTTAGAAACAAGTTACAAACTAACAAAAATCTATCAAACGGTGAAAAGAGGGCTTTACAAGAACAGCTCAATAACTCCATAAAGAACAGAAACAATCTTAATAATCGTTTGAGAAAAGCAGAGTCCGAAAAGATGGAGTACATGCGTGAAATGAATGCTTTAGCTAATAATGTGAGAAAAGCAAACACTGAAATTCAAAGTCTCAGAAACAAGTTAAAAACTAATAAAAATCTATCAAACGGCGAAAAGAGGGCTTTACAAGAACAGCTCAATAACTCCATAAAGAACAGAAACAATCTTAATAATCGTTTGAGAAAAGCAGAGTCTGAAAAGATGGAGTACATGCGTGAAATGAATGCTTTAGCTGGTAATGTTAGAAACATTACTAAACAAAAAGAAAACGCAAACACCGAAATTCAAAGTCTTAGAAACAAGTTAAAAACTAATAAAAATCTATCAAACGGTGAAAAGAGGGCTTTACAAGAACAGCTCAACAACTCCATAAAGAACAGAAACAATCTTACTAATCGTTTGAGAAAAGCAGAGTCTGAAAAGATGGAGTACATGCGTGAAATGAATGCTTTAGCTGGTAATGTTAGAAAAGCAGAGTCTGAAAAGAAAAATGCACTAAGAGAACAAGAAACAAAATATCTGGAAAGAATAAATAATCTCACTAGAAGTTTGAGTAATACAGTTTATAAAAAAAATCGAGAATTGAATAAGGTTAAAAACCTCGCAATAACACAAAAAAACGAAAATGCCAAAACCATAGCCAAACTTACAAAACAGATTGAAAACGCTACACAGAAAATAGAATCGGCCAATGCTCAATTCGAAAAACAAACTGAAACCATACGGAAAGCTTCAAAAGAAATTGAAACTCTTAGAGGGCAATTACAAGGTGTAATGGGTAATAAATCCAAGGCCTTGCAGAATCTAGAACAGAAACACCAAAAAAACATGATGACACATATAGCGCGGGTAAACAAGTTAACATCTAATGTACGGGCTAGAAATGAAGAAATAGCAAAATTACAAGAACAGGTGCGTAAATCTGGTGCAACAAGCCTATGGAAAGGTGCGGCGGCAAAAGGTTTGAGTAAAGAGCTCATAAAAACGAGAAAGACTTTGACTAACATAAAGTCACAGAATATTGTACCACCTCAAACTATTTCTAAAACAATAACTGCTGTAAACAATAACATACGAAAATTACAAACCGGAGTTAATAAAAAGCGTGTGTGGAACCAATCTAAATTTGGTGCCCTTAGACCCAATACCAGACAAGGTATAAACTATGGAAAACCCAGTCCCACTTTTAGAGGAACTACCGCCACCGGTGGTACATCCGCTTTACAAAACGTAATGAAAACCACCGGAAATATGAGAACAAAACTCACAGAAAAACAAAAGAAAAATGTGAGTAAGTCTAAGATAAATGCACTCAAACACATTGGATTTAAAGATAAAGTTATGTACAAACGGCGTATAAATAGTGGTCAAAACCACACGATGATTCTAAAAAATGCGACGAATAGAAATAAAAAGTTAATGTTACAAAAGGGTCTAACACAATTATAATCTAACCCATAGTATATGTCCGCCTACGCCCAAGAACCCTGTGAATTCATTTACCGTGTCTCTTCCTTAGAAAAGGTCGTCGATGGAGACACGATAGATGTCACCATCGATCTCGGTTTCGATGTTTGTACGAAACAAAGAGTGCGTTTGCTCGGTATCGATACCCCAGAGTCGCGCACACGTGATTTAGATGAAAAGAAATTTGGTCTTCTCTCCAAGAAGAAACTCAAGGAGTGGTGTCTCAAGGCCGTAGAATCTGAGAAGGATGATATAGAGATCGAACTCAGATGCCCGGAAAAGGACTCACGTGGGAAATTTGGTCGCATTTTGGCGGAGGTGTGGGTATCCGAAGACGGACAATGGACCAACGTCAATAAGTGGATGTGCGATGAAGGATACGCCGTGCCTTACGTCGGTCAAAATAAGGCGGAGGTCGAAGCGCTTCACATGGCGAACCGTGAAAAGTTGCGCGCTAGAGGTGATATTTAGATTCACGCACCCACAGATTACAGATCCACTTTTCACCACTCTCTACCGGTTCACCACCATGTAAAGATTTGCGATTCACGTAGCCCCACGTATTTAGCGTGTCAAACAAAAGTGCGTCACCCTTGTTTAGTCTATATGACTTATTTAATTCGGGAAAAGATGTTTTTCCACCTTCATACTCATCATTCAAGGCGAGTATGAATGTGTACTTTCTTTTATTCGTGTGTTCCATGTTTGCATCTTGGTGGGGACTATAAAACCCACCCGGTTTGTACCGAAGGACCTGAAGACTCTCGCAGTTATCGCAATCTTCCATACCGATGTGTTTCAAACACCGGTGTGCTATGTCGTGTATTCTCTCATCATCTAGACCTAACCACGCGGTTTCACTCTGTCGTATTCTGTAATCAACGTTTCGGTCGTCAGATACGGTAGACACTTTGAGTTCCGGTTCAGCCTTAGATTTTATGTATTCGCACTCTTCGTCGGTTAACACACCTTCTATGACTCTGGGGTGTTTATATCTGGGAAATAAGAGTACAAATACAAGTAAAATGATGATCACAATGACTAACATCTAATATCTACCGAGAAATATATAACGAGGCACTTGACACGTGTATCTGCTTCGTATGCCGTTTATCACGGAGTTCGTGTACTTGGCGAGTTCGTACGCCGTATCTAGCACGTACTGTTCTTTTTCTGGATCTATCAACCATTGTCTCAATAGATCACCACCCGTATCGGCAAACATCTGGTAAATGTCACGTATGTCTCCGATCTTATCGTTGTACTTGTCCCGTCTCTGAAGCTCCTTTTTGAGCTCATCGTCGGTCATTTGATTCATGAGGTATGCGATTCTCAAATTGAGATTGTCTCCGTACGTGAATCCGTATTTGTACGCCAATTGATACTCCACAGTTCCAACAGCTGTATTGAGTGCCAATATTTCGGGTGTCGCCGCGTTATCCAAGAGCTCCCTAAATGTCGGTCGTCCACCACACGGAATGTCTCCATGCTCCCGTGTCCTCGATTTAAACTCGAAATAGTGTGGATTGTGTACACGTCCCTTCTCTATGGCCCCAGTTCTCCAATCGAACGCCGTTTGACACGTGGTACACCACATTTGCGCACATCCATCTATTTTGTGTATCATCGTGCTACATTTTGGACACGGTTTCGTGTCTCTCTTCAAAAGTTTCATGGTCTTCACGGTGTCCGGGTCACACGTGTGCCCTTCCACACACTCTTCGTTACACATGTCACAAAATGAGGTCTCGCAGATGCCACATTTCCACATTTCGTCCAAGAATCCGCGACACTCTTCTTTGGGACACCCGCGTGTAAATTTGACCGCTCTATCCGTAGAATCTACGGGTGTCGTGTTTAATTCGTGTAACTCCTGTTGAATTTGCTCGTACGCCCACGTCGCGAATTCTACCATTTTCAGATAACTCTCAATGTATAAACCACCCGTCTGAACGGCTATCTGATACTTGCGCCTCGTGCGTAGATACAGATTTGATATATTCTTTTGCATGGCGTGTAATCTCCGACGTCGCATAATTCGTTGGACCTGTGGTTGCGTCTCGGGCATGCGACTCAGTTCTCGCTCATACAAAATCTGTTCGCGGTGTTTCTTGTACTCATGGTTTCTGAACCTTTTGGTACAAAAAGAGTCTACGAATTCACGGTTGTGTGCCTTTTTACAACTCATGCAGTGCGGATCTTCCGTCGTAGAGAGTAGATACGTTTGGGTACACGATCTACACGATTCGAAATCACAGAAAGGACAGCATACTTTTTTGTGATTTGTTTTGTTATAACGTTCACAACAAACACCACACGTCATCATGTACTTTTTGGTGTTCTCTTCTTTAAACTAGTGGGCTTAGACGCGGGCTTTCCTTGAAGAAGGCGCTTGACTTCCGAGAAAAGTTTGACGTACACGGGCTTACCTGAATTTTTTTCGCGCGCGATGAATTGGTCGTAAATTTTGAGTTCCTTGTTGAGCGTACTCTTTCCGGTACTGATCGCATGTTTCGACTGTTTCACGAGACCATCTATCCCCTTCTTGAAACGAGGGCTCGAGGCGGAGGTTATGTTTCTGACGTCGACGAATGGGACGGGAGACATCCTTACATTTTATTAAGAAATAATTTCTACTGAGATCGGACGAATACAAATCCTTCTATTGTGCAAGTTCGCCATGCTCACCACACTCTTTTCACTTTGCATCTCTTTCACGATGAGATCTAACTCACTCTTGTGCATGTCACAACGATTAAACAGGTTCATGTATATCATGTTACCGTAGACGTGCCAAGTCGTCTCATCTTCTACGACGTTCCATATGCGCGTACACTGTTTGGTATAGTCTAAGGTTGGGTAGTATTCTTCATCGCCGTGTTCTACTCGACACTCATATAGGTCGTACGTCATCTTGATCATCTTTGCCTCGGACACGTCGAGGGGTTTCTTTTTTCCACCGATGGCTTCGGCGAACTCCTTGTACTCCCCGTCTTGGAGGGAGTACTTTTCTTGGAGCTTATCGAGGAGGCCGAGTAGATGGTGTCTGTCCATTTTGAGTTAGTTTTGAGTGTACGTGTGATGACTTAGGCATCATTCACCCATCAGATAACTAAAAGAACGCTTGAGTTTTTTGAATGGCCACCACCACATGTTGCTTAAAACTAAGAGACATTTAAAAAGTATGGTGGAAGAACTTGCCACAGAGATATATTCTCAACTGGGACCCGGATACAGTGAGAGAGTATATCACAATGCGATGGAAGTGCTTCTTCGTTCGAAGAACATTCCCTACGAATCGGAACGCATAGTCCCGATTCCGTTTAATGGACATGTGATTGGAAATTTGAGGGCGGACATCATCATTAATAACGAGACTGTCCTCGAGTTCAAAACGATTAAAACCTTAAATGACGCGGCTGAGATTCAGGGTCGTAACTACCTTCGCTTGACTGGGTTGAAGACTGCGTATCTGATAAACTTTCCTCCGTTTCCGGATCGTCAGTGTGAAGTTCGGCGTATCTCATTGCTAGAATGAAGGGAAATAGACGCGCGAGGTCTTTGTAACTCTTGAGTGTTTCGTCGTAATATTTCTTAGGATCTTTCATTTCTTTAGTCAGGATTTCATTGGCTTTGTTTAGGTGAAACGTCGCTTCGTCTACACAAAACTGTTCGTATACATTCATTACGTTTTAGAGTACCCTTTTCTTTAAATTGTGGGTATGTACTCCCATCTTAGATCATGACATATCTTCTTCCATATCACGTCTTGTTGGTACAGCTTCTCCTTACTCTTGAGTAGGGGGAAATACTGCAAATAGGAATCTTCACTCAACAACTCACAAAATTTGTATAACACGTAACTATAGGAAAGGAAATTGCGTCTGTATGAAGGGCAATTATCGTCGAATGGCTTTTGTATGTCCTTAAACATGATACGAAGACGCTCCTCGAGTTCTTGTGGCATCTTAGGAGGCTTTATACCACTGAGGATGTTGGTGATGTAAGGTACGTGCTCGTAATACTTATTAAGTTTGAGCTTTTTGAGAAGACTTCGCACTCGTGCGTGTGTGATTTCCTCGAGTGACTTTATCTTAATCTTTTTGAGTTCAGTTCGCAGTTGTTCTATGACCTCTTGTGGTATGTTCGTGGTCTCTTGCGCTTGGAATTGAGACAACCATTCATTAAAGTGATTTTCACGTTTGTATGAATAGTTCACGATCTTCTCCGATGTTTCTTGTTCTTCCCGGTACGTCAATTCTTCGCTAATCAAGGATGCTAAAATGAGACCGCAATTGTCACACACAAGTTCACTCGTATCGGCAAAGTGGAATATATTGCTATCGGGACACGTGGGACACGTGTCTGCCTTCTTCTCGACCTTCTTTTCCACAGTCATGTTTTCTACGTCGGCTAGGTATTCGTTGAATATATCTTTTCTCTGTAGACCCGACGTTTCTTTACAATTAAAGATATTGTCAGTACTGACTTCTACATCTATGTCTTCCGTGTACTGCTTCATGTACGGCATACACTTTATGATGTAGTCAGACATGTCCCGTTCGTATTCCGAACGGTTTCGGGGGTCATTTTCAATAGACTGTTTCCATGCGTCTATTTTGTTGTTATATCTACTTAAAAAATTTCCCTCCATAATTTAATTAGAATGCTACGCAATCTTTTAACTACCGTAATCATATGGGTTTACGATGTTTACAAAAATTTTGTAGCTATTCCAAATTACCGCATTCAACGCGCGGCGATGGAATATTTTACCGATAATGACAAGGAATACGAGGTAGATGGCGAATTTTGGGAGGGTGAGTCTAAAAAGTGGGACGGGTTGTTCGATGAACACTACGCTGAATTACAAGACATAAACTACAGGAAAGAGACAGTTCCAGCAAACGTCAAGAAGACGATCATCAGGGTCAAATACTGGTACAATGATAAGTTGTACAAGTACTTGACGTACAAAACACAACACGAATGGCCACCACCCAGCGAACCGGGTATGGTGTTTAGCATTCCACTCACGTCTGCACATCTCGTAGACACGGACGATAAGCCCGTCAAGGATATTTTAGGAAAGATAAAGCGGTACGCCGGACCCAGAGGTGATTTTCATGGAGAAAAGGTCCGCATACGCGACATGCTTTACTACGACGAAGAAACACTCGCCACCATGTATCCAAGCATTCGGTTGAAGAATGTGTTTGGTAAGACTAAAACAGTCAGTACACTCGATGGGTACGTTACTGATCTTCGAGTTCTTTAGTGGCGAGGTAGAACTTCAAATCACCTAAATTGGCAACGTTATACTTTAATATGAGGAAACGGTTGTTATCCTCTTGCATGATTTGCACGGTCGAGCACATGCTCGTCGCTTTCGTGAAAATGTTCATGTACCGAAGGGAATAGGTACCACATATGCGTGGACTCTCTTCCGTACACTGGATCTCCGTCTCTTGATTCGCGAAATCACCTTCACACTTCAAACGAAGAACTTTACCGTCTCGCGTGATTTCTATGTCACCCCCGATGTTATACATGTCGCGACAAATCCTTTGGAAATCTACGGAAGGCATCGGTGTCACGGTAGTCATGTTCATCTCTGGAACCTCGATTTGGTTTTCGTTAATATCGAGAAGCTTGAGTGCAAACTTGGTCGACGTCTTCTTGGTTTCGCTGTGAATTTCAATGTTCATGAATTCCCTAGAATCAATGCTAATCATGAGGACATCATTGTTCGTGATAGATTTGAGTAGCTTGAACGTGTTAGACACGTTGATACCCGCGACGATCTCGTTTTCACACTCATACTCTTCAAAATTATCCGAAGAGAGAAACATGTCGACGAGAGACGTGCGCGCCGTGTCGAGTGTGGTGATGTACACACCACTTGGCTTGAAATAGATATTTACGTCATTGAGTATGTCTTTTAGTACCTCGAAAGTCGATTTTATAGCACTCGCCTGTATCGTAGCGAGCTTCATGCCTAAAACACTCCCTATTTCTTTATGCCTGTGTTATAGGCCTGGGACACGTCACGGTTTATCTTTTCCTCGAGTTCGGGTGTCATCGCGGGTTGGAGTGCGCGCCCGTAATCGTCCAAACTAAAAATATCCGAATTGGATTCTCCGTCGAACGTGGTCATGGAACAGTTACCGAAACCACACGTGCCTATGTCATCCACTGGGAGAAGTGACTCGAGCCAGTTTCGTATCTCGTTTCCTACTAGCATTTTGCCATTCTTCGTGAGCATCGTGGGTACGCGGTTTATCTTGTGTGCGTACTGCGGTGGGATACCTTTGAGATTCACATTGTGGTAACTCACCAATTGCGCCAACTGTGGGTGTCTTTTGATGTAGTCGATGAGATCTAGACTGTGACTACACTTTGGACTGTATATCAGAAGCGACATCTATTAAATTATGGGACTAAAAACTTTAACTTAAACAGGCGCGGTTCACATAATATTCTGGGTACATCGTATAATGAAGAAAAAAGTCATCATCCCCATTCGGTCAAATGGTAAGTTGAGTGAACACGGGTACTACGACGTTCGCGATAAAACTGAACTCGCCAGGCACCGCGCGTTGGCGAAGGTCATCCGTGCCGGTGAACCACCGCTCGGTCTGTTCAGACGTTTGAACGTTCTAATGATACTGTTCCGAACCACAGATCCAAAACTCTCTAAAATTTTTAAGGCGGATCGAAATTGGGTGAAATCCAAATATATGTAAAACTAAAATAAAAAAAAATATTTTTTTTTGAAACTTTTTTTAGAAAAAAGAAAGTAAAAAAATATTTTTTTTTCTAAAACTTTTTTTCGGGACTTATATTAATGCGGATACTGTATTTGCTACTGTTGATTCTACTCGTACTCTTTTTGATGTCCAGGACAGAGAGGTTCTCTACTAAGACGAAGACGAGTGACATAGACGAAAATGTGCTCGACCTCACGGAATATAGACGCATCGAAAACGTCAAAGTGTCGAACGATGTCATGGAAAAGGTTGTGCTCGCGGTGAACAAGCGAGTCCAAGAAATCACGGGACTCTGCACTTACATCGTGCAGACCACGGAAGTTCGAAAATTCAAACACGATGAAACGGGAGATGAAGTTTACAGGTGTAACTTCATGGTCGTGAAACACGGTGGATTCCCATATGCCTTCGCCGTATCATCGGATGTGCGCATCATGGATGATCCACACAGAGTGAATTGGAACGACATGAACATGCAAGCGACACTCAGAACCATGGGCGTAGAACCAGATTTGGGTGACCTCACGAATGTTCCAATGGAATTCATAGACGAAGAGACGGGTGAAGTGGATACGACCAAACTCATCATCGCCAAGTACATGAGTGAAGTGAGCAGAACGAATCCAGTCGTCGTCGTGATCTCTCTTCGCACACAACCACTCGATGTCGATAAACCAAAGAATACTAAGATGTTTACCACGGACAGGGACATCCGTGAATTCGAAGACTTTTCCAAAGTCAGAGAAAACGAACTCAATTTCGTGAGAAACACGCCACTCATCGAGAAGGCTATCCCAACTACCGAAGAGATGTATGGTCGCCCAAAAATCCTAGAAAATAATTAATTTGGATAATGTAATGATCAGTGTCAATGAGATTTCAAAGATAGCTGAAAAAAAGAATCAATTGAAAAAGGAAACGTATAAGAAGATATACGAACAAATATCTAAAAAGATTCGCCAGACCGTGGAGGTTGGGAACAAACGTCTGTTCGTACAAATCCCACCATTTGTCGTGGGATACCCAGCCTTTGATAGAATAAAGGCTACGCACTACATTAAACGACAGCTCGATTTAGGTGGATTCGAGACGAAACTCATAGGCGATCACGAGATATTCATCACGTGGTCCATCAAGAAAAACAAACCTCAAAAGGAAACTGCAGCCCCAGAAGATTTCGGGGATTTTCCATCATTTGTTAACTTGAAAAAGGTCGCGAATAAGTACAGGGGAAACGCGGGAAAATGATTTTAAAAAAATTTCACTTAATCATAAATGGACAACCTCAATATACTCGTAGAAGCCAAGCGGGAGTACTTGGGTCAGTTGTGTGAGCTCATGTGTCCAGTTATGATTGAGAATTTTGAAAAGATGTACGAAGAGGCGTACACAATGTCTAAGGGAAGAAAGGTGCTCATGATGTTCCAAAAGCTTCTCAAAGAAGTTCCAAACTGGAACGAGGGCATGTCTAAGCAACACACGGATAACATCGCGAACCGATGCGCGTGGTTTAACGATCTCCTCGCAGCCGTGTTTGTCAGTTGCGTTAAGATTCTTTCGTCCGTGCGTCTCGGCAAGGACAACAAGAAGATTTCGCTCAAGCTTCCAACGAATGAAACGTTCATTCAAACGTGTTACAATAACGTGGCGAAAGAACTTTACAAAGACCCATACATATTTTCCGAGAACCTAAATGAATACGCGAGAGATGAAAAGCTCTACGAGCGTTTCGCTATCGCCATTGAAGCGTCTGTTCGAGAACTGATTCCAGTGCAACAAATTCTTCAAACGTACATGTCTCAAGAAAACAAGGACATCGATCTCGGTGGCGAGATGGAAGACACGGAAGATCCAGATTTTGCGGATGAAATGGCGGAACCAGAACCAGAACCTATGCAGGAACCAGGAATGGGAGGCGAAGGCGAAGGTGAAGTCCAAGGCGAAGGCGAAGAGTCCTTCCCACCACAAGAAGAGGGACCTGGTGAGGCGGAACCGGAAGCTTCTCCATTCGACAACGAATTTAAGACGATTCCCACGCAGGATCAACCAGTGCAAGAACAACAGGCCGAAGAGGAAGAACCCGTGTTGTTCCCAGATGCACCCGAAACCCGTGCAAAAAAAGTTGGTTACTATTAAATGGAATTCGAAGATTACCTCAGAGATCCAGCTTGGGCCGGTATTATCGCGGGCCTCATCACCGCGGGCTACGTCCACGTCAAGGCGAAGCTCAATAACGAAGGAAAACTCCCAACGAGTGCTTATTCCAAACCAGCTTTTCTTAACGCAGTTTTAGTATATTTCATCGTGTCTAACGGTATAGGAGGTAAGGAGACCATATCTACGGAACCATTTGCTTAAAGATAAAATTAGTATAGATTACAGTAAAAATGAGTTCTGTAACCGCTTTCAATGATATGATGGGCCAATTTCTTGCGGAACTCCACAAGACGTTTCCAGAAGAAAAAGGTATCAAGAAGTGCATGTCCGGCTTCGAGATCATGCGAACATCGAACCCACGTCTCGTCGTCGATGGTTTCATGGCGGGTGTCACCCCATTCGCGGATAAGATTTCCGCGAAGGATGACACGTTCTTTTTGAATGAAGCCAAGAACCTCGAATTTTTGAAGGGTATCAACCTCGAAGGACATTGGGCGAGTGTTTCGGAAGGAACGAAGGATGCTATCTGGCAGTACATCCAAACCTTGTATATGCTCGGTACCACCATCAGTTCTATCCCAGAAGACACCCTCTCCATGATTGAGAAGGTTGCGAAGCAGTGCGCAGACCAACTCGACACGGAAGGTGGGAACATCGATGAATCTGCGCTCATGAAGACTATGCAAGGCATGCTGGGAGGCATGTTGAAAAAATAAAACTACTATATATAAATGAGCTCTTGGTTTGAAGATCCCAAGCAACTCGTGCGAAGTGACAAGGTTCTCGAATTCTGGCCAACCAATGTCCAGCCTTCAGCACAACGTGTGAATGCTGGTTCTAGGTTCATAATATATGCCGCAACTATTCACTACCTTATCAAACGTGATGTCAGAATATTCGTGCTCGCCGCAACTGCACTCGGTGTTCTTTATGTTATGGAACGTTCGGGTATGGTGAAAGAAGGTGTCGCGGGCTCCACAGAATTTTACGAAACTACGGCGACCTCGTGTCAATTGCCAACCAAAGACAATCCAATGGCGAACGTGCTCATGGGAGACAATCCAGACAGACTCCCAGCGTGCTCGTACCCAACCGTGAGAGCTGATGCAGACGCATTCGTTGTCGGGGACACCCCATTTGGTCCCGCGCGTTCTAGATCTAGTATGCCAATGTATCAGCAAAATGCCGTCGCGAGACAATTTGTGTCTTCTCCAGTGTCTACCATTCCCGGTGATCAAACTAAGTTTGCCGAGTGGTTGTATGGAAAGAAGAATGCACCCATGTGTAAGACCGATGGCTCCGTGTGCGATCCAAATGCCCGGGGTGTCCAACTCGAAGCCTTCGCCGGCCTCGATCCAAATGGGGACAAGAGAAGTGGTATGCATGGATTCACTCATGCCTAAATAAATAAATCTCACGTAATAATAAATGGCTTACCAATTGCAGCCCGGTCTTAAGTTGGTTCAAAACCCAGCCGTTCCAGTAAACTGTGCTACCGAAGAAGTGTTCGTGTATCCTCAGCCCAGCACCTTGAACTATGGTTCCAGTCGCCCAAACACTATGGTGTACGGCACGGCGCCATTCATGGCGGGCAAGGGTGCTCCAGCGGAATTCATCGACACGAGCGATGAACTCCGACCACAATCGACCTCTCGCTTTAATAAGGTACTCGCGAAGACGTATGAACAAAACTTGTTCCCACTCCAAAACATGGAATGCAAACTTCCTTTGCAAAGCATGACGTACGAACCAATGAGCACTCGTTCCGAGGTGCAAAATAGTATGTTTCAGCAAAGGTACGTAAATAAAAATATCAATAAGAAATAAGAATGGCTGATCCCATATCTGTAGCAGCTATCGCAGGTCTTATATACGCGGGTAGAAAATTGAGCCAACCAAAGGAGATGTATGAACCCGTGTCTCCTCAAGTTGCTCGAGAAGCGATGCTCAATCGGGTGGCTGAACCAAAGGACTACCCGATTGAACAAGTCGAAATCCCACAAGGACAAAAGGCCGCTGTTTCAAATTTCGGGGAGATTGCCCCACAATTCAGAACGAGTGGTGAACAGCTCCGAAATAGAGCGGACCAGTACTTTGTGGATAACAACAGGATGAACAATGTTTCTCCCGTCGAGAAACAATTGGTTGGTCCAGGTCTCGGTGTGGATCCAAACGTACCATCCTACGGGGGTTACCAACAGCTTTTGCGTGTGAACCCAGAAAACGTGGGTGCGTACAGATTGACTACACTTCCAGGTAGATCTGGTCCAGCGTACGATTCCAAGGGTGGTCGCCGTGGTTTGGTCGGTCTCGTGTCTCACAACCGACCAGAAAAGACGGCGTACCTTCCAGAACGTCTTCCAACTACTTTGGGACGCGCCCAAGGCATGTCTGGGCGCACCGGTAGAGGTGAACACGAACGCACGAAGCGCACCACGAATCGTTCCGAGACTGGTCTCAGAACTGATACACTCAATGTTGCGCCAGCGAAACGTTTCGTTCCAGCGAACACCGTCTCGCAAGATCCAACGAGAAACAAGAAGGATGGTAACATCGAGCAATATGCGTACATGAACCAGCCACAACCAGGTATTCACAGTTACAGACACGGTTACTTGGAGTCTCCAGCGGCCGCCATCGGCGAAAAGCGCGTGTACGGCTCCGGATACACTGTGGAAGAACTCCAAAAGTACGGTTTCCGCCCAGATGAACGTCGTGGTAAGGCGAACCGTGCCGCGAATCCAGGTCGTATGAACGTTCGCGCGAACGCACTCAACCAAGGTGGTATGCTCACCGCGGTTCGTTCGGATACCACTCGTGTAGATGGTCGCGTGAACCCACAAAGCGGTGCATGGACGCAACAGTACACGAACACATCTTTCCACGATCTCAACCCATACAAGGGTAATGCGAACCCACACGCTTCTCAGGCGAGTCTCTCTGTCGCCAAGCGTCAACTCATGAACAACCCATTGGCGCACCACTTGTGCTAATTTAGCCTAATTTTAGAGTAATACACTCATTAAAATATTGTCCATATATTTTAATGAAGGTCCATACCTTAGACATAGATAGCGGTGATAGAGACCCTGTGCTCTACCCGGATCCTAGTGACTATGTCATACACCTGAAAAATCCCGTGTATAACGTATCTAAAATATCTCTCGTGTCTGCTCGAATTCACAACAGTCAGTTGTTGATACACGACAGAAACAATACGTTTACCTTAAACACGGCGTCTGTCACAGAAACCATCACACTTGATAACGGAAACTATAGCGGCGCTGAACTTGCAAATGAAATACAGACTAAGTCTTCTATCATAGATGCGGCTACGTACGAAACTACCACGAATGATATAGTTTTAAGTAATGTGACGAATGATTTCACATTTAGATTCTATGACGGTATACATGGATACACATCTTCTAATACGTACACGACACCTCATGATGTGCTTGGTCTCACATCTAACAATGAACACTCAATCGGAAACAGTTTGAAAACGGGTTCGATTAACCTTCAAGGGGTGGATGCGTTCGTCATTAAATTGAGTAGTGGATCCGATGAGTTTAACAAGACTGTATATTCGGATACACCCTTTTACACGGGCAAAATACTCGTATGTGGAGACGTGATAAACTACTCGGGAAGCGAAGATGCCATAGAACACAATTTTGATTCAGGGGCACAAAAAACGATTTCGAGCATACGCGTGCAGTTCTATTATAGTAGTAATGGACGTTTGATACCATATGATTTCAGAAACGCGAATCACATACTTAAACTAAATTTGACCTGTTCTACTGATAAATTGGAGAATGTGCCTAAAGTTGAGAAGGACTTTTCCCTTCCGCCACCTGTGCACATCCCTGAGTTTGAGGATGTGCGTAGATGGGATGCTTTCGTATCCATATTTTTGATAGTTTTTGTCGGTGTCGTCCTGTTGCTCGTGACCAAAAAGAAAACTTAGCGGGTGACCGCGTAGAGTGGTTGCGTTGGCTTTTGGACGCGAGTAGAGACACGAGACAAGCCCAAGTAGACGAGGATCGACAACAAGGTCGTGAAGAGGGCGGTGAGCGTGTAGTTCATGCCACCGTTCTTCTTGACGCTGATGACTTGGTTGACAATCCAGCGGACGAGGTCCATCCAAGAAAGGGCCGCGGCGAAGGAGAAGCCAGCGGCAACGGCGTTCAAGGATTGGGATTCGAGCTCTTGGCTGACGAGAGTAACGGTTTCAGCAGCGGTAGACATTTTATATATTAGCCATAGAAAATTTATTCTGGGAGTAATTCCTCCACAAAAAGTATCTTCTTATATTCCTTCTTCTGATACCCTTTCATCTTTGGTTTGTCTGAATCCGACTCCGATTCTGATTCGGAATCGGAGTCCGAGTCCGCGTCGTCTGCTTTGAACTCCTTATACTCTACTTCGGTCCATCCTTCTGGGTCATTGTCCATTACTATCTATAGCATTTTTTATAAGTTCTTCCGACGGATTCGATGGAACCCACGTGTCCCAAGAATCTTTTGCATCATTGATAGCCTTGAATCTTGGATCATCGCCTGTATACCGCGTGAATTCCACTTCACCTTCTTCGATGATGTCCACATCACCTTCCTCGTCTCCATCATCTTCGTATATCTCTGGGAAATACGAACCGATATGCTGTCCCACTTCATGCATGGCGCAATACTTCATCGCGTATTCCACGTCTTGCATGAGTACTGCATTTCGCCCACACGCCTTGGCGTATTCGGCTGCGAGCATCATACCTTTTTCAATCACTGGAGTGATGATATCAATCATTGTCTTCGCGAGTTGCTCATTCTGAGCGCTCGCGCCGTCTGTGAGATCAAAACCTGTTTTCATTATGTTTCAAATAAAATTTTAGCAGTTCCGTTCTCCACGCGGAGTATGTTATAACTTTGTGCGTACACTCTAAGTTCCTTGTCTGGATTTGTCGAATATTTGAAAAGGCCTATTTTAATCAACTGATTCTTTATGTTAGAGAAATTCAACTGGCCTGTGGGATACCAACGTTCTGGTTCTAGTCCAAAATTATACATGTAGAATCTGCGGTACACAGGCGTTCTCGAATGGTGCTTACCGGGTTGAATCGCTCGAATGTGTACCATGTTCCCAGTAACATCATTAAGAACCTCATCACCGTCGAGAGTCATCCCAATGTATTTGACTTGCTCTGAATTTGTAAAAAATGCATTTGTGTCAAAAATATCACTCGATGAATACTGAAACGGTGTAGAGAAATCGTTGACCGTAGCCGTGTCGTTGCCCAACTTGTCTTGTACAACAAAAAACAGTTCTTTCACTGAGTTTTCAAAATGCAAGCGTGCGTCATATTCATTACATTCTAGAATGTCATTGTATCTCACATCCGAGGCATTAAGATCTAGGCGATTCACTTGTGTCTGTGTTATCACGTAGTCAACCCTGTTTGACAAGTCTTTTATTTTATTATCCAAACTTACCATTTCCAAAGATGCTCTGAAATCTTTTATGAGACCCTTTGGATTTTGGCCAATGTAGTAACTTTCACTGATATCGCCATTAGTGTGTTCGTTTACGGCAAATATACACTCTTCTGCTTTTCTAAGTTTTATCACGATTTCAATCTCTTGTTTTGTGATGGCATACAATGGTATCGCGAGTTCTGGGTACTCGTGAAAATAGAAAGGAATGTCAACTCTGTATGAAGTTTCAACTTTAGATTGCTCTATGAGATTTTCTCTTATTTGCTTATAATAATCACTGGGCACGGAGAATATTTGGAATGGTTTACCCACGAGTTTTGCCAAGGACCTCTGCTTAGATTGTGTGACGTATAATTCAGAATGTATGGCTAACATATCGGATGGTACACGTTGTACGAGAGAACCACCTATGTAAATATCGGCGTACTCTATCATGGCTTGTGCTATGGATTCACAATACGTGATGTGATCGTATCCAGACACTAAACTTTGGTCGATTGGGTTGAGTGTAATTTTAAGACTCACACCTTTGAGTAGATCTCCTTGGTCTTGGGGTATCGTACACCTCACCTCTTCATCGAATTCGATGCGCCCGTCGAACTCCAAATCCGTGTAAAATTTGGCATAATTCCCGTGCTTTTTAAAATTTTTTATGAAATGCGTGTATTCTGGGTCATCCGTGAACAATCTGTCCTGTGGACCCACGGCCTCTAATTGAACTCTACCGGCCATTACTAATATTAGACTCTAAAATTTTAACCCAGCTATGCCCCCGTTGACTCGAAGAACGTTGTAGTTTGATGCGTATACACGGAGTGTGTGATGGTGTGATGCGTTTGGTCCATCCAATTCAACTTCGAGGAGTTTGTGAATGACACGGCTCATGTTCACTTGACCAGTCGGGTAATATGCTTCCGGTTTAAGAGAGAAGCTATACACACCGAACTCATAGTTTTCGTTTATGGCGTTTGTGTGGTGTCGTAATGGTTGTTCGGCGGACAATTGGAGGTTATCCGCGTCTATCACGGTGTTATTATTGAATTTCAGATTTACATGTTTTATGGGTACGTGTGCTTGTGTTGTGTCGTTCGTGGCAATAAAAAACAGTTCTTTGACTGGGTGTTTAAAATTGATCATCACCGAACGCTTAGAAACACCCGGGTTCATGCGTATCTCCGCGACTTGTGTTTGTGTCATCACGTACTCAATGGGTCTAGTGAGTATGAAACTCTTCTCCTCTTCCGTGAGATACACGAAATCCGTGAACAGGCTCATGTTTCTCAATTGCACGTCACACGTTATGGATGTAGTGGAATACGTGGATGTACTCAAATCATACTCCACGGTGAGTTCATTCACGGGTCTGTATTTGACCTTCACTTCCACGAGTTGACTTCTCAATCCACACACGGGAATCGCGAGACTCGGGTGTCTGTGGAAATAGAAAGGTAATTGCACTTTGTATTTTTGAAAGTTTGTGTACTGTGGATACGTGGCATCATTGATGATTGGATAACTATTATGGAGTGTGGTCGCCACGAGTGTAAAATCTGAGTCGTTTTGTGTGTAATGGAGTTGGTTGTACATGTATATGTATTCACCCGTGATGCGTTGAATCGTTTGACCACCTATCACGAGATCCGCGTACTTAATCATCTTTGTGGGCGTAGACGTGTTCCAGCGAATTTGTTTGACTTTGAGCGTAAGAAATTTAGTTGGATCACTCACGGATGTAATGACAGCGGCGGTGTAATCACCGACGATGTTTATTTCTATGTTGAGTGTTATTCTGTAGTTTCCACCTCCTAAATCCTCCTTTGTGAAATCATTCACACTCACACCCGAAATATTCATATCTTCCGTGCTGTTAAACACATATTCCACGCCTTGATACACGGGGAGCTCACTGGTTTCAACCGTGTCTACGTATAGCGTACCGTTCGTGGAACCAGTCGCAATCACGTATGTGTCTCCTTGCCCAGCTACAGGTATGGGAGGTGGAAGATCTACGTTTATGGTGACACCTTTCAATAGGTCACCTGCGTTGTTTGGTATGCGAGCAGTGGTTTCATTCCCGTACTCTTCAAAGCGCTGGAACGGAACTTCTATTTGCTCGAAGGAAAACTTTGTGTGTCTTCTAAAACGAGAAAGAAAGTGTGAATACTGTGGTTCTTCGGTCAGCCATCTGTCCTGGATACCAGTGGTTGCGAGCGTCAAACGACCCGACATTCCTATTATTTGTGAGTAAAATTTTGGTAAATAAAACGAGACACTAAAGTAGAATGAATATTCAGTTGCGGAAATTCAAGCCGGAGACCATGGACGATGATCGGATATGTGTCTTCATTGGTAAACGTAACACAGGTAAATCGACGCTCGTCAAAGACATCATGTACTACAAGAAACACATACCAGCAGGGATTGTTCTATCAGGCACAGAAGAAGGTAACCACTTTTACGGAAATTTCATCCCAGACGTATGTGTCTACGGAGATTACGACGGTGAGGCAGTAGACCGAGTTTTGTCCAGGCAGAGAAAGCTCGTGGGTACCAGAGGAAAGAGCAAAACAAACGGGGCGTTCATGCTTCTGGATGATTGCATGTACGATTCCAAATTTTTGAAGGAGACCAGGATACGTCAGTGTTTCATGAATGGGCGACACTTTAACATCTTCTTCATGTTGACGATGCAGTACGTGATGGACCTTCCGCCAGCGCTTCGTGCAAACGTTGACTATGTGTTTATACTCAGGGAAAACATAATACAGAACAGAGAAAAGCTCTATAAATCATTTTTTGGGATTTTTCCCTCTTTTGATATGTTCTGCAAAGTGATGGACGCATGCACAGAAAACTACGAGTGTCTTGTATTAGATAATACTGTTAAATCTAATAAAATACAGGATTGTGTCTTCTGGTACAAGGCTAAAATAAGAAACGGATTCAGGGTTGGGAGTCCACAACTTTGGAGTATGCACAAGAAAACGTACAATCCAAAATATTTGGAACAACAGGAGGCGGACGCAAAGAATGCCACCAAGAAAACGCGTCTCACCGTCACGAAACGAAAATGACGATGCGTCACTCAGCGATTTCAAAAAAGTCAGTCTACATAAATGTCGACTGACGTCCGGACGTTGAATCTCTCTGAAAATGACGATGGAATGGTGCCTCTCACGACTTCTTTCGTGCAACAAAACCAACCTGAAAAAAATGTGAGTCAAAATAAAGAAATGACCATGGATTCCACTCCAATCTCCGACATCATGGGCCAACCAGAAATGCCACTCGAACCCCCAATGATGGAGGCCGATCCACGCGTGCAACAACCAGTTGTCATGCAACAGCCCATGGTTGTTCAACAACCACAGCAACAACAAGCGGCTCCACAAACGAAGAACCCATTCAACCTTACTGATGAGCAGATGCAAGCCGTCATCGTCGCGGCGTGTACTGCGGCTGCCATTAGTAAGCCAGTGCAAGAAAAGCTCGCCAACTACGTTCCACAGTTCTTGAATGATCAAGGACACAGAAGCGCAGTTGGTCTCGCGGCGACCGGTGCGGTCGCGGCTGGTATCTTCTTCCTCCTTAAGCGTTACGCTTAAATGTAGTGGACGTAGATTTGTTTACCGAGCATGTAATAGTTAACAATCATAGAAATCATCAGTGATGGTATTAAAAGCGCCAGAGTAGTTCCTGTGCTTTCAATATCTCTCCCGAAATTACCGACCTGTTGTGCGAGCGTCTTGTTTTGAACATAAGCCGCGAAGAGACCAAATGTCATGAGTGAGCTCCACAACATGAAATTGTAATCGACACCCATTTTGCCGAATTGTCTGTGTGCACGCGCAATCAGATTGATGAGCTGTGGAATCGCAAAAGTAAGCAAGGCGACGTTAGTCCATTTCTTGACTTCAGGTTTCAGCTCTCGGGTAAGCAATGGGCTGTATATAGCGAACAAGGTCAAAAACCACAGGATCATAAGAAGTGGAAGTTCTCTCATTTATGATAAACATACATTATTTATCCTGAATGTGTTTACCACAGAACTTGGTCTTTTCCGGTATCTCTTGGTAGACCCCTATGGCGACACACATGGTCTTGAGCTTGTCGTAGTTTTCCCAGTACTCCTGACTGTGTGAATACTCGTCGACGGTGCAGTGTGCCAATTCGTGTATCAACACGTGCATGATTTCGTTTGGTTCGCCGTCTACACAGAGACCTATTTCGTATCCCTTGTTCACGTTGTATCCAACACTCCCACCTTGCGCTCTGTGGTGCGCCGTGATTGGGATCTCACGGCACAAGTTTTGGAATTCTTCATTGTTCGTTTCACGCAAGTGTTCCCTGAGGCGTGTGTATCTCTCCTTGACGATGATTAGGTTCTCTGGTTGTTTTGTGTTTAAAAGTATCAATAGATTTACAATGACTAATAGAATGGCGATCATCATCTCTTATAAGTAAATATAAATTTCGAGTACAGTTCAGATATGGAATTTCCGCGAAGGGGTTCCCATGTTTTCAGTCTAAATCCTAGTTTTTCTAATCGTGTGACTAATAAATCTTTGTGTGCGATGGGCTCGGATTTTGCACCGTCTTGGTAATACGGTGTGTCCACCAAGTGCACGAATAACTTTTCCCCGAATTGCCCGTGACTCGTTCCTTTCATCACGAAAAAACTCCCTGTTTCGTGATTTAACGGTGTTTTGAATATGACTTGGTTTGAATCGGGTATGATGCCCACGAGCTTACCACCGGGTTTCATGCGTTTGGCGATCTCCTTGGTCGTCGTCATGAATAGGTCTTCCGTCGCAAATATGTAGTGTAACGAAAAGTTGTAACATATAATGTCGTACTTTCTGTTTGGAACAGACATGATGTCCCCGTGATAAAAATTGATTCGCATCTTATAAAACTTTGCGCGCGTCTTTGCCTCCTCGAGCGCTTCTTCACATGGTTCACACATGCTCACATTGACCTTCGCGTGTTTCCATTTACCTATGTCACCCCCGAACCCACATCCGACATCTAACACGGCATCCCCTTCATTAGATACGGCTCGTATCAAATCACGTTTTTGTTCGTTATGGTGTTTGCGTATATCTTCCATGACTTAAAACTTAGACCTTATATAGAATTATGAAGCCTTTTCTTAAGTGGGTTGGTGGAAAAACACAAATCATACAAGACGTCTTAGGTGCTTTTCCTTCTGAAATAAATGATTATCACGAAATTTTCGTGGGTGGTGGAAGCGTGTTGTTGGCAGCACTTGAAAAAGCAAATGTCAAGGGTACATTTTATGCCTACGACCTAAATAAGATTCTCATAGACACGTACAAGGATATACAGGCTCGACCTAAAGAATTACAAAAGGAGGTTTGTGAATTGTTCAGCGTTTATGATTCATTGAAAGGTACAGAAATTAACCGCAAACCCATGGACGAAAAAGAAGCTTTGACGTCTAAGGAAAGTTACTATTATTGGGTGAGACACCTATACAATACGGGTGAAAAAAACAAGACTGCAATGTTCATATTCTTAAACAAGACGTGTTTTAGAGGTGTCTATAGGGAAGGTCCTAACGGATTCAATGTACCTTATGGGCACTACAAGACAACACCTGCTGTGCCAGACCTCATAAAGGTGAGCGAGGTCATACAGAAAGTCGAGTTCACACACTGTGATTTCAGGGAAGCTATCCAACGAGCAAAACCAGGTGATTTCATGTACCTCGACCCACCGTATGCTCCGGAAACGAAAACATCTTTTGTGGGATACACAAAAGATGGATTTGGAATGAAAGACCACGAGGAACTATTTGAGATGACGAAGTCGAGTGGCGCGCACTTTGTGATGAGTAATGCGGGAGTTGATTTAGTGAGAGATGCATTTTCTGATTACACTGTGATTGATATTAAAGCTAGACGAGCGATAAACAGTAAAAATCCAGCCTCTAATACGACTGAAGTGATCGTTCGGTCATCCAATCATTGATGGCATCTTCGTCTACCGTGTATACCTTATTAAATGGGAAAATTTTTCGTAGTTTGGTGCTCACGTACATTTTAGACACATCCGCTTGTTTCGCGAAAAATACTGGAATCCCGTGTTTTTCGTTAAATTTTATCGCGATTTCGTACTTCTTCTTATCAAAAAACTCGTTAACTATGAACATGAGATGCACATGTTTCACAGATGGGTAAAGAGCTTTGTATTCATCTATCAAACACGGACCAGCTCGAATTTTTTCATCGGCCGTGCCCGAAACCTTTTGGTGTTTGACCTCGATGATGATGATAGTCTTACGATCGTACGACACGTAGGCGCCATCAGGCCTTTTTCCGTGGTCCCAGTATGGATCTTTCAGATCGGCCATGTGCTTTACGAAGTCACCTTGTTTGAGGAAGATGAAAGGTTTATCACCGATTAAATATGTCTTGCCAGGCACGTGTCCACGGAGGACACACTGTTCAAACGGAAGACCGTTTGCGTTCGTGTTAGCACCGCCTTTACCACCTTCAATCATCGTTACTGATCACACTCACTTCGTCTTTATGTATGTTTTAGACATGGGTTGTGCTTACTTGGGTACTACATGGTTTGTGGATATGAATTTAAAGTAATATCATTTTGAAAAACAAAAATAAAAAAAATTATTTTTTTCAAAACTTTTTTTAGAAAAAAGAAATAAAAAAAATAATTTTTTTTTCTTAAAATTTTCTGAGAAATATTATGTATAAAAACTACTTTGTATATATTTTAGACATACTTCCTATATAAACCCCGTCATTTGGTTTGACACCATGTATCACCATGGTAACAGTGACGAGATTTTTCATTTTAGACATGGTTTAGACATGCCTTGTATATGAACTCCGTAAATTGGTTTAAAATAGGTATACTAAACTTTTTATAATATAAGTTTTTTAGTAATTTTCAGAAATAAAAACAAAATAAAAAAATATTTTTTTTGAAACTTTTTTTAGAAAAAAGAAAGTGTAAAAAATATTTTTTTTTCTAAAAATTTCTGGAGACAAAAAGTTTATAAAATTTTTAAATTTCACCCATACTTAACATTAAAAAAACCGCATATAAATATCAGAAAATGACGAGCTACCACAAGACCAATTGTAAACGTAACAGTGATTATGTCCGTTGCCCCGCATGAATTTATTTACCTCTAACATTTCGTGTTTCAATCCTACATCCATTGTGTTATACACATCGAACCCCGCGTTCCGCGCCAAGATCGATGCATCCTTGAAATCATCAGATGTATTGAAAAACATGTACGCTTGTCGTATGTGTACCCCCGTTTTCACGGACGTGTACGGAACTTCGTAGTAGGACGTGAAACCATTTTGACCCACGTACGAATAAATGATGTTTTCCTTCGGCATGAGCCAACGCCGAACCCACGATTCGTCGATGACCGGTGCTACGTCGTACGACTCCATGTGTTTACGTAACATTTTGGTCACCCTCGGTACGTCTGAACTTTTCATCAACTCATAATCGGATGTTCCGTGTACCATGTGTGGTCTATCCCGCTCGTTTGAAAATTTCGCCTTGTTCAGTTTGGGTACGTTTAAAAGTCTGTGCCAATACCCAGTCTTAGCCACAGCCCCGGGAAGTTCGGCGACGGCCGTGTACACGGCTTGCCAAATGCCCCGAGCGTTGGCACGTCTCCGGATTTCGGATATGAGCAAGGGTGCGAGTCGTTGATTTCGTAACGTGTCGTGCACACACAAAAAGTTGATCTGGAGTGCATCGAAGATATCCTTCTTGACCCTGTATTTACACGGCATACCCGAAATGAACCCAACAAGCTTACCACCCGATTTGGTTCGAAGCCCGAGATTCCACTCGGGTGTCGTCGCCCACTCGACAAACTTTTCGCCATACTCGAGTGCAAAGTGTTCGTCACGAATATAGTGTGAACTCAGTAGCTCCGCGGCTTCCTTTACGGTACATTCGGACCATTCAAACTGTTCGGGTAAAGCAACTGGGTTTGGGTCGTAGTCCCTCGACGTGTCTACTTCCCCAGTGTATTCACTGTGATCACCTGACACGGGTTGCGTGTTCCAAAACTCGTGCATTTGTGTATACACGCACCTTAGTTTTAAGTTGGCTTAAAGTTTTGACACGCGTATAACACAGAAAAATGTCTCTTGAGCAAGATTACACCACCGTTCCCGGCCAACTCTATGCCTGCCTCTCTGTGGTGGGTCCAGAGTGTCCACAAAAGAATGACAAGTTTGGCATCAAGATTCGCGGTGCTTTCAACTCGCGTGAAGAAGCCGCGTCTCACGCCAAGCGTCTCCAAAAGGAAGATGCCACTTTCGATATCTACGTCGTGGATATGTACAAATGGCTCTTGATTCCACCGGACCCTGCGGCCATCGATGACGTCCACTACAACAACGAAAAGCTCGAAGAGCTCATGAGTGGATACAAGGAGAACCAACAAATGGCAGCGAAGATGTTTGAAGAACGTAAGCGAGACATGATGGAGAGTGGTACGAACACGTTCATCAAGCCAGGTGATGAGAACTCCAAGTACTACACGAAGCCAGATGAAGCCCCAATTTCTCACCCGGCTGAAGTCATTGAACGTTTGAAGAAGGAAAAGCCGGATGCACCCATGGAAGAGCTCGTGAAGGAAGCTGATGAGATCGTGGCGAAGGAAATCGAGGAACGTAAGAAGAAACGTGAAGCGGAAACGTCTTCTACGGAGGCTCAAGCGAGTGAAGGTGGCGAAGTTGAAGAAGGTGAAGAAGCGACGTCGAACTAAATTGAAAAATTAAAATCACGCATATAATAAGTATGTTGACCATCGCACTCAACGTGGTGACCATTCTTATCGTGTTGTACATATTCGGTTTAATTCTGAAAGACAGAGATGTCAGAGAACTTAAACGGAAGATGGAAGAGGAACCGAGTCATGTGTCTGCGACCGAGGTCGGAGACGCTATTTCTAAAGATCCACTCGTAGTGAGCAGAGCGTATTTTTTGGAATCAAAAGAAGAACCTACGACTGATTTTAAGGGATTCTCAACCTGGACGAAGGATGACTGGTTGCATGGTTTTCCCCATGAAGAATCCCAGAATGAAGGCGACGAAGATGACGATGTAGGCAGTCTTATCGAGGTTACTGAATAGATCTATCTTTTCAGATTGCATTTGGTAAGGTGAAGGAGGTGGTGGAGGTGGAGGCGCGTAATAGTACATGGGCTGTTCCTGTTCAGGCTCTTCTATGGCGTCTCTAATAGACGAAGAGCCTTCTTTATCCATGAGATCTGGACTGTATTCAATTGGATTACCTATATCGCTCTCCATTTTATAAAATGGCGGACTATTTTTTTAAGTAGATTATTCCTCATCTTCATCCTCGTCGTCGTCATCGTCTACGACAAACCCACGTAGATTGCCGTTTTCATCAGCGTCTTCATCGTCCTCGTCTTCGGATTCGTCGTCTGATTCGGAATAGAAATCGGATTCATCATCCTCGTAATCTTCGTCGTCGTCGGTGTAATCATCCTCGACTTCTTCGAAGAGTTCGAGGCGTTCCGGTGGTTTAGAAACTCGTCCTGAGCGTGTTCTGGTAGCCATTTATGTTTAAAACGTGTGTAATCTTTAAGTTCTTCTGTATAAAAGCTCAAATTCGAGCGTTATGCGTGCGAGAAGGTCGTCAATCTCTTCTATGAGCGTAGAATCGGAAGAAGGACCGTAAAGTGCGAGTTCTTCCATGTTTTTGATGGCACGTTCGAGGAGTTTTCTGGAGATATCATCGTGCCCCTTGTACTCCCTCGCCATGTTTATGTTTGCGAGGAATTCACGGTAAAGCACTTCATTGAGCCCTGAATACTTATGCGTTTCGCGTATGAGAGTATCGAGTGTGTCTAGCTCCACACCTTTCGTGATGAGCTTGGAAGACATGTAAATGACTGCGATGAGGAATACAACTGCTAGCATCTATAACTTACTTGCTATTTTATCTATAAGTAAGTGCGCGCGGGTGGTACATGCACACACCTGTTTAATGGTTGCCTTGTCTGTATTGAAAGACACCTTTTTGGAGCACGTAGTACACGTGTGATTCGTTTCGATCGTTCTTTTCTTAATCCCTTTCTGTTTCTTGATATCCGTGATGTCAAATTCTGTATCCTTGAGTATGTGTCTCTGGATGTACCCTTTGAGATCACCTTTTACGTCGTTGACAGGTTTCGGTTCCACCTTCTTTTTTGGAATGGGTTTATATTTAGTGACATCGAGCTTTTCCACGATGTTTTCTGGGAGTTGGTGTCTCCTGCCTGAAAAGTCTTTGCAGAATCCATAGTGACGCCCGCGGATGGTTTCGCACCTACAGAAACACTTTTGACATATGGTGTCCCCTAAAATGTGAAACCACACGTGATTTGAGCCGTGTTGTCTCTTTGTGTTTTCACAGTACCTGGAAGTGGTGGCCACGAGATAACTATTCTTTTCCTTGTAAATCTTTGTGACCCTCGCATTCGCTTGGCCGTCCATGTTTCGGCGTATGAATGTTTCGAGAAGGGCCGTCGTTTCGGGATCTGTGAATTCATTTTTGGTCTGTGCGGCCGTGAACGTACCCTCGACTTTCTTTGTTCCTTCGATGATTTTTGGTTCCACATTTTGTGTTCTGAGCGTGGCCATGTGCATGAGTTTTACACTCGGTTCTGGAGAAACCTTTTGAAACATGGCGAGTGGTCCGTGTTTGTAGATGAACACTGGCAAATACTCACCCTGTGTTTCTTTCCCTTTATCACACGCGGTACATCCCGTGCCATTACACGCCTCGTGCTTACCTTTCTTGTGGGACCAGGGCATTCTGAAACCACTCCCCTTCGTGTTTCTCTCACTGCTTCCATACACGGATAAATCCACAATGTTTTCCCAATCCTTGGAACCATACACGAGTGTTAAGGTCGAGATGATGTGTTGACGGAGTGCGATCGCGGATGATCTGTTTACCGGAAAATCGGGCCAATTGATGTGCACCCCTGTTTTCATGAGGTCACCCACGGGTTTTGGTTTCGCGACGGATACGAGTGCGTCTTTTCCACCGTATTTAGACACTTTGTCACATATGACACGACACACGCGTTCCACTTCTTCCATAGTCATCGCGTCATCATCTTTGTAGTCGAGATCCACGAAAAAGTTGTACGCGTCCACGGTCTTTTGTTCGACCACGAAGAGCTTTTCGCCCGATTGTATACACTCCACGTACTTTTCATAAAAGTCATTCAATCTATCAAAAGGCACGGATAGGACGCCACCGTCCATGAGCACATGTGATAGATTGGTTGCTTTACAGAAACCATTGCTTTTGCACCAGTTTCTGAACATGCTTACTTACCAATACATTGATTCATTTTTTTAATCATCTTCATCTTCATGTTCCAAACCGTGTCTAATGGTTCGCATGAGTGACACGTCTGGGTAAATGTGTTCAGATTCATTGAGTTCCTTTTTCAAGGTCAAGAGTTCGTAGACCGTTTTTTCCTGAACATCTTCAATGTATGCAGACGCTTTTCTTTCTGTGTAATTCTTTTTATTCAAAAGCAAGTCCTTTATTTGCATGAGAATGTAACTCTTGGACTTCATTATTTTATAGCAAAGGATTTTCTATTCAAAGAAGTCACACACGCATAGAATTCCGGGTTTTCTAGGATATTTTTAGTGATCCTGTCCCATTGTTTCTTGGATCGAAACTCCTGGAGTGTTTCGAACGCCATGAAATCATTTTCATCGTGTGTGCGCTTGATAGGTTGCTTTTGTATTTTTTTAATCATCATTTTTTGTTTCTCCTCGTTAAACTTTTTAACGAGTTCCGCCTGTTCTGGTTTCGTGTAATTCACGAAAAATATGAAAACGTTATATTCGAGATCCACTGTGGGGCTCTCTTTGACTGTAAATTTAAATTCTGTATATTCACCTCTTTTAAGAGACACGACCCCCCGAGTCTCCTCTTCGAGTTCACGGAGAGCACAACGAATGGGATTAAAAATCTCTCTTCGTCTACACCCTCCAGTGACAAATATCCAATCTTTGAAGCGCTTATCTCTCACTGTGAGGAACCTTGGTTTGTCTCCCGTAAATGTTACCGGTATCGCGATGGCCTTGTATTTTTTCATTGCGCTGTTCGCAAGTTACAATTTCCAGAGATGTTAATTTTCCTCTGACTCGGCAGTTACGGGGGATGGTTCATCTTCGTCTTCTTCCTCTACCGCGATGGTCTTAGAAGTCATTGGACGTGTTGGGGGTGGGGTATGCGCTTGAACGAGTTTATTACAGAAACCTTTGATACCTTCGATATCATTTTTAGTTTTGGAGAATTCATTGTACATGTACACAGTCGCGGCGATGCACGCCACGATGGCCACGATCGTGAGAGTTTCTCGGTCGAAGGACAACATATTTATGTAATAGAAACGTTGAATCTTTTTAAGTAGATATAATTGCGCCCATATGTGTTTGCTTGTTCTGTGGGCATGGATAACCTTTTTCCGCGAATTGCACCTCCTGGTAATGTCCCTCTTTACACGGGGCATTGGGTGCGATGAAAGTTTCGAGCGTCCTGGATTTTGGATCGTACGTGAGTACGAAAACGAATCCTAGAAGAAACAAATACTTCCAGAACATTTGTTATTAGCGTGTAAATAAATTTAGTTCGAGTACATCAAGCCGCCCATACCGTTTTCGATGCGGAGAATGTTGTAGTTGACAGCATACACATCAGCGTCGAAGGTGCCAGAATCGACCATGAAACGAGCGGAATCCAATCGGCTGAAGTTGAGAGAACCCGTTGGCTGGAGCTTGGAGGTTTCGAGGCAGAATGGGTACAAGAACATGGTTTCATCGCTACCACGGATTTCAGAAGAAGTGGTGTGGTAGTACTTGGTGCACGCGGTGTAGTGTGGGTTCACTGGCTTGGCGTCGGTGACATCGGTACCATTGATTTGCAATCGAAGCTTGCTGTTGATGAAAGCGAGGTTGCTTGGGTTGTAAGCCGCGAGATACTTGATTGGGTGGTTGTAGTTCACCTCTTGGATGGCGGAACCGGATTGGATGGAACGTTGGGTTTGGGTAATCACCATGTTTTGTGGGAGAGACGCCAAAGTAGTGCGTTCATCGGTATCCAAGTAGATGTATTGCGCGTGGACTTCATAGTCTCCGACAACTGGGGTATCCCACGTGATACGCAATTCCACATCGTGGTACTGGAGCGCAATCAATGGAATCGCAGATTGCCAGTTTTCGCAGAACGAAAATCGGAGTGGGTAGAAAGACCATGGGGCGGTGACACCCGCAGGGGCAGACTTGGAGTAGCTTTGAGCCATCGTGACTGGTGCGATGTACTGGGAAAAGTGAGAGGTTTGTTCATCAATGACTTGACCCCCAATCAAAAGCTCCACCTTTTTGATCCGCTCAATCCAGTTCGCAGCCGTGAGCGCTTGCGGGGTACGACGCGTGATGTAGCAGTAACCAAGGAGGTCACCCTTGCGTTCGAAACGAACGGTAGAGATACCACCATTGGTTGGAGTCCCCTGGAGCACTTGGCGCTCCACGGTTTGGGCAAAATTCGTGTGACGACGATAGTTAGATCTAAAGAAGCTGACTTCGGGTTGACCGACGAGATGGGCATCCTGGGCACCGACGGCGACGAGTTGGGCAATACCACCAGACATTTTATATATATTGAGGTTATTTTTTTATGTGATGTTATCACATGAGTAAGCACACGTACGCATTGGCACTGTCCACCATCGCTGGGTACGCGTACTATCAAATCATGGAAGCGTCTTTGCCGACGGAAGCAAATTGCAGTTACATGGCCGCACCCGTGACGGATCTACTGGCTTTCATCTGGGGTTTCGTGCTTGTCGCGTACGGGTTTCAATACGATAACGCGATTCTGACGTTCATGGGTGCGAGCATCGTGGTCGAACACGTATTTCAGTTGAAAAGAAAAGTATAATTTTTACAACCTGGAGAGATTCTAAAAATTAACGGGAGAATGATTCGAACATTCGACTTCCGGGTTATGGGCCCGACACGCTAAACCTCTGCGTCATCCCGTTTGCCCCCAGAGAGTATCGATCTCTCGTCTTGGACTCTTTATGTAAAATACTAAGTCCACATTCTATGCCATTAAACTATGGGGGCTTAAAGATGATATACACTTAGTATATATGGGTATAATATATAAGATATATTGCAAAAAAACGCAGATGTCTTATATAGGACAAACAATTAATATTAAGAGAAGATTACAGTGCCATAAAAGTAAAACATCTGACTGTACATATTTAAGAAATGCAATTCAAAAATATGGTTGGGAAAATTTTGATGTAGAAATATTATGGGAAGGGGATAATTTTGTTCTGGGTGAGATGGAAAAGGAGTATATTAAAAAATATAATACTATTACACCAAATGGTTATAATTTAATAGATGCAAAAGGTGTTGGTGGTAAAGTGAGTGAAACTACTCTAAAAACAATGATAAATTCACAAAGGAATAGATATATTAAAAAAAATGGTGCGCTCGGTGCGATTAGAGAAAACAAGTCGCGTGTAGATGGAAGAACAACATCATGGACTGTTATAGGATGCAGGAATGGTAAAACTTATAGTTTGGCTAACTGTAAATCTAAGGAAGAAGCTTTAGAAATTCAATATAAATTCACCAAAAATCCTGATACTTATCAAATACCTCCATCCAAAAGAGTGCCTAATGGCCAGTCATCAAATGTTTATTTTTGTAACGATATAAAACGAAGGAAAAGATGGCATGTTCAATTTAGGGTAAAAGGTAAAAATATATCACTTGGTAGATATGAAACAAAAGAAGAAGCACTAGAAGTTGCAAATAAATACAAAGAAAATCCAAATCAAATAGATAAATTTAAAAAAGATAGAAAAGATGTGGGTGTAACATTTAAAACGAATGAAAATGTCTGGCAATCAACATTCTGGAATGGTAAAAAAAATATATTTCTTGGGAGATACGAAACAAAAGAAGAAGCGATAGATGCGAGAAAAAGGTATATCGACGATCCACATAATTTCGTGAGACCTAACCAAAGAAAGCCAATTCACAATACATAAATAAATACTTTTTTAAATATGGAACAACATATTTAAAAAAGTAATTGACGACGCAGGTGGGTTTCGATCCCACTACCTTATGATGTCTTTAATCTATGGTTAAATAGTGTAACAGTCATACGCACCAACCTATCGTGCTGCCGCGTCATAAGTCCAGCCACCATGAATCGAACACGGGACAATCTGAGCTTTGATCACTAAATTAATAGTGTTATTTAGCATTAAATATACTACAATCAGATGCTCTACCAACTGAGCTATGGCTGGATAAGCTCCCACCTGGACTCGAACCAGGGTCGTTGGATCTGCTTCACATTCTGTCAAAGTCCAAAGTGATAGACCTCTACACCATGAGAGCTTATGTGAAGAAGGGGTTCATACCCCCTCTTCATTATTATTACTCTCCATTTCTTTAAGCTCTTTTGTATATTTAAAATGATACATCACTAATGAAAATAAACCCGCCGCCACATTCGTGATAGTCATAGGCACCACATCGTAATGTATGGAATACACGAGCGCAAACACACTCGCGAGGAGATTCAGGTGTAAAAAGGAGTAGTTGATCGCTTTCGCATCGTGATTTTTATACACGTGTATGACTTCTGGAATAAACATGATGGTTATGAGTATCGAACTCGCGAACCCAAACACATCTATGACATTCATTTAGACTTCTTTAATTCACAATTTTACTTTTTAACCGAATTCACGTACGTATACACCGTATCGACCACTTACTATATAAGACGAACCATCTTCGGATGATCTCGCGGATAGACCAATATAAGGTGTTCCATTAATTCTGCTACCCATTTGTACCCAATTAGACCCATCCCATTCATAAACATCCGTGTATGAAGAATTAGAATTATTTGTGTAACGTGATACGGTTATAGTTAAACCGTCTCTTGATATAGAACCAGTAGTGGTATTAGCTTGACTAAACGTCTGGTTCCACGTGTTATTATAATATTCAAATACACGCACCGTTTGCCATGAACCAGAACTGCTATCAGATAATATTACTTTCATACCGTTACCAGAAAGTCTTGGCCTCACTGCTCCCCGGTATCCATTAATTAAATCCTGACCAAGTTGACTCCAAGATCCATTTGTATATTGAAATATTCTTGTTCTACCAGTATTTACACCGGCGCTATCGCGATAACCCGCTCCAGCGGCGGCATATACGGTACCATCGTGTGATATTGAAACATGAAAACCATACTGTTCCGAATGATTGGTTGGATGGTAGTGTCTACCTATTTGTTCCGTACCTCTCTGTGTCCATGAACCATTGGAATAATGCCAAACGGTTACCCGTCCAACCGTGGTAACAAAATTTATAGTTGGGTCATCATATTGCCATTCCCCGAATACCACTGAGTTTCCGTCACCCGAAATATCTGCACCTACGCCACCCCAACTCCCTGTTGTAACAATACCACCGTATCTGACGTATACAGTCCCTGTAATATCTCCACCTATTTGATTCCAGGTTGTTCCACTTGCATATTGAAAAACTCTCGCGCGACCCTGCCGGTTATTATACTTCTGTTCACTTACCATTACTCTAGAACCATTACCGGATATACCAACCCTATTCACGCCATTTGGAGTACTAATTGTACCTATTGAAGACCACGTTCCATTTGATTTTTCGTATATGTGAACTGATTGATTATTTGACGATGGATATACGATTCTAGTGCCATCATATGACATACCAGTGGTTTGTGGATAATTACCGGTATAACCGTAATAAGTTTGATTCCACGCAGAACCTATTGTTTTGTTTAAGAAGTCATTTAAACTTATTTCCCCCGAAGCTGGTGATGTCGTACCATCTGTGAATTGGACTCCGTAATATTCATTTAGACTATATGGAGCCGTATCACCGGCTGCTATACCAATCGAATCTAAAGAAATACTCATTGTCGAACTTCTTATGTTTTAGATTGGGATATTTTTTCCATTTCGAGTTTAAGCTCCTTTATGGCTTCTATGAGAAGACTCACCATGTTTCCATAGGACACGGAGTAATTCGTATCTTCCGAACCGTGTACGACCTCTGGAAGCACGGTCATGACCTCTTGCGCGAGAACACCCGCGTTTCTTCGAGGATCACCTATCTTATTGTACGTGTATCCACCGATGGAACACACCTTTTCGAGTGCGTTTCCAATGGGTTCCACATTTTCTTTGAATCGCGCATCCGAAAAGGCTGAAACGTCTTGGGTGGCGTACACATTCCCTTCTACGTGAAGTTCATACCCCGCATAGCTATTACCTATGGCCACGTTAGACGTGCTGTAGTACAGAGTGTCTACATTGGAGGTCCAAGGAGAAGACGCGGATTCCAAATTTTCTATTCTAGTGACGTTAGATGACAAATCCGTGGTGAGATTATCGATTCTGGTGGCGTTAGATGACAAATCCGTGGTGAGATTATCGATTCTGGTGGCGTTAGATGACAAATCCGTGGTGAGGGTGGACAAATCCGTGGTGAGATTATCGATTCTCGTGGCGTTGGATGATAAATCCGTGGTGAGATTATCGATTCTAGTGGCGTTAGATGATAAATCCGTGGTGAGGGTGGACAAATCCGTGGTGAGATTATCGATTCTCGTGGCGTTAGATGATAAATCCGTGGTGAGGGTGGACAAATCCGTGGTGAGATTATCGATTCTAGTGGCGTTGGATGACAAATCCGTGGTAAGGGTGGACAAATCCGCGGTGAGATTATCGATTCTCGTGGCGTTAGACGATAAATCTGTGGTGAGATTATCGATTCTAGTAGCGTTGGATGATAAATCATTCGAGATGGCAGTGATTCTCGAAGAGTTATCGGACAAATTGGTTTCTATACTACCTAATGTAAATGCAGTACCGTTTTCAAGGAGTGAACCGGTGAAATTGATATCACCAGCCACGTCGAGTGTGTAAGATGGCGTAGTGCTTCCTATGCCAACGTTGGAAGTTGTGGTATCCACGAAAAGGTTGCCAGTTCCGACTTCGACATTGGAACGGTAATAAATAGAATTGGTACCGGATGTCCAAAGGCTGGAACCACCTCCACCCCCATTACCCCCGCCACTAACAAATTCAGTACCATTTTGATAAAGATTACCGCTAAAGTGTATGTCTCCATCTACATCGAGTGTGTAAGATGGTGTGGTACTCCCTATCCCAACATTGGAGGTCGTTGTGTCCACGAAAAGATTACCGGTTCCAACTTCAACGTTGGACCTGTAGTAAAGAGAATTAGTGCCGGCTGTCCAAAGGCTGGACCCGCCACCACCGGAAAATGTGACACCATTTTGGTAGAGTGTACCATCAAAATTTATGTTACCTTCAACGTTTAAATTAGATAATACCCTCGCTTTTCCGTTTACTATGAGTACTTCATCATTCGCATCATCCATGTGTACAGCTTGACCAACGGAAAGTTTATATGAAGGCGCCGCATTCGCTACACCAACTCTTGATAAGGTTGTGAGTGATGTGCCCGTGTTATTAAATTTAACCGTATTCGTGGTAGACGGCCCTATGTTTGTGACTTCTTGGAAGGTTGCATTAAGTGTGTAATCTTCCCCGACTGGGTCATAGAGTGCACTCCCTTCCACGATTCGAAGCGTGCTGGTGGCATGGTTTTTTTCATAAATATTTGAAAATTGTCCCGAATTGCCTAGGTAAGGCATCGCTACTACTATTAATTACCAAATAAAATACCGGCCATACCATTTTTGACTTTGAGTATGTTGTAGTTGACTGCGTACACGGTGATCTTTTCCCCTGTTCGGTTCAATCCTCTCTGAACGTTTCTCAAAACAATCTTTGCATCATCGAGACGACTGAAATTACATGTACCGGTGGGCGTGTAACTCGATGCATTCTTACAGAAATGATAGGCGTAGTATCTCGTGTAGAAAGGACAGTTTTCATTTTCATCAAACTGGTTGATACCGAACTTACTGTGTTTGTAGTTTTGGATGGAGTGGAAATAGAGTGGTGACATGTTTTCCACGAGAGGTGTGGAGTTGAGGTATATATCGGCGGTGTCGAAGGTAAACTTATCATTGAGAAGAACGCCACTCTTCGTTGGGTGTCCGAAAAACAGGGACTTGACGGGGTGATTGAAGAATGAGATATCGAGATTATCTGAGGTATCGTATGTTTGTTTTTGAACTTGGGTCACGATGAACTCGTGGGCGTTATCGACGAAATATGTACGTTCCTCTGTGTCTAAGTAGACATAGTTTCCGTAAAGCTTCACATCCACGGCTTGCGACGGATCTTCGAAATCTATCCTGAGTTCGATTTGATGGTACTGGAGAGCTATCAAAGGCAAGAACATGTCGTGATCACAAAAGTAAAAGTGGAGAGGCATGAACCTCGTGTTCGACGTCGATGTCGCGTTGTTAATTTCCTGGGACTTCGTGTAGGTCTCGGCCATGTAGTTTTGCCAGATGTCCGCGATGAAATCGAAAGGTTGGGAATCGACCTTGGTCCCACCGATGTAGAGATGGAAGGTGGCCCCGGAAAACTTATTGACGATATCTTCCCCCTCGAGCCAGAGTCCATCGAGGAGATCCCCGTAGGACGGAATGATCACGGTGGAATCTTTGTTCGTGAGAACCTTGATGAGTTTCGGAGCCTGGGAAAAGTTTTTGTGTCTCGTGTACTTGGTCCTGAAGAGGGAAACACCGGCGGAATTCGTGATGTACACGTCTTGGGCACCCTTCGCGGCGAGTTGAATGAGGGAACCAGACATATCTAATATTGGGGGAGGTTATTTTCTTACAAACCGTGATGCGGTTTGGAGGAAATAATTGTTAATGAAATTACATGGCTGGGGGTGGAGGTAAAGGTATCATAAAAAAGCCGGTTGCAATATACTTCGACTTCTTGTCTGTTAAAACTTCTCTTCCGCAGTGCACATAGTTCCATGTAGAGGGAAAGAATATAATCTTACCAGTCTCCGGTTTAACAGATTTTTTTTCGTTTCCAACTCTAAAATCTGTAGAACCACCTTCATTTTCTTCTAGGGTATTTAAGTATATTATAAATCCAACAACTCTAAATGGTATTATATTTGTATCATGATGCCATTTGAAATATTCACCTTTATCAACTCGTTGTATTTGGTATCCTACGTTTACTACATCTTCATAGAATGTTTCTTTAATCCAATCGGTTGTCCACGACTCGCCAAACATATTTTTCAAATAATTTACATATTTTATGTATGCAGTGTCTATTTTTTCACACATATACATGTCAAGGTCGTGCCAACCATCTCTCTCATGTGGTACAAATGGTAAGTCGGTACTTTTTTTAACCGGTGTGTAAATACCATGACCGGTTTGACCAGGTTTTTTATTTTTGTCCTTTTCAAAACGATTAATTATATCTTTACATTTTAGTTCATCTATATAATTTGGAATTTCTAACAAAAAATCCATTTAATTTTATATAAAATTAATTCTTTAATGGTAATTTTTAACCACAGTGGTACGTACACCCAACAAAAGCTGCAATGTGGGCGGCATTTGCTTCATCTGTTTCTGTGCCATCAGATGTTATGTATTTTATATTGTAAGCATATTCCATATCACCTGTATCCTCCCACTGAAATTCGTCGTTTGTATCCAATACATTTACCATTTCTTCCCTGGTTTCCAATACATATTCATCGTCGTTAGGATTTTTATCAACTTCATGTGTTTCTATTCTTTTATAAATTGGATTTGATTCTTCATCGTATGATAATTCTCGGTCTGTTTCTTCTAGTAAATTATATTCATCTTCGTTTATATCGACTTTTGTTGTTTTTATCCAATAATTGACGTTACTTAATTGTTTTAAAATACGCTTAACCGGCTGTTGTTGCGGATTAAAATCACAATCCATTGTTATTTTTGCGACGGTATAGTTTTTCAGTGAATCCGAATCTTGTTTCATACCGTAACCTGCAATATTAGACGTGGTTATGTAATCTCCGGATTCTAGATTACCATTAATATTTGTAACCCACACAGCACCTTCACCCAAAGAGTTTATGTAGATTCTTGTATCACCCAACTCCTTGTCAAACACGGAAACGAATTTACCAAATGATTCTGTTCTACTGTCCGGATCTTCCGATGAAGATATGACACCGAAACATGATTTATCCATACTTACATTTGATAATGAAACCACCGGTAAACATTCATTAATCGTTATAGCTTTGTTACCATGTTCAACACCATCGGACATTTTTATGTATCTATTTTTGTTAGCAGAAACAATTAAACCTTCGTAATCTATTGCGGATTTGTGGGGTATATTTTCTACAAAAGTTCTGTGCTGTCCGGTAAAATTATTCATGTGCCTGTTATAGTAGTTTCCGTGTATGTAACCATTTATATACCTACTCCCACCATTTGAGCTAGACCATCTAAAAAAACCCATGGCATAACTCCCCGATGCTTCTACACCCATGCTCCACCGTCTGTAGTAGTTACTTAAGTAGATGTGGTCGGACCAGGTGGCGTTATTGTAACCTGGACTACTATTGGCGTTTTTATAGATATTAATACCACTATTAGCAAATATATGACCACTTACAGAAATACCGTAATTTTCTGATCTGAATTTTTCACTCCCGTTCCAATAAATACGTGTATCCGCATTTCTAGCGCAATAAATCATCCACTCATTGTCTACGTCGTTATAGATGCCACACTCACTATCATTTGCACTCATAAAAACATAGCGCCCATTTATAGAATACCCTTCCCAGGTACTGGAGCCACCACCAGTTGTTTGAATAGTTCCGTAATTTCCGGTGACAGCTGTTATACCCCTTGAATTTGTGGCATCTACATAATAGGTGCCACTACTACTACCACCAGTACCTGCCGGACCTTGGGGACCTTCGGGTCCCTGTGGACCTTGTGGACCTTGTGGACCAGTTGCGCCAGTTGCGCCTTGTGGACCTTGTGGACCTTGTGGACCGGTATCACCTTGTGGACCTTGTGGACCTTGTGGACCAGTTGCGCCAGTTGCGCCTTGTGGACCTTGTGGACCTTGTGGACCGGTATCACCTTGTGGACCTTGTGGACCAGTTGCACCCACTAGTGCAGAACCATTTGTATAAAAGTCTCCGGAAACGTTAATATCACCTACAACATCGAGTGTGTATGCGGGATTTGTTGTACCTAAACCAATATTACGTGTGAGCGTGTTTGAATATAGATTTCCAGAAATAACATTAACATTTTCAATTTCTGCATCAACCGTAGGCATCGCCTCTTCTTCTATAAGCATAGTATCGAATTCATCTTCAATTTCTTGTTGCGTGGGCATATGTTGCTGGTATGCTGCCGGAACTTCGATCGAATCATACGTATCCTTAAACTTAAATCTTGGTGGTAAGTTATTAGCCATCAATTTCTTGATGACCTTTTCCATTACCTTGTGGCGCCGCAACTTACTGTACACCATTTATATGTGTTTACATTTTATTATCCTATGAAAAATCCTGAGAATATGTTGTAATTTTCTGTTGCACTTTCACCGAACGTTGAACCTTCTGCTTGATACACTGATACATACTGACCACCCGTAAGATACAATGTCGCCGAAATATTACATTGCGAGTATCCAGATACCGATGCATCGACGAGGGAGTTGATGTTTTGTCTCGTACCATTTATCGTAAAATCATAGACTGTTCGATCGTTCGTAGAAACACCATGTGCGCTAAAGTGATAATGCCCAGAAACGGGTGCAGTAAATCTACCCGTCGTCGTGGAATAGCTCGATGTATTATCAACAATAACACGATTATAGTCTATTTCACCAACACCAGAAACACTACCGTCTGTGAGTTGTACACTGAATGCAGGGACACTCGTTTGGTGTACGGTACCAGATGTAGTTAATTTGGTCGACTGTATATGCGCGCTAGGGAAATTCACGATGTGTGTCGCCATTTAATATATCGGGAGAGAATTATTAAACTTAAAAAGCTTAATACAAGACAAAGCATGTCTTGGATTGAAAGTGTTTTAAATTACTCCAAAAATGAACTCGCACTCATTGGGTTTGATAAGAGTGAACTAGGAGATATAATACTCGAAACTATACAAAAATTGCATAGTCAGGTGGGAAACAAACCTGTACTTATGAAATCCATACTAAAAATGATGAATGATCTGGTTGATGAAAAACCCATATCAGTCATCACCGAAAATGATTTCGATGAAAATGGAAACTGTGCTCGATGTGAGTACATTTATCGAGGCGAAGATGGCAAATACTATAACGATAGGGCGGTCGTATTTAAAAAGTCCCTAGACGATCCAAATAGTCAATACGTGTACCAAGGACAAGAACGTTCAAAGAAGGAAATTGTACTCCCCTATATTTTAAGGGAGGAGACCAGAATCATCCCATGATTGGGTTTCTTCATTCCATATATAATTTGTTCCTGTATCACTCGGCATAGCTACGGGTGGTTGCCAGATACAATTGTCATCGAGAGTCCACGATGGATATGGTTGTGGTGCTGAGAAGTTTTCTTTATCTGGGTAGTAAATACAACCGACACCGGCAAAATTTTTACCATCGGTGTTACGATACGTTTTTACCCAGGTACCATCTAGCTCGTATTCACACCAAAATTTACTTTTAGCTACAATAACACGTAAAACTTCGTTAGTTTTTGTATTTAGTTCCGCAAAGTATGGCATAATATATAATTATAGCAAATATCTTATTATAACTATTCCATCGGCACCCGCCCCACCCCCCGCTGCGTCCGTACCTCCACCACCACCACTACCCGTGGCGGTTGCCCCATCATAACCATTTTCTGGGTAGTTAGCTGCGATAGCTCCGTCACCACCCACACCAGAACCACCGGCACCATAATTCGTGGTCACTCGATATCCTGCGCCACCTCCGCCACCGGCGTAGTATAGCGCCGTACCAGATATGCTACTCTGTAAACCAGCACCACCGGCACCTGGTACAGTCTGTGTTGCGGTACCACCCGCAGATCCGGCGCCGCCACCGCCACCGCCACAATAATCGCTCGTGTGAGATGGTGCACTGTAACCACCATTGTTACCCTGGCCAGCTGTACCCGTTCCACCAGGTTGATTACCGGATCCTCCAGTGTTTCCACCCCCACCCGAACCACCACTACCCCCGGGTCCTTGTGTTCTTCCTCCGCCACCCCCTCCACCCACAGCAGTGTATCCCAAACCGGTCGTGTCTGTACCCGCTAAACCTCTCGTGGTACCATTTATAGGTGTACCTTCACCACCGGCACCTACACTAATACTATATGTACCGGGAGTTATACTCATAGACCCAGTGAGCATACCACCGGCGCCACCACCACCACCTTCTCTCGCACCTCCCCCACCACCACCCGCAACCATTAAATAATCTATAGTACCCGAATCATATACTATGAGATTGTCGGAAGTTGTGAATGTGTGTAGTTTGTAAGAGCCACTAATTGTTTCGGTACCACCCTGAGCCATGCCACCATAAATAACAGCACCTGTATTGACTTCTATCCAATCCGTGCCATTGTAAAATTCTATTTTTGATCTTGTCGTGTTATATCTTACCATACCAGTATATCCGGTAGAGGGGCGCTGATCGTGCGTACCGATAGGTATAATCATCGCCCCCGTGTCGTTGATATCAAGAGCTGCTCGTGGAGTATCTGTTCCAACCCCCACTGTGCTCAACGAAACTGCATTGAGTGTCACGGTTCCATCTACCGTTAAATCTTTACCAACAAACAGATTTGAACCAACGCCCACACCCCCCGAAACAACTATAGCACCCGTGGTATTAGAAACCGATTCCGTAGAATTTGTAATTTGAATGGTATTAGACGAGGTGTTGCCAATATTGAGAACTTCGTCGAGACCCATTGTTGTGGTGATGGCTATTGTGTTTAATGTGAGTGTATTACCAATAAATGATTCTGCAGTCACGTTACCTGTGACAACCGCATTTGAAGAAACGGTCAAACCCGTGGTCACATTGGACAAAGCCAATGTTTGAGTGGTATCAACCGTACCAGAAATGTTTGTGAGATTAGAACCATCACCATAGATGTAATCCACTTCCAATTTTGAGTAAGTAACTGTTGGTAATGCATACACTCGAACGTGACCTGAATCTGAACCATTTCCATCGTTTCGGTATGCACCAATGGCCACAACACTTGCATCAGATGACAAAGAAACGGACCAACCAGAGTAATCGCTTGACGCCTCGCCATCAATGTCTACTCCAACTTGTGTCCAAGACGATCCATTCCATGTGTACACTCGAACGTGACCTGAATTTGAATTACCCCCGAAGTTGTTTGGTGCTCCAATGGCTACTGTAGAACCGTCCGAAGATAAGGAGACAGAAAAACCAGACTGATTACCTGATGACTCGCCATCGATATCCAACCCACGTTGCGTCCAAGCCGAACCCGACCATTCGTACACTCGAACGTGACCCGAATATGACCCATTTCCGGAGTTATAGGGTGCGCCAATAGCCACAACAGTTCCATCGGATGAAATAGATACACTGTAACCAGACTGATCACTCGATGCCTCGCCGTCAATATCCAATCCACGTTGGACCCATGCCGTACCAGACCACACATAGACTCGAACGTGCCCCGAATATGAACCATTTACACCACTATTCAAAATCGCCCCGATGGCCACCACAGTTCCGTCTGAAGACAGCGACACTGACCGACCAGAAAGATCACTTGATGCCTCGCCATCAATATCTAAACCGCGTTGGACCCAAGCTGTGCCCGACCACGTGTAGACTCGAACGTGACCTGAATCTGCGCCATTTCCATCGTTTCGGTATGCACCAAATGCTACCACGGAACCGTCTGACGATAAAGATACGCTGTAACCAGCTTCATCCGTCGCCGCCTCACCATCAAGGTCCAATCCACGCTGCGACCAAGCCGAACCATTCCATTCCCAAACTCGAACGTGTCCCGAATTTGTACCATTTCCGTCGTTAAATTTACCCCCAATAGCTACCACGGTTCCGTCGGAAGATAAAGATACACTGTTGCCAGACTCATCGGCTGCGGCCTCGCCGTCTATGTCCGACCCGCGTTGTGACCAAGCCGAACCCGTCCATTCCCAAACTCGAACGTGACCACCCGCATTATTTCCAGTTGTATCATTCCATATAGCCCCTATGGCTACTACGGAACCATCCGAAGATAAGGAGACGGAATAGCCGGAACGGTCACCTGATGACTCACCATCGATATCCAATCCACGTTGGACCCAATTACCGGTAGTAGCAGTAGCAGATTCCTTAGACAACACCAAGCTATCATCATGGTAGATGCTTGTGGCTAATTTGAGTATATCGGCTTCTATGTTGGAAGAAACAGTCAAATCGCCACCAATCAAATGTTCGGCATTGACATTCCCCACGACATCCAATTCGTAGGCCGGTGTGGTCGTACCTATACCGACATTCGAGGTTGTCGTGTCCACAAACAGATTTCCGGTCCCTATTTCCACATTGGAACGGTAATAGAGGGAATTAGTGCCGTCTGTCCAAAGGGAACTCACGAATGGTGAACCACCTTGATAGAAAGATCCCGAAAGGTTAATATCACCCGCAACATCCAAGGTGTACCCCGGATTCGTCGTGCCCACACCCACACGACCATCCGCGCGCAGAGACATCACGTTAGATTCCGCGTATGTCCCATCGGTGAGTGTCATGTCAAGGCGGGAACGAGACGCAGTCCCACTGTTTTCGTACCGAGACATCTTGAACGAAGCCTTTGAACCGTAGTTTGTACCCTGTGTACCATCTCGGGTCAAGTGAAGGACTGCTTTGGGGTCATCAATGGCTGTGGTAGACGTTGGCGTTGGGTGTGTGAGTGTGAGGGGTGCATCCGAGTGATCAAAGGACGCCGATTGTGTCGGTGGATCGTTGACGTATTGGTAACCCACGACGTGAAGGTTTGCCGAAGGTGCTGATGTTCCGATGCCTACATTAGAGTCTGCGACGAACGCCGCCGTCGCGTTTGTGAATTGTATGGTATTTGAAGTCGTATTTCCGTAGTCGGACACGGATTGTAAGGTTGTGGCTATCCCCGTCAATTCAGAACCGTCGCCCTTGAAATAATTTGCGTGAATGTTTCCGGTGGCGACGATCCCAACATCCGCATTCGTAAACTGTATGGTATTGGATGTCGTATTTCCGAAATCGGACACGGATTGTAGAGTTGTAGCTATACCCGTAAGCTGCGAACCATCACCCTTCACGTAAAGTGCTTCTATGTTTCCGGTAGTAGTTATGTTATTTGCAAACAAGTTGCCGTAAACTTTTACTTTGAGGCCACCATCGGAAATGGGGATCACATCCGTATCAGAGGCGCCACTTTGTGTATAGCCGAGCGCTAATTCAGATTCATCACCACGGTAGGCCACAGTCACATTGGAGGTCGCACGCGTAATCACGAGACCGGAATCGATGGTATCACTCGCATTCCCCTTCGCGAGTTCTATGATTGGATCTTCTATGGACATGTTCGCGGTGTCAATGAAAGTGGTGGTTCCGGAGACCGTGAGATTCCCATCGACGGTGAGATCCTTCTCAATGTGCACGTTTCCGCAAACATCCAAGAGTTCCGTGGGTGAAAGAGAACCTATACCGACATTCCCCGACACATAGGTGATATCTGAGGCATTCGATGTATTTGTGTAAAACCACTTATCACTGTTGTGCACCCGAAGACGGCGAATTTTGTGTGACGTTCCAGACGTCGCAGAAAAGCCTATGTATCGAGAATTAGCTTCTTGGTGGTTCTCTGTGAATCCGTGATTCAAAACAACCTTCCCGGCGAGACTTATCGAGATGGCACCCCTGAAATAGTTGATGTTCACACACTGCCAATCGGTGGAACGTACGTCCGCAGACACCGTTTTATGCACAGATCCTTCCCAATAAATCACAATCTGATTTTGTGTGTTGTCAAACACAATTTTGTACCCACCATCATTTGCGGTGTAGTCCGTATGATTTGGTTCCGTGGTACTGAAAAGACTAAACGTAAGAACACCACCCGTAGACGCTATGAGCATGTCAAAATCCGCATGCCATGAGTTTGGGAGTTGAAGAGGCCAATAGACCCATCCGTCGTTGAAATCTATGGCTGTTGTGTCACGAGTAACACCCGTGGTTGAGCGATAGGCCGTGCCTTCTTGAGGCAAAAATGTCGTGGTCGTCTTCTGATCATCATAGAGAAGCACGTCATTTCTGGCGGTCGTGTTGATGGCCGTAGAAAAGCCGGCTGACTGTTTGATGTCCACACTGGAGACCCTCAATGTACCATTGATGATGTCCAGTACACCATTATTTGGATTTATGGCCATTTAATATAACTGGAGAGAATTATTAAATGGAAGTGACGTAGTTACTTGGGAAGACAACTCCTACGGAGTTGGGGCTTCTGGCCAAACGGGGTTAAATGGATCGGTCACCTTAGATGGAAAATCTCGTAGTAAACGTCTGTACAGGACCCATTCATTACGTTTTTCTTCCGACATTTCTGATTTTATATCATCTAATTGAGATATATCAGATTCAATCAATTTTTGGTTTCTTTCGCCCCGAATAAACTTCATTTCGTGTTGGAATTTCTTTTCCCACTTTTCGTCATCCCTGACTACAGTGGGGACTCCATTTTCGTCTCTGACTACATTTACACATTCATAATGCAAAGGTGGCAAAATTTCAACATGAACCCAGTCATCATCTTGATCGAGTATGTGAGTATATTCATATGTGTTCTTTATTTCAAGTGTTTCCGAATCGTATGCTATATAATAAGGCATTTTCTATATTAATGTAATATAATTATAACTATGCAGTCAATGCATTTATCATATAATTACCTTGTACCGAACCAGTATTACACGTCAATCTTAGATACCTGGGTCTTCGAGAAGATGTCGGAAATGTAAAAAAAGCCGAACCCTGAGTTTTAGTGGAACCAACAGCACGTTGACAACCAACCGATTCAAACATCATGTGAAAACGGCTACCAGCGGTCGCCACGTTATTATTATAAACTTGAACTATAGTAATTTTTGCATAGTAAGCATTTGCGTTAACTTCCCTATCTGGTGCCAGATAACACGTACTACTTGCATTTCCGTAATTATTACCCGGGTGAATTCTGAAAGTAGATGACTCATGTGCAGTCGAAATTGAGCCGCTTGTGTCCTGGCACCCGGATATATAAAACGACCCCGAATTAGTTCCAGTAAAACCATACGCTAAGTGTATTTCCCAGCCAATGGCCGGGGCTGTTCCAACACCTGCACCATAATTAAGATCACCGGGTAAATAAAATGTGCCACTTCCAGTAAAAGTACCACTTCTACTTCCAATGTATTGATTTAATCTAGAAATGCCGTCGACATGCAGTGGATAACTTGGGTTTGTTGTCCCAATCCCAACATTGTGATTACTTTGAATGGAAAGTGATGGAGCATTCGTCACACTTGAAAATGCGTTCCAAATACCAAGTGTGTCTGTGTTATTATAGTATCCTACACCTGCAACCATATTACCATTACGAATGAAAGATAGGTGACATTTTGAACCACCAGTTGTTGCGTTTCTTACAAGATTTACCATACCATAATCACCCGAATCGGCTTCGGCGTCGCCGATATGTACGGTGGGTACGGCACCAGGGTCTGTAGAAGACGCTCGAATGTCTAGTAGTCCAATTGGATCAGTCGTCCCAATCCCGACGTTGCCATTAGTACCATTAATGAACAATCTTTTGGAGTTTGCAGGAGCTTCTATGACCACATTCGATGTTCCGCGTATTACTTGATCGTACGGTGATACTGTGTCTGTGACCAACCTGATATCACTATTTGGTCCACCGACTACAATAGAGGGATACGATGTTCCGTACACTTGAAGATTCTTACTCGGACTCCCCGTCCCCACCCCAACCCTACCTGTCGTCGTATCCACAAACAGGTTCGCCGTCCCTACCTCTAAATTGGAAGAAACATTCAAACCCGTGGTCACATTGGACAAAGTCAATGTTTGGGTGGTGTCAACCGTACCGGAAATGTTTGTGATATTGGAACCATCGCCGTGTAAGTAATCTACTTCTAATGTTGTCCATGATGGAATTGAATAGACTCGAACGTGACCCGAAGCTGAGCCGTTTCCGTCGTTCCATTCTGCTCCAACGGCCACTGTAGAACCGTCTGAAGATAAGGATACACCGGAACCACAGTGATCACCCCCCGCCTCACCGTCTATATTTGTTCCAACCTGCGACCAAACTGAACCAGACCACTTAAATACTCGAGCATACCCACGTTCGTTGTTACGGTAGGGTGCCCCAATGGCTATTACGGAACCATCAGAGGACAAGGATGTGGACCAACCGGAATAATCACCCGCCATCTGTCCATTGATGTCCAAACCACGCTGCGTCCAAGCGGAACCCGTCCATTCGTACACCCGAACGCGACCTGCGTATTGACCAGCTCGGATTGAGCTAATGGCTACTATATAACCGTCGGAAGATAGGGATACCCACCAACCATTCTGATCATTATTCCCATCACCATCAATGTCTGAGCCAAGCTGTGACCAAGCCGAACCCGTCCATTCGTATATTCTAACGTGACCCGAAGATGTAGCGACTCCGTCATTACCAGTCGATGAAATGGCCACCACAGTTCCGTCTGAAGACAGAGAAACCGACCGCCCAGAACCATCAGCCTCCGCTTCACCATCGATGTCTGACCCACGCTGTGACCAAGTCGAACCCGACCATTCCCAGACTCGAACATGACCCGCACTTGGAGCGGTTCCGTCGTTAAGTTGGGCCCCAATGGCTACTATGGTTCCATCCGATGATAAGGATACACTGTAACCAGACTGATCATTCGCAGCCTCCCCGTCTATATCTGTTCCACGCTGCGACCAAGCCGAGCCCGTCCATTCGTACACCCGAACGTGACCCGAGTTTGAACCATTTCCGTCATTAAGGTATGCTCCAATGGCCACTACGGTTCCGTCGGAGGATAATGACACGGCGGAGTAACTACTTCTATCACCCGCAGCCTCACCATCCAGATCCGCACCACGCTGCGACCAAGTCGAACCTATCCGTTCATAGACTCGAACATGACCCGCATCTGTACCATTTCCGTCATTAAAGTATGCCCCAATGGCCACTACTGTTCCGTCGGATGATAACGACACAGCGGAGAAACCACTTCTATCACCCGCCGCCTCGCCGTCTATATCCAAACCAATTTGTGTCCAATCACTGGCTGTTTCTTTAATGAATACCGGACTATCGTCTTGATAAATACCCGTGGTCAATTTGAGTATATTGGATTCTATGTTTGACGTCACAGAAAGTCCCGTGGTCACATTGGACAAAGCCAGTGTTTGGGTGGTGTCAATACCCACACCCGTGAGTTGGGAACCGTCACCAATGAAATAGTCTGCATTGACATTCCCCACAACATCCAATTCGTAGGCGGGTGTGGTCGTGCCTATACCCACGTTAGATGTCGTCGTATCTACAAAAAGGTTTCCCGTACCAACTTCGACGTTTGACCGGTAATAGAGGGATTCCGGACCGTCGGTCCAAAGGGAGCTCACAAATGTAGATCCATCTTGGTAAAGATCACCCGAAAAGTTTATGTCACCCACAACGTCCAATTTGAATCCCGGGACAGTGGAGCCAATGCCGACGTTTCCGCCAACGTAGGCTATGTTACTCGAATCAACTTCTCGAGTCCACACACCACTGTTCGTAAATTTAAGGTTCTTGAGTTTACGTTCGTCTGTACTCGAGTGCGTGAACGTCACGTACCCCGAATTATCGTCGTAGACTCTGTCCCGGAGTTGCGAATCGGCAAAACTGAAGACGCATTCACCGTCGATGGCCACATCGAGGACACTGCGTTCAAATATGATGGTCACTTTACGGTACGTGTCGTTATTAAGTGTGGATGAAAGTGTCACCGAACCGAGCGTGGATCCACCGTCATAGTTTATGGAAATTGTGGTATCATCCATGGAAAGGGTGTATCCGTTGGTTCCTGAGGTCGAATCATTGTAAAAATTAAAAAGTATGGGTGCACCAGAGCTTCCGGAAGCCCAGTACCCATGGAACTCACCGACCCAAGCGTTGGGAAGTTTGAGAGCCCAACTGTTACTCGTGGTCTGTTCGGTTTCATCCATGAGAAGCATCGTATTTCTGGCGACATTGTTGATTACGGTGTCGAAGCCAGTCGATTGCCTGAACTCCATCTTGGAGACACGGAGTGTGGCACCCGTGATATCCAAAATGCCGTTTGGTGTTCCTATAGACATTTAATATATCGGGAGAGAATTATTAAATGCGTGGGGCGAACGTCGAAGACGTTCTTGGCACGGGGTTAGTTAGGGGGGGTGGGCCAAACAGGATTCTCTGGATCCGTTGTGTTGGCGGGGAGGTCACGGAGGGCTTGCATGTACGTTTTCCATTCTTCGGGGACGGGTTCATTCCTGGAATAAGACTTAAGTGTTATCCAGTCACATTCTTTTAGTAGTTCATTTCGTTTAGATCTAAGAGATTTAAAATTTATTTGAGTTATTTCATTTATAAATTCCACATTTGATACATGTCTCAATAAAATTTTGTTATTTTCATCTCTGTAAGCTTCTATACACTGGTAATTCAAACCATCTGGTATTTTGATTAAAGTATCCGAAACTTGATTTTCTAGACATGAATTGTTATAAACATCTATGATCTCTAAAGTTTCTGGGTTTACCTCTGCAAATTTCATATATCGTACATTGATAAATTATTTATAACCAATTATAACATATTCACCCGCTGACGTAGTTACAATATTTGATGCATTGTAATCTTCTAGATACAATTTAACTGCGTCTATTAACCCAGTTCCATTTCTGTGACATCCCCCTATACCCATTGTATATCCAACATTACCCCAGGTCCAACTAGACTTAAATTGAAGTTGGCCTCTTTGGTATAACGTGTTTGCTACATCAATTATAGCGAGAGTATCTTCATTTTGGTCGTCATATTGTGATAACTGTGATCCATCCGTGTTATTTAAGAATCCCGTATTTCCATCGTTTCGTGCATACCAAGTCATTGCTTCATATCCACTTGTAGCAAATGAAGTTTCTCCTACAAATTTAAAACGCACACGAGATTTACTGCGGTAAGTGGCATCCGTCCTGCCACGATATTTAACTATAATTCTGTGAAAATTATAATTATTATAGTCGAGGTCAAATGTTACGGATGTACCCGAATTCCAAGAACCTCTACTATACACACCCGGAACACCGAGTGTAGTTCCATTTACGTGTAATGTAGCAGATGGAGCATCCGTTCCAATACCCACATAACTACCATAAGGTTGTAAACAAAGTGGGTATTTTGTACTAGAACTTGTAGGAATTGATGACGTGACACCTGAAAATGTCTGAATAAAACCACGGTTGTTACCACCCGGTAGATGACTCAAAACTGTTTTTACGTCCGAATTCTGTAGAGTAAGTCCTTGCCCAGTATTCCCACCTGTTATAACATGTAAAGCTCCATCGGGACTCCCAGTCCCCACCCCAACCCTACCAGTCGTCGTATCCACAAAGAGGTTGGCTGTCCCCACCTCCAAGTTCGAGCTGAGGGTCTTTTCACCATCGATGGTCATGTTAGCGGACTCGAGGTTTTGAATCCTCGACACATTCGATGCAAAGTCGCTCACGTTCGACGATTGGATCGCTGAAATTGCCGAACCGTCTCCCACAAGTTTACTTGCCGTGAGTGTGTCACCGATGGTTGCATTCGCCGTCGTGACAAATGCCGTGGCCGTGTTATTAAATTCCACTGTGTATGGTGTAGTATTCCCCGTGTTCGTCACGATTTCCAAATCAAACGTAGGGGCGATCGATATTCCACCTAAAACGACACCCGCAGCATTGATATTACCAGAAATTTGGAGAACGTTTGAGTGTGTGTCGTTTATGTGTAGATTTGAACCCACGGATAGATGATTCACGGGATTTGCGTTGGCGATGCCGACGTACCCGGTGGTCACGATTTGACTGCTCCTGAGTGTGGCATTCGTGATATCTAAATATCCTGTAGGTGTTCCTATAGGCATTTAATATATCGGGAGAGAATTATTAAATGTGTTTTGGGTGCTCAGGGTTTAGACACCTCACAAGATGGTTTCAAAAGCTGAAAAGCTACGGTCTCGGCTTCGGGAACGGGTGGTGCGGAAGAAGAACGAAGCCCGTGAGGAACACATAAAGGACACGAAGAAGAAGATTGTAGAGTTTCAGGTGCTTACGGCACAGGCTCAGTCCCTCATAGCCGACATAGATAAGGTCTCTGCAAAGATTCTGTTAGACGAGGACGAAGAAGCGAAACACTTAGCGTTAGAGAAGCTCGGGGGGCAACGAGTTTCGTTAGAGAAACACATAGAGGGGTGGAAGGAGAGTATGGAAATGTTAGAGGGTCACCTACGGTTGCTGAACGAGAGCCTCAAGGGCTGATAGCCTTGCTTCCAAAGCATCGTTTCTCGCCTTTTCAGCTTGGAGTTGTCTATCCACCTCTTGTAAAGCAGATGTAGCAACAGTCCAAATGGCGTCCTTCTTTAGGAACACGAAATCATCAACCTCTTGACCATAGATGAAGAGCTGGTTACCCGCTACAACATTCCCAGATTCATCAAGTGAGCCAGTCCAGTCAGTCAAGTCTTCCTCCACACGAATGGTGTGTTCGTCGATAACTTCGGCGAGTGTGACCCTTTCTTCCTTGTCCTCCTTCGTCATTACCCGTATTGTGGTCGCATTCGCCTCCAAATTGGAGGTGTTGAAGTTGGTAAAAGTGATTACATTTGAGGAAGAGACATTGGCTAATTCATAGATGTTTGGAACAGTATCCTTAATCAATGTTGTTGCGTATGGGAGTGTGTCTCTCACTTCTTGGGCGATGAAGCCCCACACGGGTTCTTCACCCTTGTGAATGGTGTCCCTGTAGGTATATCTCTTCGGTTTCAATAGCCTCAAAGTCTCCAAAGCACTCCCATCATCAACATCTGTGATGTTGTCCTTGATGCGCCTATCACTCGCTGCTATGTAATCTCCAGCCGCTATGCCGTAATTTGCGTATATTGAGACGCTACCCAAACTCGCGTTGCCGTAATAAAAGTTGCTCCCACTTCTATTGAAGTAACTCACACTACCAACAGCACCCGCCGTGCCATCTACTCTAAACTTCCCTGCGACATTACCTGCGTATGTTGAACCAACACGAACTGTGCCGTCTGTGTTAAACAGCATAGCTGGAGTATTCGTCACACTTGAGAAGGAACCCCAAAGCCCAAAGGCGTTTGTGTTATTATAGTATCCCATACCGAAAACAGTATGACCGTTACGAATGAAAGATAGGTGACATTTTGAGCCACCGGTTGTTGCGTGTCTTACGAGATTTACCATACCATAATCACCCGCATCGGCAGCGGCGTCGCCTATATGTACGGTAGGTACGGCACCGGGGTCCGTAGAAGATGCTCGAATGTCTAGTAGTCCAATTGGATCAGTCGTCCCAATCCCGACGTTGCCATTATTCTCTATAACCATTCGTGTATTATTACTATCTGTAGTTCTAAATTCGTAACGACCATCTCCTTTAGTATAAAATTTCACCCCGCCATTCGTTTGACTGTGATTTTCTATGATAGCAGCATTTGAATTACCTGTCGTGTGTTGAATATTAAAGTATTCGTTATCAGAATTAATCAAAGATAGACCGGCACGATTTGATGCATTCGCATTTCTTATAAAAAGCTGTGACGAACTACTGGCACTATCCGTGTATACGTGAAGCTTTTCATCTGGACTCCCAGTCCCCACCCCAACCCTACCAGTCGTCGTATCCACAAAGAGGTTGGCTGTCCCCACCTCCAAGTTCGAAGACACGTACGCATTCCCCACGACTTGGAGGTTTGACGTGGGATCGCTGACGCCCACACCGAGGCTTTCCGTGGCGTAGATATCGGGTGCCTGTATTTTTTGATCATTAAATACTAATGTTCCTGTAGAAGAAGGCATCTACTATTTAATGAGAGAATTATTAAATGGGTTTGGGGGCGAGGGGTATTAAATTTTTGGGTACTTGTCTTTTATGGACTTTATCTTACTTTTCCAGGCTTCTATCCCCTCGTGATAAATCATATCCAATTGCTCCTCGAGTGGGGGGTACTCTTTTTTTCTGTGATGTGTTCGTGATACTTCGAGCATGGATTCATACATTCTATCATCCGAGTATTTCGCTTTAATTGTGGCTATTTCTTCTGGTGTCGCTGTTATAGATTTTATGTAGTCGTCGCCCATTAATTAATATATGTTATATTTATTTTGCATATAATTCTCCAATTCTGTATATTCGACACTCGTTAGTGTTCTGTTATATACTATAATTTCTGCACACATCCAATCTGAAGCCTCGTAGTTAACGGAACCAAGTCTCAAGTTTCCATTTGTACCACTTGTCATGGTGTTTTCTTCCCAAGTAACATTCTGTGATTTTGACCTGTATAAATTATTTTGATCAACGCCTATGACCCATTTAGTGCCATGCCTATTGGTTTGAGTTGTCACCCAGCCTCCGTGATATGCCACACCTGCCGAACCCGACCAATGCCCCGAAAGCCAGTTAGTATCTTGAGCATCTAATATACGTTTTTTGTTAGTTCCATTATACCTCGTCAAAGACACGAGTGTATAAGTGGATGGTAAAATAGCGGTAGGAAAGTTTATTTCTGCAGTCGTGCCTCCATAAATTACTGGAAATACATAGTTTGCACCATCGGAAGTGCCATCATATGAACTAATTAAAGTTATAGTTCCTTCATATGCTGTCGCATGATTTGCAGCAGAAGATATATCTGTCCACTGGCTACCGGTCCAATTTTCGGCTAAATACCAACCAACCAAACCACTAAAATTAGTTGGTTGAATTACTTTTAAACCTAACCATGAATTACTTAAATAAAATTCTAATTCGTTTGAACTAGTATTTAAACGTATCATACCCGCGACACCACTCGATGGTCTTTGTGCCGTCGTACCAACCGGGACAATCATCGCTTCAGTACTGTTGATATCGAGGGGTACTCTTGGATCAGTTCTTCCAATCCCCACATTCCCACTCACTGTATCCACAAAGAGGTTCGCCGTTCCTACCTCCACATTCCCCGTCGTCACAAACGCCGTCGTTGGATTCGTAAACTCCACCGTGTTTGTGGTGACATTCCCAGTGTTCGTGGCTTGTTGGAGACTCGTGGTCGAGGAGACCGAAAAGTTGTTGAGGGTCATGGTTTCTGCAACCAATTCCACTGCTTTTAATGTTGCATCCTCGAATACTACTGTTCCTGTAGAGAGAGACATCTACTATTGGGGGAGAGAATTATTAAATGCAAGTGACGTAGTTACTTGGGGTTAGTTATGGAGTTGGGGCTTCGGGCCAAACAGGGTTCTCCGGATCCGTCGTGTTGGCGGGGAGGTCACGGAGGGCTTGGCGGTACACTTTCCATTCTTCTACCTTTTCTTGTGTGAATGGTGCATCGGGTGTAGAAACTATCCAATCAGACTCTTTTAAAAGGCGGTCACGTTTTCTTCTTATGCTTGTCATAAAAATGCTGTTTTTGAGTGTCGCGTCCCAATATTCTTGACACTCTTCTTGTGATGGAAGAGGGTATTCTTCATCGTACGTTTTTGTTTCATCATTCCATATAATCACGTTTGAAAGTGTTTCTTCACATCCTTCTTTGAATGAAATGTGTTTACCTGGTACAAGTGTTGTTAAAACACGTAGAAGGTCCATTAATTATGTATCACATTTTATTTGTAAAAAACACAACCCAATGTTGTTATACCACGTTCAGCGTGAGTATCATTGGGATCACTTACGGTCCTATTTGTATAAAGAGTAGAATCTCCAGCACACTCTTGAATACCAATAAGTTGAACTGATAATGTTCTGGTAGATAACGAACTGTATGTCACAGTCCCTGTTATGGTTGCAGTATCTGGTGTAGTACTTTCATCAGCATTATAATTTATAGCGTGCGTAGTGATACCATAACCACGATTTCCAACTTGGGTTGAACCTAATCTAGTCGTGCTACCACCGGAAGGTGTGACTTTTATATCAAACATAAAATTTTCAGCATTGCTCGGACCGCTAATTTCTCCTAACCAGTACCACGTAAATTGCATACTAAACGGTGTAGAAATATCTATTTCATCTGGTATCGTCACGGATTGTGTTAGTGCGACAGATTCTGCACCCCAAGTCATGGTAGCCGAAGATGTGCTCGTTATCGTGTATGATTTGAATGCGACTTGTGTATTTGAATATGATGTGGCTTTTATTGTTCCGTTCACATCCAGATTTGTGGAGGGACTATCCGTCCCTATCCCCACATTCCCCGTCGTCACAAACGCCGTCGTTGGATTCGTAAATTGCACTGTGTTCGATGTCACGTTCCCGACGTCGGTGACCTGTTGGAGATTCATGGTCGTGGAGATCGAGACGTTATTAAGGGTGAGGCGTTGGGTGGTGATCGTGTTAGACACGCTGATGTTCCCATCAACAACGAGCACATTCGAACCCGTGTCACTCACGTACAGATTGGATCCCACCGACAAATCGTGATCCGGAGCCGTGTTGGATATCCCAACACTCCCCGAATTGTAATAGAGATCCGTGCCCGATGAAGTCCAAAGGGAACTCACAAATGGAGCTCCATCTTGGTAAAGACCGCCTGTAAAGTGCACATTCCCTGTCACATCTAATTCGTAAGCCGGTGCATTCGTACCAATACCCACATTTGATGTCGTCGTGTCGACGAAGAGGTTCGCCGTACCCACTTCGACGTTTGATCGGTAGTATAAGGATTCAGAACCATCGGTCCAAAGAGAACTTACAAATGGAGCTCCATCTTGGTAAAGACCACCCGTAAAGTGTACGTTCCCCGCGACATCTAATTCGTAGGCAGGTTGAGTCGTCCCAATACCCACATTAGATGTCGTCGTGTCGACGAAGAGGTTCGCCGTACCCACTTCAAGATTCGCTGTGCTCACAATCTTATTCGCACGCACCGTATCTCCAGCCACTATATTAGATGACGCCTGGAATCCCGTTGTGGCATTTGTTGATATTATGGTGTCCGTCGTTTGGTTGTTTTCATTCGTGACGTGATCGAGTCCGTACGCAGAAACTATCTGGAAATCACCGATAGTTATGCTCGTAGCACTGACATTCCCTCTCACACTCAATACATTAGAACCGGTGTCTAACACAGAGAGGTTAGACCCCACGTCCAAGTTATTTACTGGCTGCGTGTTTGCTATGCCAACATTCGATGAAGTCACGAAACCGGTCGTGTCGTTTGTAAATTGTATGGTATTGCTCGTGACATTCCCGATGTCTGACACGGCTTGGAGAGTAGTGGCTATACCCGTAAGCTTAGAGCCATCACCTTTGAAGTATGTTGCTTCGACATTTCCGTGGACATTCATGGTTATGGGATTATCGGTTTCCACGGTTATGGTTGAATTATATGCACTACTTTGTGTGTATCCCACGTTTAGAGTGTCTTCACTTTCGTCGTAGAATACGGACACATTGGATTGTGAAGCCCCGTGACGAGTCATGACAATACCGAGATCACCCGTGTTTAGGTTATTTGCACCCAACTCTATGATGGGGTCAGAAACCACCATATTTATCGTGTTGGCGACCAAAAGATTGCCATTGACTCGGAGATTTGCTTCAAGAATGATATCGTTTTCGAACGTCTTTTCACCAGAAATGGTCATATCCCCAGATTCGAGGTTCTCGATCCTCGTGACGTTTGATGCCAAATTCGACCAGATGTGTCCGTTGGAGGTCTCAAGGTTCTCGATTCTCGTGACGTTGGACGCCAAATTCGACCAGATGTGTCCGTTAGACGTTTCCAAATTCGTAATGCGAGTGACGTTCGACGCAAAATCAGTGACATTTGACGATTGGATCGCTGATAAAGCGGAGCCATCACCGATGAAATAATTTGCACTGACATTACCTACAACATCCAATGCGTATGAAGGCGTCGTCGTACCGATACCCACGCGCCCGGTCGTCGTATCCACAAAGAGATTCGCGGTACCGGCTTCAATGTTTGAACGGTAATAGAGTGATTCCGGGCCGTCGGTCCAAAGGGAACTCACGAATTCCGAACCACCTTGGTAAAAGTTACCCGTAAAGTTAATGTCCCCTTCGACATCGAGTGTGTACGCGGGTGTAGTCGTGCCAATACCGACGTTTGAGGTCGTGGTATCTACAAAAAGGTTTCCGGTACCCACTTCCACGTTGGAACGGTAATAGAGGGAATCTGAACCATCCGTCCAAAGGGAACTCACGAACGGTGCACCACCTTGGTAGAACGACCCCGAGAGATTGATGTCTCCACCAACATCGAGTGTGTATTGTGGATCCGGAACGTTTATACCCACACTCCCTTGATTATAGATGACGTTCGATTCACCCGAGTAAATCCATTTACTCCCATTCGTAATCTTAAGGTTGCGAATCTTACGACCATCGGTGGATGTTGAACTGAAGTTTATGTATTCACCATTGACGTACGGCGTTTCACGTTCTATGTCTTTGTAGTAAAAGTGTCTCGTACCACCGACGTTTATCGCAATGAGACCACGCTCGTAGTTGATCACGACCTTTTGCCAACTCTCTGTAGCCGTGAAAAGTCCCGTAACGGTTGCCTCTTGAAGAGTCGTCCCATCGTATTTGAGTGTGATCTTGTCGTTATTATCATTAAACGTAAAAGAGTAGCCGTCACCCCCGGTGTTTGTGGTGCTAAAGATGTTGGAATAGAGCGGCCCCGCACTCGTCCCGGAGCGAATGTCCATCTCGAATTCCATCGTCCAATAGTTCGGAAGCTTCTGCCCCCAATACACATACCCATTGGCGAGATCGAGATAGCCACTGCTGGTGTTCCGAACTCCTGGGGTACTCGTAAATCCTGTGAATGTCGTCGTCGAAGCCTGGTCGTCGTAGATGAGGACGGCGTTGGATCTTGTCACATTGAGGGCGGTGTCGACACCCTGAATGTTGGAAACCTCCAACTTGCCAACCCGCAACGTGGCATTCTTAATATCTAATGTCCCAACGGGAGATTGTATAGACATTTAATATATCGGGAGAGAATTATTAAATGCTTGGGGCGAAGCAACTCGGGAATGTGGAGTTAGTTATCGATTTTCTAAAGCTGTGATTCTAGCTTCAAGAGCGGCTACTTTTGCCTTTTCGGCTTGTAACTGTCTATCCACCTCTTGTAGTTCCGTATGAAGTTCTTGATTTGATTTGATGAGATACGGTATAAGTTGTTGATACATCAAGTGGGACGCATCTAGTCCCCAACCAAGTGCGTCGTAATCTGGGTCTTGTTGTATGTCTTCTATGTTTGGTCTCTCTTCAGCGGGTTCAGCATCATCAGCCAGTCGTATGATGTGACGCAACTCGGGGGCGTCATACCAAATGTCTTGGATTATGAGACCAGTCTCCTTTTGTGGTCTTCCAGCGAAACGACGCTTACGCCATAGGTTGTGTGTGGGTGAAAATACATACCCATCTGTCGATGATTCGGTGTTGGAATACTCTTCTGAGGTGAGTTCATCAAACTCAAATATGTCCTTCGTGTAAGTCTGTGGTTTGAGTTTAAGTAGCGTCTGAGTCGCATTCTCCACGAGAACCTCATCTGTCTTGATTCTATCGTCTGATGCGTCGTTCGCAGAACTAAGGTAGTTCACATTCAGGGATACATTGTCGCTATTATTGAAATCACGGTAATATATCCGAGTAGTGCCATTAGGATGCCCCGTGCCAACCCTATAAAATGCCCAATACCCATCGGTATTAAATCCGTGTCTTTGTTCTACTTGTAATGGGTACGCAGGATCCGTCGTCCCAATCCCGACATTGCCAGTCGAATTTATGCGTAGTCTTTCACTTCCGGCTGTGTTCAATGTTATAGTATCATTCGCTGGAAAACCCATTGAAGTATCGGTATCACTACCGTGGTATATATAATCATTTGTAGTAAGCGCCGATGCTGTAACACCACCTGTGGTATTAACGGGGCGGGTTATATCCCCCGTAGTAATTTTAGAGGCATCCAAGTTAGCTATACGTGCCGCTGCAACGGTGCCGGTCGTCACCTGAGAACCATTGAGAGCTGTAAGACCTGAACCATCACCCGACACAGACGCCGCTGTCAAACCATACGCCATAGACACATCGCCAGTCGAACTATCCACCACTAACGATGTGTTTCTCCAGTTGCCCCCATTTGTCGCCGGGTCACGCACAGTGATATAGAAATCATCCCCGCTGTTTCGCCCGAATGCCGCACGAGACACCCCGTTATTTGCAAAAGTCACCGTCGAAAAGCCACCGTCTGTATCGTTAAGAAAAATATCGGGTTCCACGGAATCTATGCGAAGAGCACCGACTCCATCATTAAGCGAACCCGCCGTCAATTGAAGTGGTGGGACGGTCGTGCTATCACTCGAAAAAGATAGTGTCTGCAAACCTTCGATGGCGTTCACATTCGCTGTGTCAACCTCTAAAGTTCCATTAATAACAACTTCACCGGGAAAAGTTTGAACGTTTGTTGACGTCATTAATATTAATATACAAAAGTTTTTACAGTATTTGAGTCTACACTAATTGATTCTAATTTACCATCGGGTGCTGAAGACATGTATTCTATAAACAAGTCACACCCATAGGTTGTTGTACCCACATCACTTGGTTCTAATATCACCATAGTGGGTGTTTTTGTAATTGTCGGACTCCACGGTTTAGTATTTGTATTACCGAACACCGTCGAAGAGCCTGTCGCTATATCTAAACTAGATGTCGTCCCGTCTCTCGTTCCACCCTGAACGTCCACAAGCATCGTACTTACTTCTTCATTTCCATGCAATAATTGCGCAGTGACCTTTGCATAAAACACATTGGACGCGAATGTTAAACCAACGTTCGAAAAAGTCGTCGGAATGTTTACATTACTGTATGAGTATCGTTTGCATGCATAACCACCGTTATGAGTAACAATTCCACCACTTGTAACTATACCCACATCCGAATTCGTAAATTGGACGGTTGATGATGTGACGTTACCCACACCGGTTACTTCTTCTAAAGTGTAAGACGGTGTAATTTCCACAGATCCGAGCCATATGCTGTGTGCCGACACATTTCCTTCGACTGTGAGTACATTTGAATCTGTATCAGACGAATACAGATTTGAACCAATACTGAGCTTATCAGACTTCATGTGATCTGCCCAACTATTACCATTTACGTAAAGTACATTGGAACCTGTATCTTCAACCCAGAGGTTTGAACCTACATCGAGGGTGTGTATTGGGTGTGCGTTGGCTATGCCAACATTTGCCGTTGTTACCAATCCCGTGGACTCATTTGTGAATTCGATGGTATTTGATGTTGTGTTACCTGTCATTGTGACGTATTCGAGTGCATACACCGATGCGATTCGGATACTGTCGAGTGTGAGTTGATGTGCGGACAAGTTACCATCAACGGTGAGCACATTTGAGCCCGTGTCTTCAACCCAAAGATTGGAACCCACGGCCAATGTATACTGTGGATTGGTATTGGATATACCTGTATTTCCGCCAACTTCTGTGATGTTGTTGAGACTTGCGGCGACACCTGTGAGTTGGGAACCATCGCCAATGAAATAATTGGCTGCCACATTCCCTTCCACGGTGAGCACATTCGAACCTGTATCTTCAATCCAGAGATTGGAACCCACAGCTAATGTGTGTTGTGGATTGGTATTCGAAATACCGACATTTGAATCAACTTCTGTGATATTGTTCAATGTTGTGGCGACACCCGTGAGGTTGGAGCCATCACCATGGAAATGTGTGGCTGTCACGTTACCTGTGACAACTATGTTAGAATCCACTATCAAGCCCGTTGTGACATTAGAGAATGTAATTGTATTCGCTCTAGATATTTCACCTCTTAGTATTGCAACGTTTGAGTCTATTTCACTTCTAAGGATTGTCACATTCGATTGAAGATCTGTTCTAGCTGTAGCCAGGTTGGAATCAATCTCCCCTCTTAAAATGGTGACGTTCGATTGGAGGTCTGTTCTTAGAGCCAATGTATTTGACTCGATTTCGCTTCTCAAAATGGTAACATTGGACTGAATATCGGTTCTAGCGAGGGCTAAATTAGAGCTTATTTCACCACGAAGAGTGGTTATACTTGTGTCTAATTCATTATTATTGACTACATTTGATAAATATGTCCCATCACCCTTAAAATATGTAGCCTCTACATTGCCGTGTACATTCATAGTAATTGCAGACGTGTCATCCATTTCGATGATCGAGTCATAAGCACCGTTAGATGTGTAACCCACTCTAAACACATCTTGACTTTCATCGTATACTACGGCGACGTTTGAATTTGATACACCGTGTCTAGTCATGACAATACCAAGATCCCCGGTGTTTAGATTATTTGCACCCAATTCAATTATCGGGTCAGAAACTACCATATTGACGGTATTTGCCACCATGAGATCCCCTTTGACGTGTATGTTTGATTCAAATATGACTTCTTGACTGAATGTTTTTACACCGGTTATGGTTATATCACCAGATTCTATAGATGTAATTCTAGTCGCATTGGAGTCCAAATCTGTTCGAAGATTAGTGATTTTGGTCACGTTAGAATCCAAATCCGTGATGATATTATCTATTCTAGTCGCATTGGAGTCCAAATCTGTTCTAAGATTGGTGATTTTGGTCACATTAGAATCCAAATCCGTGATGAGATTATCTATTCTAGTTGCGTTAGAATCCAAATCCGTTCTAAGATTGGTGATTTTGGTCACGTTAGAATCCAAATCCGTGATGATATTATCTATTCTAGTCGCATTGGAAACCAAATCTGTTCGAAGATTGGTGATTTTGGTCACGTTAGAATCCAAATCCGTGATTATATTATCTATTCTAGACGCATTGGAATCCAAATCCGTTCTAAGATTGGTGATTTTGGTCACGTTAGAATCCAAATTCGTAATGATATTATCTATTCTAGTCGCATTGGAGTCCAAATCTGTTCGAAGATTAGTGATTTTGGTCACATTAGAATCCAAATCCGTGATGATATTATCTATTCTAGTCGCATTGGAATCCAAATCTGTTCTAAGATTGGTGATTTTGGTCACGTTAGAATCCAAATCTGTTCGAAGATTAGTGATTTTGGTCACGTTAGAATCCAAATCCGTGATTATATTATCTATTCTAGACGCATTGGAGTCCAAATCTGTTCTAATATTGGTGATTTTGGTCACGTTAGAATCCAAATTCGTAATGATATTATCTATTCTAGTCGCATTGGAGTCCAAATCTGTTCGAAGATTAGTGATTTTGATGACATTTGAATCCAAATCAATCTCTAGATTGCTAATTCTTGTGACGTTAGATGCGAAATCAGTCACATTAGAAGACTGAATATTTTCTAAAGCCGAAGCATCACCGATAAATTGAGTAGCCTTTACATTCCCATTTACCACAAGTACGTCTTGGCCATCATCATCTACGTACAAATTTGAACCAACACTCAAATCGTGTTGAGGCGAGATATTTGAAATACCGACGCGTTCATTTACGACAAGATTGTTTTGTACCTCCACGTTACCTAAAATGTCTAAGAAAAACACATTACTATCCGGTAACACGTGGTTATCAGTCACAGTATTTTGTGTGTAACCCATCGAAAATCTATCTTCATCCCCGTGGTGTATCAAGGCCACATTGTGTCCGGGATGTTCCATGATGATACCCGTGTCGAAATCGTGACTCGGGTTATTGTTTGCGAGACCCAAAATACGATCTTCTATGACCACATTATTTGAAGATATGATGTACGAATTACCAGTGACTATCAAGTTCCCTGTAATTTCGGTATCGGAACTTATGATAATATTTCCATTGTCCTTGCGAATCGCGGAATCTATGAGGTAATTATCGGCGCCAACGATTGGAATGTAATTTTGAGTGAGACCACCTATGGAGACGTTTTGGGTCACAGTAAATCCAGTCGCACTTATCACGTTAGACACCGTATTTCCCGCGTTTACGACCTGTTCCAGAGTTTGGAGTTTGGTAAGCAAATTTTCGGGTGCGATCTTTTTCATGTCATTGTTCGTTTCGTTGACATACACGTAGTTGGGTGACGAAGATATGGGTGCATTTGGAATATCATTGGAACGACCCACACCCGTGACAAACACAACCCCGTTATTATGATGTTCCCTGATACAAATACCAACGTTTTGTATTTGATCCCCCAATCCATACGGTTTAGTATTCATGACGTTACCCGCATTCGTGTTACTCACATAGACCGTTTGACCTTCGGTGTACCCACTGGTATCTATGCCTTGCACTTTACCATACGCCACGGCTGAACCTTCCTGTCCATCTGCGATGTCTTCATATATGAGACCGATGGCGGGCATGGTAGATGCGCTATCAGATTTCGCCAATGCCACGTTTGCCACATTATTATTGAATGAGTCTACGATGTAAACAACGTTACCCCTGTAAAGAGTATCACCAGTCGTGTTGTGAACTTTTATGAAGTTGTGAATGTTGTATTCGTTCACCCAATTTGCACCGTCGTATGTGAGGAGGTGGTCCGTTTGAGGTGTTGTGATCACTACGTCTGACAGCTGCCCCAAATTCACACCTACGTTTGAACTTAAATCAGTCGTAAACGCGGTGTGCGCGTTTAAGAATTGAAGTGTGTTCGTGGTGGTGTTACCGTTATCACTCACTTCTTGCAGAGTGGCTGCGATGTTAGACAAAAGCCCGCCATCTCCAAGGAATATACTAGCGGTCACGTTTCCTTCGACTACTACATTTGAGTCTACAGTTAAACCCGTTGTAACATTAGAGAACGTGATTGTATTTGCTCTCGATATTTCGCCTCTCAGTATGTTGACGTTAGATTGAAGATCTGTTCTAAGAGCCAATGTATTCGATTCCATCTCACTTCTCAGCGTGGAAACATTGGATTGGAGATCCGTTCTCAAAGCTAAGGTGTTTGATTCCATCTCACTTCTCAAAATAGACACGTTGGATTGAAGATCTGTTCTAAGAGCCAAAGTATTAGATTCCATCTCACTCCTCAACGTCGAAACATTGGATTGAAGATCTGTTCTCAAAGCTAGCGTGTTTGATTCCATTTCGGTTCTCAAAATAGACACATTGGATTGGAGATCCGTTCTCAAAGCTAAGGTGTTTGATTCCATCTCACTTCTCAGCGTGGAAACATTGGATTGGAGATCCGTTCTCAAAGCTAAGGTGTTTGATTCCATCTCACTTCTCAGCGTGGAAACATTGGATTGGAGATCCGTTCTCAAAGCTAAGGTGTTTGATTCAATCTCACTTCTCAAAATAGACACGTTGGATTGAAGATCTGTTCTAAGAGCCAAAGTATTAGATTCCATCTCACTCCTCAACGTCGAAACATTAGATTGAAGATCTGTTCTCAAAGCTAGCGTGTTTGATTCCATTTCGGTTCTCAAAATAGACACGTTGGATTGAAGATCTGTTCTAAGAGCCAAGGTGTTCGATTCCATTTCGGTTCGAATGACGGTTAAATTTGCTTCTAATTCATTGTAGTTCACGACGTTTGTTAAATTGGATCCATCTCCGATGAATGTAGATGCGGTAACATTACCGTTTATAACTGCATTTGACTGTACTATTATACCGGTTGTATCATTATAAAAAATCACAGTGTCCGTCGTATCAAATGAACTAGCACCTATATTTCGTAATAGACTGCCATCACCCTTAAAATACATGGCTTCAACATTTCCGTGAACATTTAATGTTAATCTCTCACTTTCATCTATTTCTATTATAGATTGATACGCACTATTTGACGTGTAACCTATATTAAATATATCTTTACTTTCGTCATAAAAGAGCGCTACGTTAGATGAATTACCATGACGAGTCATTATGATTCCGAGATCTCCGGTGTTCAAATTGTTTGCTCCGATTTCTATGATTGGATCCGAAACAACCATGTTTATTGTGTTGGCTACCATCAATTCCCCATTTACACGAAGGTTACTTTCTATGATTACATCATCTTCAAAAGTTTTTGTACCTCTAAATGTAGTAGCGTTATTTTGTATATTGTTTATTTCACTCGTCAAAATAGTCACATTAGATTGAAGATCCGCCCTCAAAGCTAACGTGTTTGATTCCATTTCGCTTCTCAAAATAGACACATTGGATTGAAGATCTGTTCTAAGAGTCAATGTGTTTGATTCCATCTCACTTCTCAGCGTGGAAACATTGGATTGAAGATCTGACCTCAAGGCTAACGTGTTTGATTCCATTTCAGTTCTCAAAATAGACACATTGGATTGAAGATCTGTTCTAAGAGCCAATGTGTTCGATTCCATCTCACTTCTCAACGTCGAAACATTAGATTGAAGATCTGTTCTCAAAGCTAACGCGTTTGATTCCATTTCAGTTCTCAAAATAGACACATTGGATTGAAGATCTGTTCTAAGAGCCAATGTGTTCGATTCCATCTCACTTCTCAAAATAGACACATTGGATTGAAGATCTGTTCTCAAAGCTAACGCGTTTGATTCCATCTCACTCCTCAACGTGGAAACGCTGGATTCTAATTCCGTGTCATTTATAACATTAGATAGAAATGACCCATCGCCTATGAAGTGTGATGCATGAATATTTCCACTCGCTGCTATGGATGTATTTGCATTTATAAATTGAACTGTTTCTGATGTAACATTACCATTTTTTGTTATCTCTTGTAAATTAGATGCTATATTAGACAACAATCCACCGTCACCAGTTATGCTACTTGCAAATAGTACACCCACGTTCGCTGTACCATGAACGTCTAAGTTGTACTCTGGAAAATTAGTTGCTACCCCGATTCTATCCTGAACGTTAATATTGTTCGTAATAACCGTGGCATTCTCAATTATTAACTGTCCATCGGGTGTCCCTAGAGACATTTAATATATGAGGAGGTTTTTTTTAATAAATCATACATGTTTATCTGAACTTAGATAATTCATTTTCTAGATCTTCTATCTTTTTTGATAATTCTTTGATCGCTTCAACAAATATACCCGCCATATTACCGTATGCGAGTGAATACCCCTTCTCATCACTACCCGCCACAGCCTCTGGTAAAATATCAAGAATTTCTTGTGCCACCAAACCCGTGTATTTCTTGTTTTCTATTTCGTAAGTGTATCCATTTACACGTTTTATTTTTTCTAGTGAATTTTCTATTATTTTTAGGTTTCTTTTGTTTCTTATGTCAGAATAAGCGGTGACGTTACCCGTTGAATATATATCTCCGTCTACGTGCAACTTATTTGTTGGGTTATTTAAACCAATACCAACGTTACCAGTCGTGTAATAAGCGGACGTTCCAGATGTAGACCAAACCACCGCGGCGTCGCTTCCAGCTGGTCCCTGTGGACCAGTTGCACCCTGTGGACCAGTTGCACCGGTTGCACCAGTTGCACCCGTGGGACCTTGTGGACCTGCGTCACCTTGTGGGCCAGTTGCACCCTGTGGACCCGTTGCACCCGTAGGACCCTGTGGACCAGACGCACCGGTATCACCTCTCGGTATCGTAAATGTTAGAGTAGAAGCGGCCGATGTTCCACCAAGCACAACAGATGCATTCGTTCCTTCATTTCCAGTGTTTACGGAAACTGAACTTATTGATGCTAAATAGTGTACATCATTTCCACCTATTTTGTACCCGGAACCGAGTGGTATATTTATGTCACCCACGACATCTAGAGCATAGGCCGGTTGAGTTGTACCTATGCCAATATTTGATGTTGTGGTATCCACAAATAAATTTGCTGTACCAACTTCAATGTTAGAACGGTAATACAGAGAATCAGTGCCACTTGTCCAAAGTGAACTCACAAACGGGGCACCATCTTGGTAAAGACCACCTGTAAAGTGCACATTACCCGAAACATCTAATTCATACTCAGGTGTATTTACACCTATCCCTACATTTGAAGTAGATACGTCTACAGATAATATTGAATTACCAACTGTTAAATCTCCTAATAATTCAGTCTTTGGTAAATCGTCATCATCATCATCGACGACTTCTTGAAGTTTTGCTTCAAATGTGGCTTTATCTGGCTTTGAATACCCTGAAGGGAATACTATACTATCCCAATCATCACCGGCTTTAAAGTTAGGTGGGAGGGAAGACATGACCTTTCTTAAAGCGCGTTCTATATGTTTCGGGTTCATTACTATAATGAGTTAAAATAATTATTGACAAAGTTCATGGATAAATACAAGTATTTTACCAGACTGTGTCAATATTGTTAATGTATCACCACTTCCGTATTCCGCGACCACGTTATAATTTATACTAGATGTTGTACTTGGTAAATCATAACCAATACCCGTGTGTATAAAATGACCACCAAGGTTAGTACCTGAATTATATGAAATTATACCATAATTTCCAGGATTTGATGTAATTCTACTAGAACCTCTATCTACAAAAATGTTAAAATATGTCGCCGATGCTTGCACGGGACAACTCAATTCAATGAGTATTTTGGAATTTGAATATTTGGGTGTGAATGCACACGTCAATAATGTCAGTGTACCAGATGTAACGTAAGTCGCAGTCGAAGAAGAATATTCATATTGTCGCGATTGACATATCACATTTTGTGAGTAAATGCTCCCCAAATCCAGTCTTCCGGATATATTGGAGTAATCAGCCATGAGATTACTCGCGTGTATGTTCGTAGTTGCTTCTATATTTCCGTGTACATTCATAGTTATAGGATTACCAACTTCTGCATTTATTACCGAATCATATGCACTATTAGTCGTGTAACCTATATTAAATGTGTCTTCACTTTCGTCATAGAAAAGTGCTACGTTTGAATCGGATACACCATGACGTGTCATGACTATACCCAAATCATTTGTATTTAGATTGTTTGCACCCAATTCTATTATTGGATCCGATACGATCATATTTATCGTATTTGCGACTAAAAGATTGCCATTGACTCTGAGATTTGATTCAAGGATGATATCGTTTTCGAATGTTTTTGTACCTTTAAATGTCGTGGCAGTGTTTTGTAGATTGATTAATTGACTCTCCAAAATGGTCACATTGGATTGAAGGTCCGATCGAGTGGTGGCCAAGTTGGAACTTATTTCATCCCTCAAAATGGTCACATTGGATTGAAGGTCCGATCGAGCGGTGGCCAAGTTGGAACTTATTTCATCCCTCAAAATGGCCACATTGGATTGAATGTCTGATCGAGCAGTGGCCAAGTTGGAACTTATTTCATCCCTCAAAATGGTCACATTGGATTGAATGTCTGATCGAGCAGTGGCCAAGTTGGAACTTATTTCATCCCTCAAAATGGTCACATTGGATTGAAGGTCCGATCGAGCGGTGGCCAAGTTGGAACTTATTTCATCCCTCAAAATGGTCACATTGGATTGAAGGTCCGATCGAGCGGTGGCCAAG